TGTATCAAATGAGCCATATCAAATTATAGGTGTTTGCCAATGTCATTTTGTTAACGATATTTCTTAATCAAAAACGGTACTGTTTGTCCTATCTGGCATATCTGGCTATATGGCCTATGTCCTACTAGGGGTTATATCTTATACTAGGGATTATGATGCTCTATCTATATCCCCCGCCAAATTAGGCTATAATTGATAAATGCAGCCTTGGAAAGAGTTAGTAGTAAATACTCATCAACGCTCTGGCACAGTACATATCTGTACACTTCTAGGAAAAACTCTTAATGTTAAAGTCACTAGAGTGCACAACGTCTACATTACACAATACCCAATGATAAGCATTATCAGAGAGCCTATTGGTTGTATTGCCTCATCTGCAGCATTTAATCTTAGTCCAGATGAAGATATTAATATTATAAATAATATGATTGATTCTAAGATAAAAACCTATAACGAGTTTCTTGAACATGTTATAAAAAATGTCAATGTTATATTTGATTTTGATGACATAAATAAAACTGAAAAAATCGTTAAATATGTGTCTGATTTGTTTGACATTGAGTATAGGCCAGTTACTCTTAATCCTAATAATTTTTTTCCAGATACATTTTTACTCTCTTCTAAGTTACATCCTCAGTATGATCAAATCCTTGAAATTGTTAAATCTAAAAATCTTAGACAATGCCATGAGTTATTCAATAAGGCTTTGGAACGCAAGGTTATTCTTTAGACCTTGACTTCTCCTGCAAAATTGACTATACTTGATGTATGAAACCAATTATCAAACCAACTAAAAGAATGAACAATTGGTCTAAAGACCTTAAGCAAGCACTTGAATTTCTTGAGGATAATAATCAAGATGAGGCTATTATTATTATGCATCGTGTTATTTCTCAAATGAGTGCACATGATTAATCTAGAAATCCCTGATCCATTTCAAACCTTTGTATCTAAAAAATATCAACTGTACAAGAGTGCTATCTATGACTTCTTTGCTAAGGAGTGGTGTTATAATTGTGGGTGTTGTGGTCAATCTTTATATGCCCCCACAAAAAAGACGATCACCAAGACAAGGCTTTACCATACAAGAAATGAGTGCCTAAATGGATACTGAAATAACATTGACAGAAGAAGACTTTATGGAGTATTACGGAGCATATAGTTTAGAAGAAATAGATAGGATTGATTAATGGATACGAGTTGCATTCAGTGTAACATGTCAGAAGATGAAGAAGATTTCTATGAAACCCATCAATGGCTTCCAGATAGATTGTGGTGTGTTAATAAAAAATGATTGAGTTTATCTTAGGTTTTTTGGCAGGCGTTGCAACTGTAGTTTGGGTTATCTGGTTTGCTTTAGGTGGCAAATGAAAGAGCCTAGGATCATGCAAATGGATTGGAAATCTTTAGGCTATCAATCTCAATGGAAAGATGGTAGGCTAATATGGGAAAAGATAACCAATAGTGAGTCGCAAGACTCATAGGTAGGTACACTACCCTCTTGTCGCCGAACTTTACAAATCAAAGAGTTTGTAGTATACTGATTATATGAATAAAGCAGATTTTGACAGAGAGTTTGATATGCCAGAAAAAACTATTAACGACATTAAACGAGAGATAGAAGAATACGCAGGACCTAGCGAATGATGTGGTCTTGGGTATTAGCCGCTATTGGCGTTACAGGAATATTTCTTGTAGGTCGTAAAACAATATGGGGATGGCTTATTTTGTTTGTTAACGAATTCCTTTGGGTTGCATATGCTTTAACAACTAAACAATATGGTTTTATAGCAATGGCATTAGCATACGCTGCAATTTATATAAAATCTTACCTACACTGGAAGCGAGAGGAATAAAATGTCTGAATTAACACAAAAAGAATTAGAGACATGGATTGATAACCTAGAAGATGAAAAGAAAGCAGTTATTGCTGAGATAGTTATTCTTACCGTTAAAGATATTCGTGAGCAAATTGCTAGAGATATTCTTGCTACGATACCGCTTTGGGAAAGTAAAGGTTGGCTTAAAAGTCGCAGGACTAAGAAAGCATTTGAAGCAGGTGCTGCTATTGCAAGGGGACAAAATGAATTTTAACAGAACACCTTACATTGGCTTTGGAATTCTTTATGCACCAAAAACTCTAATTAATAATGGACACATTATTATCAACTTTTTACTCTGGGAAATAAATATTACCTGGGGTAGTCTTGGCAAGTAATAGAATAGTTGTATGTTCAGAATGCAACAAAGAGTGGGAATTGCGTTGGGGAATATTTGCTCATGATAGTTTATCTAGACATATGAAAGAACATAATGGCTGATCCAAATCAAACATCTGAACGTGGTGACTGGGCTTGTCCTTGTAATGGTTGTCAAAAGGCTGTTTCTTGGGAAAGAAAAGAACTTATACAAACACTACTAACTAAGAAGTCTGAGTATTTAGTTTATCGTGGATCTTCATTTGATGATGAAGGTAATCTTATGTGGGCTAAAGATGATGCTTTGGCTTATTCTGAAGGTATTGATATGGTTATTAAATTAATTGAAGATAGAACTTCTAAACGTAAAAATAAGCAACAGTAGCCAAGTTGGTTAAGGCACCGAACTCATAATTCGGCTATCGTAGGTTCAAGTCCTACCTGTTGTACTGGTCTGTAACTCAGTTGGTAGAGTGCCGAACTGTTAATTCGGATGTCGCAGGATCGTAGCCTGCCAGACCAGCCAAGCCTCTGTAGTTCAGTGGATAGAACAATGGACTTCTAAGCCATGTGTCGCAGGTTCAATTTTTGCCAGGGGCGCTAGGTGTATAATGAACTATGACTAATAATAATATAATTTTCCCAGGACTAATGGTAATACCTGATATTCTAGACAATTATGAAACAATAATGAAAGATGTTTATGAAATAAGTAATAATCCAGAATCAACTGCAAAATGGGAAACAGCAAAAGTAGGATATAAAGATAATGATAAAATTAATATTAAATATAGAAACAATGATTCTTTAGGTATGAATCCAAAATCTTTAATAAGTCAAGATCCTTTTTATCAAATTATAGGCAAACTAGCAGTCTCTTTTAATGTTCATATAAAAACTGGAATTGACATGTACACCAAAGAATATCCTCAAGGACCATATATGAATGATCCAGAAAAAACAAACACACTTTTAAGATATAGAGGTGGTCAAAAGTTTAATTTTCATAATGATTGGGGGTCACATAATAATAGAGTTATATCCTATCTTATATATTTAAATGACGATTACTCTGGAGGAGAAATTGACTTTAAATATATTGGAATAAAATTTAAGCCAAAAGCAAACTCTATGGTAATTTTCCCTTCAAATTTTTTATTTGCACACGAAGCGCTACCAGTTGAATCTGGAGAAAAGTTTGCTGTTGTAAATTGGATTACTCATACATAATAATATAATATTGAAAACCTGATATAATCATTAATATGCAAAGATTGACTAACGCTTAATGGCAACAATAACATTTCTTGGTAACTTTCAGGTATCTTATAGTAGTGAAAACCATCATGCTAAAAGCCTAGAATCTTTAGGGCACAAAGTAGTTAAACTACAAGAAGCACAAGAAAGTACAGACACAATACTGAGATTTGCAAAAGATAGCGATCTATTTGTCTGGGTACACACACATGGCTGGCAAACAACAGGAAATATAAGCATGGATACTGTTCTTGAGCAACTCAAAGAACTAAATATACCAACAATGACTTATCATCTTGATTTGTGGTTTGGTTTAGATCGTCAAAAAGATTTAGAAAAAGATAATTTTTATAAAACAATTGGTCATTTCTTTACAGTAGATAAATTAATGTCTGATTGGTTTAATGAAAATACAAATGTTAAAGGACATTTTTTGCCAGCAGGTGTGTTTGGTAAAGAGTGCTATCTACATGACCATTACGATGGAGAGTCTTTTGACTATGATGTAATCTTTGTTGGTAGTAAGCGTTATCATCATGAATATCCATACCGTCCACAATTAATAGATTTCTTAAGAGCAACTTATGGTAAAAGATTTCTTCATGTGGGTGGAGATGGTGATACTGGAACTGTGCGTGGTAATGATTTAAACAGAATCTATGCACGTAGCAAAATTGCAATTGGAGATAGCCTTAACATAGGGTTTAACTATCCTTACTATACAAGTGATAGATTGTTTGAGTCTACTGGTCGTGGTGGATTTACTATCTACCCTGACATTGATGGGCTTCATGATTTGTTTACTGATGAAGAAGTTGTATTCTACAAGCATGGTGATCTTACAGATCTAAAAAATAAAATTGACTATTACTTAGAGCATAACGAAGAAAGAGAGTCTATTCGCCTTGCTGGACATGATAGAACAATAGATGAGCATACATATGTAGACAGATGGGCAACTATATTAAAGGAGTTAAAGATATGACTGAAATGATTAAGTCTCTGATCAATGGAGAATTTGAAATAGTGTTGCCAGAACATCGTGCAGTAAGGCCAGATTGGTATCAAGATCATGGGTGGGAAAAACCTAGACTTAAATCTATGCATGAAGTACTTGGCAATGGAGATGTTGTTTACTATGTTGGAGCAGAAGAAGGAGAGTTCCCTGCTTTGTGCCAAATGTGGGGTGCTGAAGTTGTTTTGTTTGAACCTAATCCAAAAGTTTGGTCTCATTTTCCTTTGTTATGGGAAGCAAACAATTTAGAAATGCCATTAGCATGTATTCCTGGATTTGCATCTGACAAAGTTAATGATCTTGCTCGTATTTACTATAGCGAATTTCCACCAGAGGCTAATCAAACAATTGAGGCTGCTCATGGATTTAAAGAACTATATCTTGAGGGTGCTAACTATGGTCAAATTACTATAGACTCTTGTGTTTATGATCATGGTATTAAACCACCTACCGCAATTTCTTTAGACGTAGAGGGCAGTGAGTGGCGTGTGTTGGGTGGTGCAGAAAAAGTAATGAGAGAATTTAAACCAAAGATTTGGCTATCTGGTCATCCAGAATTTATGATACAGCAATGGAATGAATACCTATATGATCTTAGACAGTGGATTAAGGGCATGGGATATAAGGAAACTTATTTAGATTATCAACATGAGGTTCACTTCCTTTATGAGCCAATTTAAACTATACCTTTATTCTGCTGAAGGAACAGATTCTGCTGCAAATAAATGGGATTATGGCATTTTAAAAGAATTTTGTGAAAGAAAAAATATTGAACAAGTTAATGTAAAATCATTAGAATATTGTGATAAAGCATTTGTTGCAATACCTGGACCATCTAATGCAGGTTTAGAAGAAAAGATATCTGCTGAATTAAACAATATAGGAAGAGTAGTTCTTTTTGTAATGGGTGATGAAGCAGGGCTGTTTGATGCAGATAAGATAACTCATCGTAATGCATCAATATGGATACAATATCCACATGATAAACATGAAAAGTATAAAAAACTTCCACAAGGTGCTCCTCAACATTTTAAAGAATACGCTCCAACCTATAAAACAAAAGACATTGATTTATATTTTAGCGGTCAAATAAATCATAATAGAAGGAAGCAACTATCAAAAGTGTTGCCAAATATACCTAACACAATATATAAATTTACTGAAGGCTTTACACAAGGAGATATCCCAGATGTTTATTATAGTAATATGGCTAGATCTAAATTTATACCCTGCCCTTCTGGAATAGTGGTTCTTGATTCTTTTAGATTTTACGAAGCCTTGGAATTATTATGTTATCCAATAGTTGATAGCACAACACCAAAAGACGAAAAGCCAAACTATTTTGGTCCATTATTTAAGCAAACAATGCCAATAGTATCTGTAAATTATTGGGAAGATTTATCAAGTTTAATGGTAAACTTATATAGTAACTATCCAAACAATATGCATCAGGCAGTATCTTGGTGGATTAAATTCAAAAGAGATTTATTTAATGAAATAATGGAGGACCTAAATGAACAAAGATGATGTAACAATTGTTGTAGTAACATCTGTTCTTCCTAGTCATCCTGATACACATATTCTTGATGAAACATTAAGGTCAATTAGATACCATTTTCCAACAAATGAAATTATTATACAAATTGATGGACTAAGAGATGAAAGACAAAATAGAAAAAATGATTATGATGAATATAAAAATAGGATATTATGGAAAGCATTACATGAAGACACAAAACTTCTTCCTATAATTTTTGATCGTTTTTCACATCAAACTACTATGATGGCTAAAACAATAAATATGATTAAAACACCATTAATGCTTTATGTTGAAGGAGATGCTCCACTTGTAACAGATCAGCCAATTGATTGGGATAAATGTATTAATTTTATTGAAAGAGGACAAGGCAAAACAATTAGATTTCATTTTGAAGCATCAATTCCTGATCCACACAAACATTTAATGTTTAAATTAAATGAAGAATTTTTAGAAACAGCCCAGTGGAGTCAGCGTCCACACCTTACAACTGTTGACTATTATAGAGATATTATTTTGCCTATAATGCCAGATAGGGAATTTATTGAAGATACTTTTCATGGAGCAGTGCAAGATCATATACTTCCATATAACAAATTTTCTCAAATGGGTTGGGAAATGCACAAACTACACATATATCATCCAGAAGGAAATATTAAAAGATCTGCACATTTGGATGGCAGAGCAGGAACAAGAAAGTTTACTGCAGATGATCAAGCATGGGGGTATACAGAATGAGATTAGGAATTATAGCAAGATCAGACAATAGTGGACTTGGTAATCAAACAAGGGAACTTGTACACATGTTGAATCCTGAGAAAGTTTTGCTTATTGATTTTTCAGAATTTAAAAAGAAAAAACAACATCCAGAATGGTATGAAGGTTATAACGTTCAAGATCAATATGGTTATCCAGATATTAATTCATGCAAAAGATTTATTCAAGGTTTAGATGCTATTTTAACATGCGAAACTTTTTATCATAAAGATTTTGTTGCACTTGCTGGGCGCTATGGTGTTAAAACTTTTCAACAATATAATTATGAATTTTTTGAAAATATGATGGATCAATATAAGCCATTGGCATATCATCTGCTTAGTCCTAGTCTTTGGGGTTTTGATGAAGTTGCAAGAGTATTTGGTCATCAAACTAAACTAACTCATCTGCCTCCACCAACAAATCCAGACAATTTTAAAAATGCTAGAGAAAATAATTTATCTAAAAAACATAAAAGATTTTTGCATATTTTGGGTACGGCAGCAACAAAAGATAGAAACGGCACTGAGAGTGTTATAGAAATGTTAAGGTATTCCAAGGCTGATTATGAATTGGTAATAAGAACACAAGAACCACTAGATATTGAGATAAAAGATCCACGCATTACAATTGATTGTAGGGACTTAGAGAATCAAGAGGACCTATACAGTGGGTTTGACGCTCTAATCCTTCCTAGACGCTATGGAGGACTTTGTTTGCCTATGAATGAGGCTCTTATGAGTGGTCTTCCTGTGTTTATGACTGATATTTCTCCTAACAATACCGTGCTTCCAGAGGAATGGGTGGTGCCTGCTAATAAAATAGGAGAATTTAAGGCTAGAGTTGTTGTTGATGTTTATGAGCCTGATATTATTAAGTTGGCTGAATTAGTTGATAATTATGCTAATAGCAATGATCAAGAAGTAGCAAAAAAAGAAGCCTTTAGATTAGGATGTTTTAACTTTGATCCTAAAAATCTTAAAGAGCGTTACGAATATATTATGAATAAATAAGAAAAGCCAGCCCGTTGTGGACTGGCTATCTTATAAGTAATTAAATTACTTCTTTGCTGCTGCTTTCTTTGCAGGAGCCTTCTTTACCTTAACATTCTTTACTGCTGCTTCAACTGTTGAGGCATCTGGCAAACGACCAAATGCTGTGTCGTTTGGATTAATTGCTCTTAATGCAACTGGTGCAAGAGCAGCAATTAGAGAATATGCCAGTGTCTTAGGGTCTGTTACCCCAGACATGTATAGTGCAAGACCTGCACCAAGAACTGATCGTCCGTATGATGCTAGTAGTGCTTGTAGTTGTGCTTTATTCATTATTTCCTCCTAGGATATAACTCGTGTTAGTATTGTGAAGCCAATCCATAAACCAATAATTCCTGCGACTCCCGCAAAAACTGGTGGTGCTGGTACTGGCAATTTGAATGCTGCGAAAACAACGCCACATCCAAAACCTGTTAGTGTTGATAGTATAATGTCTTTCATTTTATCCCCCTATTTATTCTCTGGCAATATAAGTATTAGTTCTTTATATGCCTGAGAAATTTTTTTCATTGATTCATAATCTGGCCTTTGGTTAGAAAGAACATCTCCGTATTTATCAAAATATTCAATCTGTGGTTCAACTTTTTCTTTAAAATTGTTTAATGCAATTTGAACTTCTTCTATATATTCAAATGCCCATTCACGAGAATCAGACACAAATTTTAAAAAGTCTTCTTTAACTGGATCAGAGTTAGCCTCTATTTTTACTTCCTGTATTGCAACTAATTCTTTTAATTTGTTTAGTCGCATAGCCAATTGTAAACCTTTTGCAAAAAATAACAAAGCAAGGATTATTGTAACAATAAGTGCTGTTAGCATTTTTACCCTATCTCTATATATATATTGTACATGTATATCATTTGTTTGTCAACCTGTTATATATTTTTTCAAAATCATAACCTATAAATTCTTCATAATCTTTTATAGTTCTAATAGATCCTGCTCCCATGATTCCTTGTTCAATACCACATAAAACTTTTCTTTGTTTTTCTTTTGATATTTCTTGAAGTTGATCCCAGTTCTGTTCTCTAACTACATCATCAGACCATACTTTAGGATATCCTGGCCTTCTATAAAAATGATAAACAATTGGTATTGATGGTGAATATATGTCCCATCCCCTTGTCCAAGCCCTCATTGCAAAACAAATTTCTTCACCCATAAAACTTATTTCTTCATCATATGGAATTTCATTTACAATATTACCAGTAGCAAAAATATATCCTCCAAGAACTGTATTAGAAAGTTCTGGTCTTTCAGAATTTGGACTATCCATTGGAACCCTGATTGCAGACCACTGATCGTCAACTCTTAGTTTAGCAATATGCTTCATTGGCTCTACAGGATGTTCTTCTGTAGATATTGTATGTATGAATACCTGATTATTATCTAAACTATAAGGACCAGGATAGCAGGACATTATAACTTTTTTATGTCCTGCAATTTCCTGTGCAGTCTTTAATTGTTTTATGGATTTTAAATCCCAGTCTTTTGAAAACTGAGTATGAGAATCAACCTGTAAAAAATAATCTTCTCCATTGTATAAAGACATTGCCTTGCTTCTTGCATAGCCAACACCTTTTGCATTTCTTGGATGCATTTTAATTACAGAATAATCTGGCAAAAAGGAATAATCAACTTCATTCCTAGCAGTATCTTGATTAACAATACCAAAGAATAAACCTGCAGGATTATTTGCATTTTCAACAGCACTTTTAAGTGTTAGTTGAAGATGTGGATCACGATAACTTGCAACAGAAATAAATATTGACATTACTTTAATGGTTTTCTAACAACTTGAACAACAGCCCCTGAAGCCTCTAAAGCCTTTTGAACTTTAATAACATATTCAAATGCTTCCATTTTTTGATCATGATTTAAATAAAGAAATGCTTTTTCATCAATACGAATTGTAATAAAATAAGTATTATCAATTAAATCAACACCAAAACCTTTAGGTGCTGGGATTGCATGAAAAGCCTTACGCATTTCATCTGTATAGCCAAGTGCCATTAGGCGCAGCCTGCTAATCCATTGTTAAGGATTTCCACGTGTTTCCCCAATCTTGTTTAGATTTATGTTTATTAAATTCTCTAGATATTTTACCATTTTCTATGAAGATTCCTCCCCAAACTCCCCACTCTTTATTGGAAATTCCTACGGCAAAACATGTTTTTAATACTGGGCATTGTTTACATATGCTATCTATTGCTGGTCTTAAAGATTCTTCATCTTCATACTTTTCAAAAAATAGATTAGTATCCATGTCTAAACATCTTGCATCATCTTTCCATAAATGCTGTTTCATGGCTACCTCACATACTTTTTAGGAATTGCCCACCCTTCTTCTGCGTATGAGTATACTTTCTTGGTGTTCCACTTGTTATTAACAAATGCCCCGTCAGTTTTAAACATTGCAGAATTTGATGGAATAAGTTCTACAACATTCCACCCATCCCATGAAAGGTTGCTATTGTTAGCAACAATTTTTTCCATTGTTTCAAGATCTTTTATCATTATTTTTCTTTTCTCTAGTATCGGAAAATGCCAACTTCAACAGAATTAAGTTCTGCAGAAGTAACAAGTTTTGAAAGTGGTTCCTTTGGCTTGCTTAAAAATGCAAGATAATTAATTGAAGTAATGTTTTCTTCTAACCAATATTGTGGAACTTTAAAATATTTAATTTTTTTACCACGAGCCTTAAGCCCACGCTCTGAAAGATTAGAAAATTCTGAAACCATTGAGTTAACTTTTGCAGGTCCAGCAGAATACAAATAAATTTCTTTATCTTCTTCATGCATTCCAGACATAGCAACTCCCATTGCTCTCAAGAAAACGTTATAGTCGTCAAAGGCATTAGTGCCCTGAATTGCCACTATCATTACTTATTCCCCTGTTCAAATTATCTAATATTAATAAGAGTTTATTAATTTCTTTTTTTGACAGAGAACCCGCATCAATCTCTTTTGCTTGAGTTGGATCAAATTCTCCGCTATTGTCATACTCTGCACAATAAAATTTATTATCTTTAACCCAATAAGCATTGCCATCAGGAGCAGTAATAACTCTAATTGTTTTATTCTTTATGTAGTTTTTATATTGAGTAGGTTTTTTAGATAAAAGTTCTGAGTTCTTTGGCAAAATTAATTTTGCTACTTGATGCACAGTACTCTGTCTATGAACATACCTGTTAAGAATAGACTTTTTGTTTACTCTTGATTTAAGTATAGCAACAAGGTTAATGAATGTCAAGCCCAAAAGAAGCCATTTTAGCATCTTATGCCCTAATTTTCAGGCTGATTAAAAATTCTTATACCGTTTGATCTTTCAATTGGAGTGATTTCTTTGCCAAAATTAGCAAATATCATTTTATCTGTTTCACGATTTACAATTGATCTTGACCAAGCAAATCCTGCATCTCCACCCCATGCAAGCCACATAATATATCCATTAGAAGGATTAGCATTATTGCCCCAATCCTTACCTTTTTTATCTACTTCATGTCTTGAGAAATAAGAATACATTCTTTTAACAGTGCTAAGAGATAGTGTCTCGCCTCTTGCTAATTGTCCTGCACGAGTCCAACCAACCATAGTTCCTGCACCTTTTGCTTTTCCTTCTTCTTTAAATTTAATTGCTCTACGAGCAGCAGATCTTGCTCCCGCTGGTGGAGAATATCCTTCAGCCTTTGATACTAAATCTGTTTCATAAACCACATCATCGTCATCTTCATAAAGATCATCTGCTTTTGCAGCAGGAACACAATTTGGAACTGGCTTTCCATCTTTGCCTGGTTTCATACCACGTTGCACATATCCATCCCAACAAGGTGCTTGCTTAATAACTTCATCTAGACAACAATCTGATTTAACAGTTGACATCATCATGTCTGATTCTGACTGCATTTCTTCTTTTGCTTCTAATTGCAATGCAGGAATTTTTGTTACATCAGATGACATTGATCCAATTAAATATTCAGATTCTTCCCAACCATCTTCTTCGTCATATTCAAGTGTGCGAATAAGAATAACTGGATTTTCTGATGATGCTTCTTTTGCATATTCAGATCCAGGAATACCAAACATTCCATCTTTCATAACATACTGAACAATGCCAACATAAGTTTCTTCTTCAGAAACTGTAAGCACAAAATCTCCTTCTGCAACCATGTCTTTTTCTAATGAGTTAATTGCATCTCCAAGTTGCTTCTTTGCTGCCCCTGAAGCATATAGTGCACGAACTTGACGTCCTGCCTTTGATTTTGTTGGGTGACATCCCATTACTTTACCCTTGTCATCTACGACAGGGAATCCTGAACATCCGTTAGAACCTTTTGAACCTATTTGATATGGCATAGTTTTATTATACCACTTTTAGTATTCGTTTGATCTCTTCTAAAGACCTTTGTCTATCTTTAGGAAGATGTGATATTTCTTCATCATTAAATGCCTTATCTGTCACCATTACTCTTGGATTTTCCTCAGAAAAATCTTCTATAGAAATAAATCCACGCTCCCAAAGATACATAATTTCTGCATTTACAAAATTTAAATGCTCATTGTATAGTTCTGGCATTACGTCTTTAAGTTTATCAGTAAAGTTGTATAGGATTTCTCCATTTTCTACATCAACCCCACCTATTTCAAGAGCACCATCTAGAATAAGTCTTTCAATGGTTTGATCTACTAATTCTTCTTCATCCATTTTTTCTTCCCCACTGAATATAATTCCAACCACGTTCATGTGCATAATAGATAAATATTTTAACTACAGTTTCCCAAAATGCAATTGCTCCTGAAAGTGTAGCATTTTTAGTAATAACATAGGCAACAGCAAATGATGAAAGTGTGCCCCATATACGATAACTTAATGCTTTAACAAATGATCTTGATCTAGTAACTTTCATTATCTATTTCTTCCTCAAATGTTGATGCTATTAATCTTTCATCTGCAGCATTAATGACTTCCCCAGACTTTTCTATTTGTTTAAAGACCAAGTTGCTTGCGTTTTTCAGTAGCCGAAATAGCATGAATATCTGCCCCCAAATCTACTTGCTCAATTTTATATCCTACATCACGACCATAAACAATATTGGTAATGTTAGGTAATCTTAATACTAATGCTCCATCCATAAATTCATCTTTGGCAATATATTCTTTTACCTGATCAAACTTAAGTGGATCCTTTTCACTTGTGTTATAGGTATTACGGACTCCAAGAAGAACTTGGTCAGTTCTCTTACCAGCCTCCTTATAAAGGGCGTGGTGGCCTTCGTGCCATGGCTGGTACCTACCCAGCATAAGAGTTGTAGGTGCAGACCAATCATGTAGGCTAAACTGATTAATGATTACAGATGCTTTTTCATTTGCATCCCATTCATGGCTTATAAAAGCAATGTCATAGTTTGTTGGCATTTCAAACATCTTGTTAGTATCTTCAAATCTTCCTTCTTCAATCGTGTTCATGAATACCAAAATGTCTGGCTTTCCAAATGCTGCACGAGTTAAGTCTGTAGGGCAAACAAAGTCAACGATTACTGGAGCAATACCCTGCTTTGAAATTAGTCTTGCCATTTCTCCCATACGTCGTGCCTGCTCAAGTCTATCGTCTGGACTAAACCCTAAGTCTGAGTTAACTGTTGCACGAACTTCATCTGCATTAAGATGAATAGCGTTAATACGTTCTTTAAGTGCCTTTGCTAGTTCTGTTTTTCCAGAACCTGGAAGACCAATAATTTGAATAATCATTTTTTAACTTTTGCTCTTACTTTTGCTAGTGCTTCAAAATCTTTAACTTTAGTTTCACCAAGATATCCCCAAGCATAGCCATCATTAATCATGTGATCATTTACTGAAACGGTATCTCCATTAATGTAAAGCCAGCCAAGAATACGACCATACTTTTCAGATGAATCCATTTTTTCAGTTTTAATAATAACAGACTTTGCATCTTTTAGTTTTTTCTTTAAATAATCTTTTGACTCAAGACCAAGAACTTTTTCAGCCTTGTTAGTTGTTCTAGATTCTGGTGTATCAATACCAGCCAGCCTAACTCTTGAACTAAATGAAATATCAAATCCTAAATCAATATCAACATCAATAGTATCCCCATCTACTACATTTGTAATAGATTTAACATGATATTCGTACATTAGTAATCTTTTCCTTTTGCTTTATTTTCAATTAATTTATCACGTTCATCAATAATACTAATCATAAAAGACATCATTTTTTTGTATCCTTCTGGATTATCCATGATTTTATTATAGTGATGACCACAAAACATTAATGAGCCATCAATTCCAGTAACCTGAACTAATGCTTCTGCATTACAAGAATCACATCTATCTGTTGCCTTTAATTGCCATTCTTTAAGTTCTAAGGTTTCTTCTGTCATTAACTTAGTCATCTCACTTCTTTCTGTTATCTGTGGAATAAAATCCAGTAGAATTAAAAATTGCTCCTACAGTAGAGTATATACGCTCTAGTGGTAAGTTGCAATTTTTGCAAGTATAACCAGGATCATCTTCTTTGATTGATCTTTGTTTTACTATTATTCCTTTGCAAGAACCAGTGCATTTATATTCGTATATAGGCATTATCTTGCGTTGTTTGCCTTAATTCCACGATATCCAGTTTTCTTTTTATTCATTGATCCTGGAATCTTGTAGCCACCTTTATTAGGAGTTGCAGCAATTCTTTGCTCCAATGCCTTTTTAATTTTATCGTTATGCTTTCCCATTATTTATTTCTCCATTTCTATATTTTGTTTTCCCAATTATTATATTTATAATCGTTTATATCTATAAGGTTAAATGCAGTTCCAGTTCCTTGAAAATCAGAATCATTTAACTTAAACCACATTGGCATAGTGTATCTTTCTCCAGATGTATTTTTTAATACTTCATGAGAATAATATTTATTGCCAGGAAATAAAACTAAAGAGTTTCCTTTTGGTTTAATTGTAAGGTTATAATCTGGAAAGCATATTTCTCCTCCAGAGTAGTTATCATTTAAATACAAAATAGCAGCAAAATGATAATGAAAAACAGAAAAATCGTCAATATGTTCGCCCATTTCAGAACCCATATCCCATCTTATTAAAAATGGTTCACTTGATATTGAAACATCTACATTATAAATTTCTTTTATTTTATTACTTAAAATATTTGCAACATTTTTAAATATTTGTTTTGCGTTATTGCTTAAAATTGTTTTATCTTTTCTAAGATTTTGCCTGTAATTTTCAGACCATTCTGAATTTAAACATTCTTCATACAGATAATTATAATCTTCATCATTTAAAAAATTTTCAAAAACATTTATATTTTTAACATCTTTTCCAATTTTTTTTATATGATCTATGTAAATATTATCTGGAACATTGCTCATTTAATTTTTTTACCAAACTTTGCCCATACTCTTTCATGAAGAAAGTATCCAAGTGCTTCCCAACCAATGTATAGTAATGCTCCAAGGCTTGCGTATTCCCATTCACCAGTAAATAAATAAATTACTCCTGCTACACCAACAAGGTGAAAAGTTTCCCAACTTGCTGTTTTAAGCAATGTTCTCTTTGTTGATTCCATTTACTTTACTTGACTAACTTTACCGCTGCCAGATGTCTTCTTAGCAGCCTTCTTAGTAGCAGTTTCAGATGTAGACTTAGCAGGTGCTGCTAACTTGTTTAGTAATTGAACATTTTCTTCACCAGCATAAACTGGGCGACCCCAAGCAACAACACCATTAATTAACTTCTTTCCATTATTCTTTACATATGCACGAGTCTTCTCAACGCACATTCCGCCGTTTCTCTGATCCCCCTTTGCAGTTCCAGAAGTGTTTCCTTCAATAACTTGAATGGTTCCATCTCCATTGTTCTTAATGCAAATACCAACATGAGAAATTCTATTAACACCATCTTCTGGAAAATCAAAATAAATCCAATCTCCTGGAGTTGGATCATCATTACGTGCATCTGCCCAACGATTATTCTTTTTAAACCAATCAGATGCTGCGACTGTTGATGCAGACTTTGGATATTTCTTTGGGTCTAGTCCTGATGTAAATGCACACCAAGAAACAAATGATTGACACCATGGTTGAAAATTCATACCAGTCCACTTACCATACTTTGTTTCATTATCTTTTGGACCTTCAATTGTCCCAACTTCTTTTTTTGCAACTTCAATGATTGCTTCTACTGATCCTTTAATTGCCATGTTAAGCCTCCTATGCTTATAATCTATTATACACTAAGCAGTTTTTTTTGTCAATCTGTTGTGAGTTCTTATTCTATGACAATTGGAACACACAACTTCACACTTTGATATTTCTTTTTTAATTGCTGCCCAAGAAAATCCATCATGAATCATTCTTGAAACATTATATTTTTTATTACTTAAGTGATCAAAATCTAAAACAATATGATTATTTTCTCCACAATCAACACAGCCAGACTTTTCTTTTATTTGTTTTAGGCGTTGCTTAAACTCTTGTTTATTATATTGAACTAACTCTTTGTCAGTCATAGCAAACTAATTATATCAGAATAATTAAAAGCCCCACACAGGTAATTCAGGCACGTAGGCCACGGTCATTATAAATGGGTAACTAATCCATCACTAAGGTCCTGTGTGGGGACTATTATATTATACTACTTTATCTTAATTGTTTTTGGTTTCTTTTCTTCAGGAACGATACGATCAATCTTAATTGTCAACATACCGTCTTTTAGTTCTGCTCCAACTACTTCCATGTATTCACCAAGAGCAAATGTACGAGTAAACTTACGATTAGCAATACCCTTGTGAACCACTTCAGCATCAGTAACTTCTACAGTCTCTCCTTTAATAACAAGAGATCCATTGTCTACAGATACATCAATGTCTTCTTTAGAAAATCCAGCAACCGCTAAAGACAAAACATATGTGTCTTCATCTAGTTTAAGAAGATCATATGGAGGATAGGATTGGTTATTTGTTTTATATACATTGTTTAGTTGTGTTAGGTTTCTATTAAACCCAATAAAAAAAGGGTCATTAAAAATGGCCCATGGATCGTTCATCATATTATTCCCCTTTCAAGCGAATAAGTTAGTGTACCCCCGTAGGCAGTACATATATATTATATCAAACTTTTACTCTTTTATTTTAAATACTACTTGGCAGGGATCCCCACCATCTTCCCATTCTTGTTGCTCTTCTTCTGTCATAAAAGGATCTCCATCATGAGTATTACAAAATGGTTCTGTAATCCAACCACGATTAATTCCGTTTTCTAACCATATATCAAACTCTAAAGAATCTTCATCATTGATCATACTTTAATTATACCCTTAAAGGCTTACTACGTCAACTGGTCCAATGCAAGATGTTGAATATTTTACTGCTGCTTCTACTGCTAATTGTGCTCTTCTTTTACCATTTTTTTGATTTTGAGTTGTCCATAAAGATCCAAGAGCAAAATCACTACCTGAACCCATTGCAAGATATTCTTCTTCGTATTCTGTTAACGACATGTCAACTGCATTATGCTCAAAGATTCTTCCTTTAATTGCAATTATCATTCCAAAATCAGAATCTTTTGATATGTCTACCCACCATGCCTCATAAAAATTTCTCAAGGCAATAAGAAAATCTGTATACATAAACTTATCTAAATTAACATTAGGTTTTGGTACTGGAGGTTTAAAGTTATGACGAATTCTTTCTCCGTCCATTGTTCCTGCATAACCAAAAAGATATGGTCCTATTTTAAATACTTTTGGAGCCTTAAGTATTAGTATAGAGTCTTCTGTTGAAGCACCTCTATCTCCAGCCATATAAATTGTTTGATCTTGTTTTACGACAGCAATACAAGTCACAGAAAGCCCTCTCCAAAATGGTATATTTCAAGTATACCATCAATAGAGAAGGCAAGTCAAGTAAGGCTAATAATGATTAATTAGCCTTTTTGTCTACTGTTTTGAATGCTGCATTTATCTCAGCAACTGTTAGTTTTCCATCATCTAGGAACCCACGAGCAAGTTTTTCAACTACTGTGGCTACCCCAAGGGTACCTGCAAGAATAACAGCACTCATTGTATCAATTCCAACAACTGCGCCAGCGCCAATAACTGATAGTCCTGATGCTGCAAAAACAGCAATAATACGCATAATAATATTATTAATGCTTGCAATTGCTCCTGATCCAACTTGTGTTGGTGCCTCTACTGTTTCTATATTTTTCTTAGTCATATTTATCTCCTTTCTATAATATATATAAATATACTATTATTCATCTCTATTTCTAATAGGATAAGTTATTGCCCAAACAACTAACGTTCCTATAATTGCATAACCTACTATTGTTTTTGCTGAACCATCAAGGACTACCCAGGCAATAAACATACCAAGTAGAGTCCACAATTGGTCTATCATATCTTTTACTATTTTTTTTATCATGGTTTTCTTCTCCTTACTCCCTTGGATTCGCCAGAGGCTCCTCCACCACCTGATCCGCCAGAATTACTTCCAGTAGATCCTCCAGTGGATGTTGCTGCCCCCGCTGCTGCACCTGCGGCATTTATTGCTGCACCTGCTGCTACAACTGTTGCAACAACCATTTCTGTTGCTTCTTCACGCTCTTCTTCAGACATATCTGCACCAATGCTTCCTATAGCCAAAAGTGCTTGTGCTGGGTCAGTAAAAATTGCGCTTATTAGTTCTGCTGGGTTTTCTAGTAGCACAAGCGCTGCTGCAACTTCAGCCGTAATAATTACTTCGTTTCCATTTTCATCTTGACGAACTTCAACAGGAGTCTGAGATGGTAGGTCAGCATAAGTAAGACCTGCTTCTGCTATATCCTCTGCAGTAATGGCTTCACCATTTGCTGCTTCTATTAAAGCCTCAGCAATAATTTCTTTTTCTTCATCAGTAGAATTTTCATCTGCCACTAAAGGTGGTTCTTCTACTAAATTAGGGGCTTCTTCTTCCACCAAAGGCGGTTCTTCAGCCTCTACTGGAGGTTCTTCTGCTTCTGCAGGAGGTTCTTCTATAGGTGTAGGTGGTTCAGGTTCTTCTGTTGGAGGCTCAGGCTCTACAATTGGAGGCTCAGGTTCCACTACTGGTGGATCAGGAATAACCGCAGGAGGATCAGGAATTACAACTGGTTCAGGTCTTGGAGCAGGAATCACAGGTTCTGGTTGAGGCACTGGTATTGGTTGTGGTTCTGGAATGATTGGCTCAGGCGTAGGAGTAGGGGTTGGCGTAGGCTCAGGCGTTGGTGTAGGCGTAGGGGTTGGAGCAATTGGCTCTGGCTCTAAAACTGGAGGAACAACAACTTCAATAATATTTGCTTGTTCTAAAGGTACAACTGTTCCATTATTTAAACGAGCACCTGTTCTTTCATTACCTTGTAAAGGTCCATTAACTGCATATGTATAAGCAACAGTATTATCTGTCTGAATCTGTGCAGTAATAACAATACTTGTTACATCACCAGTAAAAGATCCATAAGGACGATATGCACCATCTACTTGAAATCCACCATCACTAACATTAATAATAAAATGAGTATCTGGCATCTGTTGTGGCAAAGCCCACCAATCACGAGATTCAATTGATATAGATGGAGTTAATGGATAATCCCAGTATGTTCCATCAGGTCTTCCAAATGTGATAACAGAATTAGTCGTAGCATAAACCCTTTCATACGTAACACCGTCATAAACAACTGTTACTGTTAGTGGGATTTGATAAGATACATCGTCTCCACCAGGAGTTACTATAGTTGTTACAGTAGGAGTTTCTTCTGCCCCTGCTTTATCTAAAGCAAAAACTAGTGGGAAAAATGCTAGGGTCAAGATTAGGGCTATACGTAATAACTTTTTCAAACTTTTCTCCTTGTAATCAGCGTGGTGTTATGACTACTAGGCTTATTATATCATTTTATTATACAAAAAAGGGAGTCAAATTAATGACTCCCTAAATTGTAAGTATTAATTACTTAATAAGTGTAACCTTAGCACGTGGATTCTTTTTATTCCACTTCTTTGCAAGATCGTTGAATGACTTCTTGATAGAGGCAATTATTGCATCTGATGCAACCTTCGCATCTGCAAGCGCCTTATCTGATGCAACCTTATCTGCTGCACGTCCAGCCTTTTCTGCTGCAAGTTGTGCCGTCAAAGAAGCAACTTCTGCATTCTTTGCTGCTAGTTCTCCAGCAATATCACGAACTGCAATTGTAGCACTTACAGAACCTACTGGTGCTGCTAAACCTGTTACGGCTGTTGCTACTGTTGCATATGCAACTACTGTTACTGAACCAGTTGCAGGCATTGTTACTGTCTGCTCTTTTGTTCCAAGTGTTGCTGTTGCTGTGTCAGTTGTCAGCGCTGTTACAAGTGCTGCTCCAGAACTTGAAACCAATGTATTGATAGTGGCTCCGCTCTTTAGATTACCAAACACGTCAAATCCAGATACTTTAAGCACCTGTGATGTACCTGCTGCTGCTGATGCAGGAGCGGTCAGCGTAATTGAGTTCAGTGCACCTGCGGTACCTTGAACATAATAAACTGTTGTTGTTCCAGCACGAGTAATAGATACTGATCCTACTGCTGTACTTTTAGTATATACATAAAAGTCTGCTGATGTTCCAGTTCCTGTCCCAATTGACAGTGTTGATGTTCCAGAAAATGCTGTTACTGCTGTTCCAGTTGTTGCTAGAGCAGGAACAATTGTTGCATTTACTGCAACTGCTGTTACTACAGTTCCAGTGTCTACACCAGTAACTGCAATTTTTAATGCATCTGCTGCATCAATGCTGTTGTCTGCTGGTACTGGTAGTGATACAGGAGTTGTTACTACTGTTCCACCTGTTGCTGCAGATCCTGCTACTGTTAATGTAACAGTTCCAGAATTTGCTTGTGCTGCTGGTGCTACAAGCATTGTGCTAGTCAGGGCTGCAGCGATGATTAGCGATACTTTCTTAAATGAATTCATCTTTCTCCTTATATTGTTTTGTGTCTAGTCATTTGACTATAACTCTATTTTACTATAGTAAATTGAATCTGTCAAGGTAGTCTTTAACCTCATCAGGTATTTCTTTACCTTTATAGTCTATCACATTGTCCCCTTTGCTGTCAACAAAGAGGGGAGTATCTTTCTTAGTATTAGTCCATGTGTGAACTTCAATCTCAAGATTTGTATCTTTATTAGTAAAACTAATGGCATCAAAGACTGCTCCACATACAGCATCTGCTAAGTCTTTAGATTTTTTGCGTGGGTGATCTACCCTTTTCCCATTATCTGTTATTTTTAATTCTGCCATTTCATCAAGCAATAATTGTATATGTGGCATTGCTACACGCTCTTCATAAATCATCATTGCTAAATCTTCATAATGTTTTTTACCAACAGAAACAGTATCAGTTCTTATTCCAACAGCCTTTAGTTCTTGCTGAATATCAAATGATTGCCAACGGTCAAATGTTACCATTCCAACATTAAAGCCAAGTCTTCTAAGGTTTTGAATCCACTGCTTGACCTCTGAAAGGTTGACGGGGCCTTCAATTTTTGGTTCCCAGTATACTACTGCATCTACTACTACAATTGGTGCTACTTGTTCGTAATTATTAATTACTTGTACGTTTACCCATTTTTCTACGTGAGCAATTGCTACCGCACACTTGTCATGTTTTTGTGCAAGGTCAGCATGAACAAAATAAACCTTGTCTGGATCTGGTTTAAAAGATTCATCAAACCTTTTAAAATTATCAATAGGATTTCTAAGTGTCATACATTTTTCAAGTTTATCTCTTTGTTTAAAAAATGCATCTGATGAGTAAGTTGGTGTGCAAAGGAAACGCATCATTGCATCACCCATATCTTTAAAGAAAGCCATCTTAAAATCTTCAATACTACGAGTAGGATTTACTTCCCAAGTTGGTCTTTTTAAAGCAAAAACTCCAGGGTATTTATATGAAATAATATGGTCTTCTTCCCAAGCAATATCTAGTGTATTGCCTATTTCATCTTCTGGTAAATCAGGATTAATTATATAAGTATGTCTTTTATCAATAATATCTTTTTCAAGAATTACATCTTCATACCTTTGAGAAATAAAGTCTCCGTTATAGCGGGGAAATGAAAGTAAAACAATTTTGCCAAGATCAGGAAAACGAGAATCTACCGTACCACTAAATGCTTTGTAAATATTTTCTGCAGTTTTACCTTGATCATTTCCAGTTCCAACTTCAGAAGCAAAGCCTGAAATCTCATCAAGAACTGCCATAAGCAAGTTTAAACCTTCGTGTGATTCACGCTCTGAGTGACCAGAATAAACAGTAATAGATTTATCAAACCCAATAGAATCTACTTTGGGATCATACTTTCCTGCAAACCATGGTGAGCGTTCAATCTTACTTTTAAAACCTTTAAAGAAAACGTTCTTAGCCTGTTGTGCGTTAATAGCAACGTTAATAATATCAATAGCATCTCCTGCTGGCTTACCAAAATATCTAGCAGGATCTTTAAGACATAATAGTTTATATACTACATATGCACATGCTACTGTTGATACAAAGTCTTTTCCAGATCCCTTGCCAAGTTGCAAAATGATTTCATTCTTTGTATATTTTTTAAAATACTGAGCACCCTTTTCATACCCCATAATTGCTTTAAGGTCTTCTTCTTTATAAATTTGACTCATTGCTTCAACTATGTCATATTGAATAGTTGATAGTGGTGGCTGTCCTAAATAATCTGGATGCTCAACAAATGTTTTTGCATCTACTGGGGTTTCTTCAAAGTTGTTATCTTGAAGTGCCTCAAAAAAATCATTGAACTTCGTGGACAATTGTAATCACTTCGCCTTCTTTGGCAACCTGAGATAATTTTTGCATAATTAAGTCACGAACTTCTGGATGAGTTGTAGCAACATCTCTAAGTATTGATACTAAAACTTCTTGACGCTTTTCAATTTCAAGCATTTCTTCTGCAAGTTCTTTATTCTCAAGAAGTCCAGCCTTTTGCAACATATCAATACGCTTTGCTTCAATATCCATAACAAGTTTAATTGCCTGAGTCTTTGCACCAAGATTATTAGTCATAGATGCTTCATCAATAACTTCATAAGATTTGGCAATAAGTTTTCCATAGTGTGCGTCCATGGAGGCTAAGGCTTCTTTTGCACGTGCACGAATAGCATCATTAGCAGATGCCATAACTTTCCATTCATTAATAAGTTCTACAACTTTAACTCTTGGAATTGCAAGTTCTTTAGAAATTTTTGTTGGATCATTGCCCTTTAAATATTCTGCAACAACAGTATTGACTTGATCAAGATGTTTAACTAACTCTTCTTCAGTTGACATACTTTCCTTCTAGTCTATTAATTTCATCTTTAATATAAAAAATAGCCTTTTCAAGATCTTGAATTGTTTTAGCCTCATCCTTTAGTCCTGCTCTCCATAAATACTTAAAAGCATTACCAATATTAAAGTTTCTGTGACGTGTTATTTCAATGCACTCAACACCAGAAGGATCAGTTGTGTAATGACGTGGATGATTAACCTGATCTACGGTAATGTTTAAACTATCACTCATCGTCAGATTCCCAATCAAAAGCATCAGGCATTCCTTTTAATGTTGATATTGCATACATCATACCAACTGAGCAAGCAATGCCTACAAGAATTATAAACTTTTTCATCGTCTAGACCTCCTTAATCCAAATTTTGCAAGGTATACATATACAGTTTCCACTGAGCATCCACACTCTTTAGCAATGTCTTCAGGAGTCTTTTTGTCCATAACATAGCGTTTACGAAGCCAAGACTCACTTGTATATAGTTTAGCAGGCATAATGTTATTTGTCAACCTCTGGCTCAAAAATATCATAGTTGTATGCATTTGAATCTTCTAATACCCACTTATCATAACTTTCAACATCCCACTTGTTTGTATTTACAAGTCTGTGAAGTAATAGGCTTTGCTTTGTTACAAATGATGGTTCATATAATTTAACTCTATTATTAGGCTGAATCGCAAAGTTTCCGTCATCTCTTTGTATAACGTGGCCACACTTATGGTCTGCTGGACTTTCTGAATATCCATCGTCTAATATATTTGATTCTGGATTGTGCCAGTCAAGTGTAAACAGATACTTACCAGGAATGCTTTCTTTTTCTCTATTAAGATATGACATTCTCATGTTGGTTAGGTTTTGAAATTTAGTTACAGCAATGTGTGGAGAAAATGAATTCCATAGTATAAGGTTATAGATAGGTTCTTCAGGAACTCCTGGCTTAGTACAGAATGCATTAATTGGCATTCTCCACCAGAGTCCACCGTCTTCCATCAAAAAATGAAATAAAGGACTTCTTCCTTTAATACTTGATACTCCAAAAATAACACATGGAAAATATTCATCATGGCTATCTTCTTGATCTCTTAAAAAGTTTCCCCTTACGTAACAACTTATTGGGGGTATATTTGCATTTAGTTCTGGCATTATTTTATCTCCTTGTTTGTTTTTATTTTTGGATCTAATCTGTCCCAGTATCCAGTTTCACTACCTTGAAACATTTGTCCAGTTTCTCTATCAATTAAAAGCCACTTAGATGGACACTTAGTTTTAACTACTAAAGAAACTGGCGCTTTTAAAGTTTTAAAAGAAAAAAGTTTTCTCATGCTAAACCTATTGCTTTTCCCCAATTATTAATAGCCCAATGACCAATACCACAAGCATCGGCAACATCATTATCAGTAATATTCTTATTGTAGTTTATATTAATAAACTTAATTGTTCTTTCTTTTCTTAGGTCTCTTTCATAAGTTTTATACCAAGATTCTGACTTGCCTGGATTTTTAGATCTAATAAAAAATTTTTCATCTTTTGATATCTTTTTATTACCTATATAATTTTGCCAAGTGATTGGTGACACTTTGCCAACAGTTGTTATTCCATACATTGCAGCAGCCCCTAATAGTGCTCCTTGAACAAGAGCAAGATCTGCAGCAGTTTTTGGGCTATTCATAAAAACAGTATGTTCAATAACGATAGCATCTGCATCTATTACTGCATCAAAATATGCTAATGTTTTTCTTGCTGCATCTCCAACTTTAGCATAGATATCATCACCTTGAAAATTAATTTTTCCGCATTCGGTTATATTCTTATTAGAAAAAACAGCATAAGCAAGACTATTTGTGCTAGCATCAATTGCACAAATATTTTTAGGTGGAAGTTCTAATCCCCACTTATTCTTGCTCATACTCTATAATTCCCAATCTTTTTAGTTCTTTTAATGCCTTGTTCACATCTTTTGGGTTAATATTGCAATTAGCACAAAACCCAGAATCATTATAAACAGTTAAAGAAGTTCCACATCCGCCAAGACATTTTCTTTCTTTACCAAATCTTTTCTTTCTTTTTAAAACTTTATGACGTTCAGCAATCTTTTCTTTTGTTGCAAGTTCTCTACATTGTTCAGAACAATATATTTGATAAGAAACTGCAGGTTTGAATGATGCATCACACCAATTACATAGTTTCACTCAGTTCCTCCAGAGATGCGATCTTTACAGATCCTACCCCTGCATTACCACACGCTTCTTTTACTGGGCAACCTTTACAAATCTTTGAATTAGATCTGTAGTTTTTTGTAGGAAGAACTTTATCTTCCCAAGATTTGCGAACTTCTCGCATCCAGTTAAACGCATAGTCTACCCATTGTCTATACTGATCATTAACACCAACCTCAAAGATTAGTAGTTCATGATTATTTTTATTCTCATAGATAAGCATCCCCTTTGCTTTCTTAAGAATCTTCATATAAATAAGCAACTGAATAACGTGTCCAGACTTAGGTGTGCCTGAATTTTTACGATACTCAAATGCTTCATTCATCATTGTTTTAATTTCACCAACAATTTCCTCACCTTCCCAATTAAGCATGACATCGCCATACCCAAAAATTGGGGGATCAGTATTAAAAACTTTAAACTCTGTTGTATCATTTCCAGCATCATCTTTAAATATTGTAGCAACGCCAGCCTTCATCATTGCACCCTGAATTCTGTCATGGCCCATAGTTCCAGATGACATATTTGCTGCGCTATATGGAGTTGTATCATCTTCAAAGGTATTACCTTCAAATGCTAGATACCAATAACGTGGACACTCTCCATGACTCCAAGCAATTGTAGAAGGAGCAAAAGTTTTCTTTTGTGTATGCTTTGCAGTACGTCCCTCAATATATCCAGACTGAATCTTTGAAATTAAAGCCTGATTATCTATTGTCATTTTCTTTTCTGCTGTTTTAATCATTACGCTTTTTAATAAATTTTTTGTCAATTTAAAACTCTTTTCTGTTTTATTAAGTATATCAGACTATCGTGTTGTGTATTTGAGTGCTGCAACTAAGTTGTTAATTGATTCTGCAGCAGTATAATATAGATTTTTCTTTCCTCTGTCAGATTTATCAACATTGGCCATCCACGTAGCCTTGAATGCCATTTTTGCAGCAATAGCCTGAAGTCTAACAATTTCAATAGTTGCTACCTGATTCGGAATATCAGGCTTTATAATAATCTTAGCAATAAAAGTTAATGCCTGTGTCAGTTCCTCATCCTGCATATAATCAGCAATTTCTGCTAATCCATTTACCATATCTAGTGTTGTTTCTTTTTGTTCCATTATATTATCCTATCAAATCGTATAAGTAAAACTTTAACAAATTCTTTATCTTTGAAAATAATCTTTGGTCTTGAATGATATTGTTCAATCCCATTAAAAACTAACATAGAGTTGTCTTTCATGATGTATTCATTGTCATCAACTATTACTGGCCAGTTAATATTAGAATCAATTTGATAATCAACAATAATATGATCAGATGTGTTTGGATTATCTCTATGTTCTGGAAGTTTTGGATTTCCATACTTTAAACTATATTCTGCATATGATGTAGAATTTATATAAAAATATTGATCAAACCCATTTAATTTAAGGCAATTTAAAAAAGAATCAATAATGTCATCATCTAGTTCAAAACAATGAACCAATGCTCTTCCAGTAAAACTATTAACAATTTTAGTTAATTTTGTTTTATCTCCATCCTTATCAAAATCACCTACAAAGGTTGTAAGTTCTGTCATATATTTAAATGATTTCTGCTTAATTCTTTCAACCTGTTCTTCTGATAAAACATTATCAAGAAGTATATTATTACTCATATTGTTCCTCCGTTAACTGTTCTAACATTTCCATCTCAATTATAGCAAGTCTTACCTTTGTATTTCCTTCTCCAAGTATTACTACAATTGCTGGTGCTTTGTCTGTACCCGCTTTAATTGCATCTGTAGTTACCTTAGCCCAAACATCCTGATTTAGGGTAAAAGACTTGGAGACTTCTTTAAAATCAACCACAAAGCCTTTCCAAGTTGCATCACCTTTTTGAGTATTACGACCAGAATTTTTATGTTGTTTAGCGCCAATTCTTTTAGCCTCATTCTTTTCGCTCACGATGCATACCTTTCACATATATTAACTGAATTTCACTTAAATGTTTATCTTTGCACATCCAACTTGCTTTGCCAGTTTCACCCCAATATCTCATTGAGTAAACTTCTATCTTACACTCTTGACAAAGGAATGTTCCTTTATGTACAGTAAAAGGTTTATGAGACATTTATCAGTTGGCTTTTCAGTAAATCCTGAAGATCTAAGTCTTCCTTTACTCTATTAACAAATCCTTCACGACCTTGAACCTTTGTTCCATCTGGAAGAAGATACCAGGCACCAGTTCTAGTTACTAGTCCTGCGAGTTCAGCCGTATCAACAAGATCACCAATGCTATCAATGCCAACATCATTTCCCCTGAAATAAAAGTCATACTCACCAGACTGAAAACCAGGAGAAGTTTTAGAAAATTGTAATTGCCAAAGTACTTTGCGACCAATTTTTTCTTCAATAAGTTTATCTCCAACGGGAATCTTTCCTTTAATTGCTTGGTTGTCGGATTCAGAAGAAAATAACTTAATAACAGTTGAGGAATAAAACTTAGTAGCCTGACCACCAGTAGGCTGCTGGCTAGTATACATAGCACTGATATTGTTACGAGACTGAGAAATAAGAACAAGCATAGTTGGCTTAACTTTATTGTTTGCATAGTTAAGCATTTTCCATGCATTACTAAAGTCTCTAGACTCCGCACCGATTTGTTTTGTATTTTCAAGTTGTTTAAGTTCATCTGAATCCTTTTCAAAATAAATTGCTGGAAGAAGAGAAGTAATACTATCAATAACAATCATATCAACTCCAGCATTCATAAGATTGGTTCCAATATCTACCATTTCATTAATTGTACGACATTGTGAAACAATTAACTTAGAAGTATCTACTCCAAGTTTAGTTGCCCAATTTTTATCGTAAGACATCTCTGCATCAATCCAAGCACAGATTTTTCCTTCCTTCTGTGCCAAACCAATCATCTGAAGGCATAGAGAGGACTTTGCAGATGATTTAGAACCCCAAACAAGTATTTGACGACCATATGGTAATCCACCATTTAAAGCCTTGTTAAGCCCAAAACTAGGAGTTGCAGCATATTCTGTTGGTGGCAAAGCATCACCAACCATGATAGTTTTACGTAACTTAGGGTTTAGTTGTGCTAATACATCTTCAACTGTCATAGTCATTAGAATTTTACCCCATGCTTTTCTGGACGAGTAGTGTTAAATTGAGTTTTTTCTTCAAACATCTCATCAAGTGAATGAGTTACATATCCATTGTTAAACATTCCAGCGTATAGATCTAGTGTGCGAATTAGGATATCTGCAACTTCTTTTGTTACCTCTTCACTACCCTTTGATTTTCTGATTGCTTCCATTACCTCAGTTACTTCAGAAACAATCATCATACATTGTTTGGCAATAAAAATATCATCTACTGGAGTATCCCAGAAGCCTTTATCTGTTGCTGTTTTATGCAGTTCAACCGCTAGTTCGTTAAGCATTATTGTACATCCTCCATTATTGTTGTCCCATCTTTTGTTTTTCCTAAACTAAATTTATAAGCATTTCCTTCTTCAATCTTCATGTATGCCTTTGCAAATGCAGTTGGGAATACCGTAATGGAATGAAGTTCTCTTGATGAATCTGCTACTGTAATTGAAGCCATTTTTTTCCCAGCCTTTGTAACTCTTGGCTTAAAAGAAACCACAAACATTTCTTCATCTGTATATGGTATTTGCTTGTAGTTTAAAAACTTTACAAGCCCTGAATTTGACTCTTTTATTTTATCAACAGGAATTGCGCTAAGTATGCGATTGTCATTGGCTAAAATAAGATAGGATACACCTGCTTCAATTGTTGTTTGTTCATCGTCAAATATTCCTACGCTTCCAGTTTTATCTAAAACTTCTACCCTTGACCATCCAGTTCCTCGCTTAATTGATTTTACCATTCCCATTAAAATAAAAGAACCTTTCTCTTCAAACTCTTCAATATCTTGAATAAAAGCATAATAATGAGAAGGTATTGTAATGTTAAATTCTGGAAGATTAAGAAACTCATAGAGATTTTCTTTTACTTCTTTTTCATTTATTGGTTGATCCGCAAATGTTGCTGCTCCAATAAGACGCAAAGCATTTAGTGCACGACTATTAACTCCGTTACCTTTTGTAAAAGTAAACTCTTCTAGTTCTTTATATGATTTAAAAGGACGACCCTTAATATATTTTGAAGCAATGTTATCTGAAATAAACTTAATTCCAGTTAATCCAAAACGAATACCTTTGCCTTCAATTTTAAAATCAGTGTCTGATTCATTAATATGTGGCAATTTAATGGGAATATTCATGCGCTTTGCTTCAATTAGATATTCTGTGCGAGCATCCTTGTCTTTTTCATTTTTTAATACTGAATACATAAACTCTAATGGATAATGATATTTAAGCCATGCTGTCCAATAAGATAATGTTGAATATGCTACGGCATGTGATTTGTTAAATGAATACCCTGCGTGTGCTTCAAAGTCATGCCACAAATCTAAGGCAGCATTTGGACTAATATATTGAGATGCACCCTTAACGAACTGGTCTTGAAATATATTAAATTCTTTAGCATCTTTTTTCTTACCAATAATTTTACGAACTTTATCAGCATCAGACATTGACATTCCTCCAAGATGAACGCAAGCCTGCATGACTTGCTCCTGATATAGAATGCATCCGTATGTATCTTGTGTAAATGGTTTCATAACCTGATGACTATAAGAAACATTTTGCTTACCGTGCTTGCGAGCAATGTAATCTTTTCCAATAGTATTAGCAGCACCTGGACGAACTAATGCATTTGAAGCAGCAAGTTCATCTAGATTTTTTACACCCATTTTAACAAGAAGGTTTGTGTAAGGAGTTGCTTCACATTGAAAAACACCCTTTGTATATCCATCAGAAAGCATTTGATAAACATTTTTGTCATCCATTGGAACCTCAAGAAGATTAATGGTTTTCTTATGACGATCTTTAATAATATCAAGAGTATTTTTAAGAACAGACAAAGTTTTTAAACCTAAAGCATCAATCTTAATAAGACCAATACGTTCTGCTTCTGACATGTCTACACCAACAACTGGTATTCTTTCGTCAGATCCTGGAGATGAACGAGTTTCCATTGGAGCAAATCTAAAAATTGGATCCTTACTTGTTACAACTCCTGCTGCGTGAATACCTGTTCCACGAATACGACCACGAAGTTGCTCTCCATAAATTTCTACTTCTGGATACTTGTCACGAAATTCTCTTGTAGATTTTGAATTACAAAAATCATCCCATGTATCTACAAGTTTAAGAACTTTATTAACATCTGGAAGTGGAATGTTGAGAACTCGTGCAATATCTCTAACTACTCCCTTATCTTTAAATTGAAGGAAGGTAGCAATAGATGCAACATGGCGATACTGTCTAACAAGATAATCTTTTACTTCTTCACGACGAGTATCCTGAATATCTGTATCAATATCTGGAAAGTCATTACGTTCTGGATTAATAAATCTGAAGAATAGCAGTCCATGTTTGATTGGATCAATGTCTGTAATGTTTAGACAATAGCAAAGTAATGAACCTGCTGCAGAACCACGGCCAGGCCCAACCATAATATCTTCTTTCTTTGCCCATGCAATCATGCTTTGAACAACTAGAAAATATGGACCAAAATTTTTATCATTAATAATTTTCAATTCTTCATCTAAACGATCAAGATATTCTTGGTTATCTCCAAAACCTCTAGCAACCAAACCTTCAAGAGCCAATTTCTTTAGTTGTTTGCCTGGCTCTTTATACTGAACAGGAAGAAGGTTTAGTCCATCTTTAATATCATAGTCATCAATCTTATCTGCAATACTAATACTATTAGAGTATAAGTCTTGTCTGTCAATACCCTGATTTTCCATAGCGAGTTTAATCTCTTCGTATGAAAGTAAATGAATATCAAACTTGTTAAATGACATTTGACGATCTTCTCCATAAAGATAGTCTAGTCGTTTCATCATTCCGTCTTGCTTTTTAGACTTTTCATATGTAATATTTTTTTGAACCTTTGCATGAGAGTTCATTAGCAATTTAAATTCTTGAATTTCTTTTTGTGATTCATCAACATGGTGGCAGTCTGGAGTTGCTACAATTTGAATATTAAATTCATCAGCAAGTTCAACTAATTGCTTATTAATTTCAGCAGAGTTGTGTGGCATAATTTCTACATAATAGTCTTCACCAAAAACTTTTTTAAACCACTCAAGGTTTTTCTTTGCTATTGCTAGTTCGCCTAGTTCTACTGCCTTAGCAACTATTCCACTAGGACAAGCAGAAGTAACAATAATTCCTTCATGATACTTTTCTAATGTTTCAAAATCAAAACGTGGTTTGCTAAAAAATCCTTCAGTCCATGCAATTTCATTAATTTTATTTAAATTCTCTAAACCTAATTGGTTCTTAGCGAGAAGAACTATATGGTTGTAGACCATATCAAGAGGATCAGTGCGATCTGCCTTTGCTCTCTTGTCAAATCTATCTGCACACATATAGCCTTCTACGCCAAGAATTGGCTTAATACCCTTTTCTTTAGCCATGCGATACATCTCACGATGACCTGATAACGTACCATGGTCTGTGATTGCGATTGCAGGCATACCTAAAGCACTAGCACGATCAACATACTCTTGTGGAGTTGCTACGCCGTCAAATAGTGAGTAATGGGTATGTACGTGTAAGCCAACGTAGTTCAATTAATTACCACTGAACATCTGATGAGGTAACTGATGGAGTATCAAATCCAAAGTAAAATGCTTCTTGTTCTGGATATGGCACTTCACGAACAACCTTTTCTAGGTTGAATCCTTCAACAGTCCATGTGTATGGTTCTGCGTCTGGAGCAGTTGGAAGAAGTGTGTAGTTGGTCTCAGTTCCTTGACCATTACGCTTTAACTTCCAACTAAGATTTGTGATACTTCCTGTTTCTAGGGCATATTCACGAATGTTATTAAATGCTGATTGCTTGCTGATACCTTGTGACCATACGGCTACATAAGGCTCTTCAGTGCCATCATCCACAAGAACATTGCAGTAGAAGCGCAAACGTGCTCTCCAACCGCTCTTAGGCTCTTTACGGGCCATCTCACAGCCAAAGCAACGGCCTAGCGAGTCTTGTGTACAAGCAGCCTTTCGCTTATAGTCTTTTGGATTTGTGTGTTCTGAAATTACTACAGCAAGACCACGATCTTCTGTAAAATGTGCTGAATCTGAGTCCAACTCTTCAACAAAGCGAATCTTTGCTGATTGACCATCCGCTAGTTTAACCCAACGAACTTTGATACCTGATGATTCTGATTTTGGCTTATCAAGCAGGGCATTAATATTTTTGAGTCCCTTTACTACGCTCATATTTTTCTCCTTTTATTGTTTGTGTGTTTTAGTTTAGCATAGACATGATTGAATTGTCAAACTTAAACTCTAAAGTTTTAATTGCTTCATCACTCATATCGCCTATGTCTTTATATTGTTTTTCTAACTGTATAACGGAAACACGAGATCCAAGTTTTTCAATTATCCTGTCTTTCATATTTCCTCCCGCTTCATCATTATCTGCAATAACAATTATATTATTGAAATATTTCTGAAGCAATTCTGTTTGTGTGTTTGATACATTTGCACCAAGGGTAGCAACTGCTGGAAACCCTACCTGATCAAGTCTAATTGCATCAAATGATGACTCTACTATATATACCTTATCAGATGATTTTACTCTATGTAAGTTAAACAAAACCTTACTTTTTGGAAGACCTGGTGTATTTTTAAATTCTTTACCTTCAATAGAGCGACCAACAAATCCAAGGGGCATTCCGTCTGGTGAGTGTACTGGAACAGTAACCATATCTTGCTTTTCTGAATATCCTAATGAAAACTTTGTACAAGAAGACATGCTGATTTTGCGATAGTTAAAGTAATCCTTTGCTCTTTCATATGTTGTTAGATTGTTATAAAGTCTTTTAATAACTAGTTCATCAAATTGTACATATTCTGGTTTTGCATATAATGCTTTATTAATTACAGACTCAATATTGTTTTCTTGTTCTTTTCCTTTAATAAAACGGGCAGCCTCAAAATAAGATCTTGCAGAGGCATGCATTACAACTTCAATAAGAGTCTTAGTTATTTGACAAGAGAAGCAAAAAAAGGTTCCTTTTGTTTTTGATATTTCTGCAGCAGGTGTACGATAGTTATTATGATAAACACAAAATACTATGTAGTCATTATCTAATTCATTTGCAATGTCTATGCCTGAGCCGTTGAGGACTCTTTTAACTTGTTCGGCGGTGTATATATCACCTTGTTGCCTTCTATCCCTTGTATACATTCTGTTTGCTTCTTTCCTATATAGATTCCATAAACTGAGAGTTTAAACTCAAAGTGTTGCTTCTTCTCATTATAGTCTACCGTAAAATCAGGATTTATGTCAAACCTTGGCACATATCCTAAAAGTTTCATTTGCGATAAAACTAATCTTATATATTCATTTTTTAGTCTTGGTGTTGCTGCTTCATCATAAATTAATCCATTTAGATTAAATTTTTTAATTGGTTTATGATGATAATTGTGCACATTATATTATACCTGCTTATCTTCATAATCTTTGTAGCGATAATATCCTCTATCAAAATCACATTGAACTAAAAAGTCTCCCATAAAACCATTACGGTTTTTACGAAATGCACATTCAATGATATCACTATTAGTAGCACGACCTAAAGCCATAACCCAGTCAGCATCATAAGCAATCTGTCTTGACCATGCAGTTTGACCAAGTGTTGGAACACTACTTAAATCATTAACATCATCAGGTGTTGCAGATGAAATAGCAATAATAGGAACTTCTTCACCAATAGCCATAAGTTTAAGTTCTCTTGAAAGATTTTTCATTCGTACCGTTTCATTATCTGACTTTTGATTTGGACTCATAAGTTGTAAATAATCTACAATAACAAAATCTGGTTTGTATTGATCAATCTTTCCACGCAATACTGATGGAGTTACTTCTCCTCCTTGGTCACTTGAAATAATATGAAACTCAGGCTTTCCTTCAAGTTTATCAGCATGCCATTTTTTCAGCATATCTAATTCAACTTCACCATTAGATAATTTTCTGTGAGACCAAAGACCTTCACCCATAATTGTAAATACACGGTTGCGAACTTCTGTTTCACTCATTTCAAGAGAAATAATAAGTGGAGACTTTCCCTGCTTCCAAGCCTGTACAGCAAAGTAAAGAGCAAGCCATGATTTTCCAATACCTGGATATGCAAGAAACACTCCTAATTGGCCTGGCATAATTCCAGAAGGTAAATAGTTATCAAATCCTGGAAGACCAGTTTTAATTCCACGATGACCTAAAGCCTGCTGTTCTTTTACATTTTCATAATAAGCAAGGGCAGATTCAAGATCTGTTACATCAATATCACGAATCATTGATGTATTCTTTTTTAGTTCAGATGTTTTTTGAATTAAAGATTCAAGTGCTTGTCCACCTTGACCAAGTTGAATATCAGATGCTGCACTTCTAATAATATCCTTAAGACTATCATTTAAATATTCTGTTTGTAATTCTTCAAGGTGATGCTTTGTTGATCCTATACCTTTAATTGGTTCAAAGTCTCTAAATTTTTCAACAACTAAAGATGTAGGTGGTAATGCTGCATTATGTTCTGAATAGTTACGAATAAACTGCCATATGTCACTATGAGTTCTGAGAAGGTTGTCTACATTCGCTTGAAGCAAAACATGGATCTGCTTGTCTTCCAATACTGCTGAAAGTAATTTTGCTTCTGTATTATTCACTCTTTAACCATTCCCTTGCCATAATCCTGCGTTGTGCTCTTTCTTCATTATCTTGTTTCTTATCTTTAATTGCCTGCAATATTTTTTCTGCGTTATATGCAAAATAGTTCCATGTTGGTGAAGGTGCAACGCTAAAATAATATTCTAAAAGATCATAGCATTGACTAATTCCATATGACTCAATAAGGGCATCAGCAGACCATTGCTCTACATTTAAATTTAAAGATGGCTTTTGCTCATACTTTGCAGTATAAAACTTGCTGTAGCGACTAAGCAAAGCCATTCGGTCTTTGCGGTCTGCCATTATCCTTCAGCAGCCTCTGACTGTGCTTCTTTTATTTTTGAAGTTAGTTTATCTTCAACAAACTTATATACACGATCAAAAGCCTGATCTGTATTTTCTCCATCTCGCTTAGAATCTACAACACCAAGATCAAGTCTTAGCGATTGAAAATTTCCAAGGTTAAGCGTGTATCCAAGTGTTACTGATACCTTAGTTGAATCGTTTTCCATTTTCCACCCATTCTATTAAATAGACTCATTCCAAACTGGAATAAACCTTCCATCTTCTGTTCTCGTATATGTAAGTATACCTTCTCCCATACGCCTTGTCAACTCTTGGCTATTGGGAGTAATATTATTTGTAACTAAACCGTCTTTTCTTGGTTGACCCATATGTATACTTGCAAGTATATCACGTATCTCTTTTACATGAGATTCAGAGTAATACGATCTTACTTGCCATCCAGTTTTACCACCTTTTTGTGAACCAATAGGTCCAGGTATAACACCTCGTTTTATTAGACTTGGCATATATTTTTTATGACGATTAATTAATTTAGCAGTCTCACCAACTGTATATGCCTTTTCTCTATTACGTTTAAAATCACTAATTAAACAAGTTTCAATTCTATCTTGAATTATGTTATAAACAGAAATAAGTCCATTAGACCTATTGTAATGATGCACTCTTACCAAATCTCCATTAAGGAACCAAACTTTTTGATTGCCCTTAATTACAGAGGCATCATTATATTCTTTGCTCGTAGTCTTTCTTGTGTAAGTAGCCATATTCCCTCACTGCTTTCACTTGGTGGATGATAAAAATTTCTTGATCCACATATCATGCAAAATGTTTCAACATGGTCAACAGTTGTGTATTGACGATCTATAAACATTCTTCCATTGCATTTTAAACATTTTAATTTTTTAATTTGGAATTCCTATAATTATTAAATTTACAACAGTGGACAAGTCTCCACTTGTATTAAATCTAACTAGTCCAGTCACACTTGATCTTGTTATATCTGTAATTACCACAGATACATTTTCTCCTGCTGTAGTTTTCCCAATGTTTACTGCGGTTGCAGTTACAATTGGTGTATATTTAAAATCTCCAGCAAATGTATATGTAAATGTTTTTGTTGAGGATGCTGTAACTGTACTGTTATTTTGAACAGTAATTGATCCACCTACAACTCTCATCTCAGATGTTTTTACATTTTGTGGTCCAGCGGACGCTGTGTCTATAGTTGCATAATTATATGTTGCACTAGATACTTGATCAGACAATTGGTTAATGCCATTAGCCATTTGATATAGGTATGCTACATCAATAGGTTGACCACGTTCTGGTAAAGGTACTTTTGCCATTTTATTCTCCTATTTAATTATACCAGAGATACCACAGATGACTCAAATATTGTCAAATATGCATTTCTGACCTTAAGTATACTTTCAATTTGCACTAATACTCTAACACTTACAGTTCCTGTATTTAAAAATGAATATGTGTGAATTGGAGAAGTGCCATGATAAACATAAGAGCCTCCATCAAATTTAACAAATATATCATATTTGGGATTATTGTTTGCATCATCCCAAATGGCTGTTGAATATGTTCCATTTTTTACAAGAGTTCCAGGTACTGTTTGAATTGTTACAGTCTCTACAGTAGCCATTGGAGAATAATGTGACGATCTGTTTTTATCTTCAGACACTACTCTATATCTAAGCGTATATGAATTATTTTCATCAACTGGTGGTAATTCATTTTTTGGTATTCTTATTTGTTTTATTCCAGCATCTGCCATTATGTTACATCCATAACGACTCTAAATTCAATATAATTATTAGTATTAGGAGATTTAATTACTGTTTCTTTATTTGTATTTTGTATAATAGAATATCCAGTCATTCCATAAAGTGGATTGATAGTTGCTACATTATCAAGCCTAAGTGCATCAAGAGCAACAAAATAATTTGCTGATGGTGTTGAACCTATCAATACACTTGCATAAACTTTTATTTTTGAAACATTGTTCCAAGAAAATGTTGACCCAGTACTATAAGACAGTTGATCAAGTCGTTTTGATATAACAAAATATCTATTTGTTGAAAAATCTCCAATGGTGTTTGTCATTTCTGCATTTAATCTAGCATATTGAGTTTCATCGCTATTAGAAAACTCAACCAAAACACGCACAGTATCTGGTTGTGTTAATGAAGCACCATCAACATTAACTAATGAAAATGCTACTTTTAATAAATCTGCGGTAGAGTTTCTTGAAAGGTCTACCGTTTGACCAGTTAATTGTAAAAATTTTGCACCAGAGCCTATAGAAAATACTCCACCAGATGATGTAAGGTTTGATGTGTTTCCTTTCAACATTAAAATATTATTTAAATATCTGCATCTTTCATATCTTGCTGAACGTGTAGCATCTATAAATCCTAAATTGTTTGAGTTTGTTTGAATAGCAGAACTAGCAGATGTTATAACATTTAAAGAATTTGTTATTTTTTCTGTAATAACTGTTGGATTTGAAATTGTTGAACCGTCATTATATTTCCAGCCTTCAGTTCCTGTAAATGCAGTTATTGTTTTGCTATCGTATGATGTTGCAGAAGGATTTGATCCTGCAGAAAATAATCCTATTTCTGATATTTCGTATCTTTCTTCAGTTGGAAGTTCTGCTGTAAAAATAAGTTTATTTACTCCATCGTCATTGACATATCCAGTAGAAGTAATTGGAACCCTAAACATTTCAAAATCTAAGACCTGTTTTGATGGATCAACTTCTATTGAAATAGTAGCACTAGAAAGATTAACAGTTGGCGTAGGGCTTACAGTAAACTGAGTGCTGCTTGTTATTGCTGTAACTAGTGTATCTGATACTGTGCTTAATGTTCCAGTACCGCTTAAAATTGTTATTTTAGCACCAACCCATAATGATGATGTGCTGGAAACTGTTACAGTTGATCCAGAAGATGAAACGCTTGCAATTGAATTTGTATTTGTTCTTGGTTTAGCACCACAGCCAACTGCAAGATATGATGCATAGGCAGGGGCAGTTCCAATCAAGTACTTTGCAATAATTTCTTTGCCAATATTAGTTATCATTATATTCCTGCCTCATATATAGTTCCATTATACGCTATTTCAACTTCAACTTGTTCATCATTAAGCATATTAATCAATTCTATCACAATAGATCCATCTACATCTACCCAAACATTTGCATTATTTCCAGATGGATCATTTGTTAAAGTTGGGATTTTATCATTTAATTTTATAGAAAAGTTATCAAAAATATTTACAGATGTTTGTTGCAGTTTAACTAGGTTGAATGGATTATATTCTTGTTGGATTAATTTTAGATTTTTAATTGGTTGATATTTTACACTTTGACCATTGACAGTATCATATCTTGAAATTGCTAGAAGTTCTTGACCACCAACATTTTCAAATAATATATCTAAGTATAGTTGACTGTCTATTAAGTCATCATTAAATAATACTGTATCTATTGGGGCTGTTTTAATTGCTGGTGTTGATGTAGTATTTGTTGATGACGGAGCGCTTGGTGGTGTTGGATAAACTATTGGATTTGTTGGTGGAGGCTCTGGTGGCTGTGTTGGTTGTGTTGGCTTAGGTATAATTGTTGAAGTAGTATTAGATGTATTAGAAGAACCCAAAACACTGTTAACAGTAGAAATTGGAACTGATGCTGTTCCAAGTCCTGCACCCTTGCCAGACTGATTTGCACCATACGGGTTACTTGCAGTATTTGGTGCTGTAATTTTTACATTTGTTCCACTAAATAATACAGTTTCACCTGCTGCTGCACGAGCAGCAAGTTTTGGATTGTCAGTTAATATTTGTGCAACTGTTGTTCCGTTTGCTTTTGCAATACCTGATAAGGTATCACCTGGTTTTGCTGTTGCCATTTATTATACCTCGCTCAAATAAACAGTCATGGTTGGACCATCAATAGATTTTTTATAGTTAATATTATATACTACAAAATTTGTTTTATCCGATGTTATTGCATCAATACCATTTTCTTTATATGATAAGTTTACAATATCTCCAAGTTGCAATGTTGGTATTGAAAATATATCTAAACCAACGTTCTTTTTAGGCTTTAAATTTTTACTTGCTATCCAGCCAAGTAAATCGTTGGCAGTGTCTGAATCTTGAATATATTGACTGTCTAAAAAGAATTCATTTTTGCCATATAGTATTCTGCTTAATTTTATTTGGTCATACTCTTCATTAATCCTAAATGGTGATGTTACTAAATTATTTCCTAGCAGTTCTGGATCTGATGCATTTCCTTTATTATTGTAATAGTCATCAATAGTTATTGTATTTGTTGTGTCTTGAGTAAATGTTACACCCTGAATTCTTAAAAAATTACCAGAAGTCTCATCTAAATTTAAAATAGTATCTGTATTGTTAAAAATTAAAAATTCTGCTCCATATGAATCTGCAGTAAATCCAGAGACTGTATAACCTTTAAGCCTATTTAATGTGGGTGCAATTCTTGCATACAGTGCTGGGTATGCTCTATCATATTTTATATTAAAATATGCACATTCTCTTAAAATTGTTCCAAATTCTTCAAAATAAATATTATAAGATGGAATACCTTTAGTGGTTCCAATTCCAGTTAAATATGTTTTTTGAATAACACCGCTAATTGCATATTTATTTAATGCTTCTATTGCATTTACGCTATTATTATCATCACCAAAAACTGATGCAATTGGTGCATCTAAATCAAACACTGCATTTGTTGCATAATTTTTACCAAGTGCATAAATATTTTCAAACATTGCTTTTGTTGTTCCTCTAACAAAAAGTCCTATTGATGGATTAATCAATGTAATTGGAGTTGAATCTATAACAGTTTTAACTAATTTTCCATTTATATATAAGTAAAATATTCTTTTAGATCCTTCATCAACATATTCCATAGATAAGTCATACACTGAAGGATTTTCCTCATTTGCCAGTCTATATTGTCCAGCAAAGTTGCCATCATCAACAATAATGTTTCCTACGCCACCCCAAAGAGATACAGGAATTGCCTTGCTTGATGACGGCTCTTTTTGAATTTTATAAAACATTATATTGTTAATAGCATTAGTACTTAAGCCAGTCTTTGAATCAATCTTTAAATATGTTTGCAAATTTGCAGTAGTAAGTGCTGCAATTTCAAAGTAATATCCAATATTAGTTTTTGGATCAACTAATGAAATACCCGCTGAACCGCCACCAATGCTTACACTCTGTGTTGGATCACTTCCAGGAAGGTTAAAGTATGTCATTGCTCCTACTGGGCTTTGAGACATATCTCCTAATGCTTCAACTTTGCCAATAATTCTAACTCTTGTTCCAATATGTGGATAAAGTTTGTCTAGGCTTTTCCAAACATATGATATAAAGTTTCTTGGAACATCATTTGTTCCAAAGCCTGGACCATTTATTACAAGTGCAGAAGACTGAATTGTTCCTCCTGCTGCTGATGTTAAAGATTTTAAACCACTTTCATTAAAAAATTTAGAAGACATAAAGTTTTTAATAATTCCAGTTCTTTCTGATTTTTGTGCAAGAGTTTGATTTACTCCTGCTGCGCCAGTTGACACTGTTGCTGGAAGTGTTGGCTGAATCTCTGTAGTATATAAGTACTGTGATTCCATATCGCATCCTTGTACATAATTATTGTCATACCAATATGGATTTAATCCAGCATTGTGTGCAACAATCTCTGTACCAAACTGTCCACGACCATGCTTTACTACTGGACCATTTTTTAATTTTGTAAATCCATTAATTGTTTCATAGTATGGCTCTGCATAAATTCTAACTAATCCTGTTGGATAAATTTTTCCGTTAAATGGTAGTTTTGAAAAATAATCTTGATACTCTTGACTAGTGCTTATCCATACATTTCCAGTTCCAGTTATATTATATTCAACTGCATCATATTTAATGATTTCACCATTTGCATAAAGCATTCCTTTAAACCTTGTTATCCAAAATGCATTTTCACCCAAATCAATTTTATTGTTAATAAGAACATTTCCAGAAACAGTTGGGATATTATTTGTTAAATCTGTATTTAATGGCATTGCTGATAAAGCATATTTTGATTGTGTTTGATTATTAAGAGTTGTCGTTGCAGATGATCCAGAAACTTCCCAAAGTAAAGAAGGCTTATATATCCATGACTTATCTGTATATTGAGATTGAGCAAAACTTCCATATGTTCTAGCAATATATCTAGCAACATAATTTATTGTTCCAGAATTAATAACTTTTTTATCTTGAGATGATATGGAGATAATATTTTCTAATTTACCAGAATTGTTATTTCCATACAAAACTATATCTGCAGATCTTTCTCCAGTACTATCAAGAACATATTCTTTAGTCATTACAACAAAGTTGTTATATTCATCAAAAAACATTGCCGACTGTGTTGCAATTGCTAATTGGTTTAATACTTCTGCCGTGCTTTGTTCTGGAGCAATAAAAAAATTTGGAATTATTGGATCATTTGCATTGCTTAATCTTTTAAATATATAATTAGAAAAGCCTATAGAATCTAGAAGTATACATATAGCCTGACTTAATGATACTTCTTGCAAAAATATTTGAGGTGCTTTTGTTAATTCAAAATGAAAATAAAAATCTCTTAATTCAATGGATATGTTAGAATTTGTTTGATCAACTTGTGGCATATTTGTTGAATACAATGTTTTAATAGGAACATAGTAATCTGCTCCATTTACATTTTTAATAACTTCAAAAAATATAAATTTTATGTTTTTATTTAAATACTTTGCAATAATACTTCCAGATTCTCCATTCCAAATATTTGTTTCAGCAAAAGATTGATCTGAATCAAACAAAGATATTGTTCCACTTCCAGGCATAACTTGTCCAACTGGTAATGTTGAGTTTCCAAGATCAGACAAAACTTTTGTTATTTCAAATTCTAAAACATTATTTGTTATATTTGCAATAAGTCTTGGAGACATTTCTATCAACTCTAATGGTATGTCTGGCTTATTCATTGTTGTTACAACTAGTCTTATTCCTTTTACCCAAACAAATTCTCTATATGTTCTTTCAAGACTGCTTGATTCCCTAAAATATGATGGATTTGTAAAATCATTAACAAAGGTACTATTACTTGTTATTGAGTCTGATCCAACTTGCCACTTATATACTGGAATACTAAAATCATACCCAAAACCATTATAAATTGCTAGTGTTCCACGGTCTGTTGGATTGTTTGCAATCAAATAAGCAGAGCCAATTATATTTATATTTGGCAATGCGTTTACTGATGTCTCTATTCTTTTAAAAACAAAATTATTAATATATCTTGTTGGAACTTCAAGACCATACTGCAACTCAATATGTCCATCATCAGGAATTGTTGGTCTTTGTAAATCATCAATAAATGGCGCTTCATCAAATGAATAAGCATCTTGCCATTTATTATAAATATCTAGATATTGAATTTTAAAATTTTGAGGAGTTGTTTTATTTGAATTTCCATAAAAAGGATCGTTAAAAGTTGTTCCACCAGTATTTTTAAAAGGACCTAGATCAGATGATCCAACATTTGTTTGTACTTTTATAACAATTCTGTTTGCTGGAACTTCTTCTTTATATACAACAAATGGATTTGCATCTTCAATTAAATATCTTCCATCACTACTATTTTTTGAAATACCATACTCAATATTACTTTGTTGTATAGATACTGGAATTAAAGCATTAGTTTCACTAAGTGGTGGTGGTACAACGCTCTCAGTTCGGTATGATCTCCAATATTTAAAGGTATCATCTTTATGTGGCATATAATATCTTGGCCTTGTGTACATATCTTTATTAGGGTAAGATATATAATTACCACTAAAATACGAAAGTTTATTAATTCCAGATCTTGGTCTAAATGGTTTAATGCAATCTTCTAAGGAGTAATATAACTTTTCCTTTGTTTTTTTTGATCTAAAGAGAAGTGGGACATCTTCATCATCATACCCATAGTCAACAACAATATCTGAATCTGTTGCTCCAGTGTAAAAACTACCAGAATCATTATTGTCAAAAAAATCTGGCAATACACTGTATTGTGTACTAGTTGATCTGTATCTATAATTTCCTAATTTATAGATATTTCCAGGAACATTCATATTCCATTCAGCAACAATGGCAGACTGAGCAGATATTGTATTGGAAGTTTCTAGATGATTTTTTAGTTCATCACTCTCAAACATTTTAAACCTCTTCCAGGCTTATTGAAATATTCCACATATCATGATTAGATCCACCACGCTTTACAACTGTATAGTCAAAACTAGCAAGATACATTTGAAGTACCTGATTGTATTGTGCTAATTTGCCAAATGATTCAGAATTATCGCCAAATTCACTATATTTATCATACGCTAAATACACCCAAAATGGTCCAGTGTGTTCTTGATACCAGGTAAGCATTTCATTTCCACCTGCCCCGCCATCTGCAGTATATTCATTTTGTTGAGTATAAGGTGAGCCATCTGCTGGTCTTTCTGGTGTTTCTTTATTATAGATACTGAGTCCAGTGTTTTGATTAAAATTTGGACGAACTGAGTGAGATCTTGATGGAAGCATAGCCCATGAAGTATTAATAACAAGTTTATCTGCATTGTGATATGATCTCATTGTTCCATTAATCATTCTTTTTCTTTGTTCAATTCTTTGTGTATTAATAGTAATTTCACCACGGTTGTGATCAGACAAAATAATGAAAGAGTTGTCTAATTGGTTTTGGCTTAATCCAGTTTCATCTGACAACTTTTCATATCCAGTTGGAACCCATATACCATCAACTAATGTGCCAGCAGAGTCTGACCATAGCATTGCTTGTGGTCTTGACCATTTTTTTCTACCTAGTAGATAATCTTTTGACGCCATCAGTATCTAACCTGTCCTCTTACTCTTTGATTTTCCATTTGACGAATCTTGATTAATACTGCATTTGCAACATCGTCTGGATTAACATTTGAACCATTCATGTTTACACTTAGGCTATAATTATACACTGTATTACTATTGTCTGATTGAGTTGGTACATCATTTCTAGGCATTACAGCAGGACTCATCATATTTGAACCTGTTCCAGTATTATATGTTGGCAAACCAAACTTTCTATCAATTTCAAATGATGGGAATTTGTTAGTATTAATTGCTTCTAGTAAAGGTCCAAATACTCTTGTTGCTTTTTTATTAATAACATATTCTCCTGGAGTTAACCATGCTGGAACTGTATCTGTTCCTTTTGGACCACCGCCATCTGCAAAATATTGAGGAATCATTCCACCCTTTGATATGTATCCATATCTGTCTCTTCTTGCTGCAATAATATCAGATGTAGACCCTGATGTATTTGATTTTTTATTATTTTGCCAATCATCACGACCACCGTTCATGTCTGTACCAGCACCAAGTCCAGGTGGTGTAGGAGATACTGGTTTTGCTGCAGCGGCTGCAGCGGCTGCTGCCCATGCTGCAACAATTGCTTGAACAAGTGCTAATTGCTCTTCAAGACTAATTTTCATAGTGTCATATCCATTTTGTGCTTCATCAATTGCTAGTTGTGCATTGTCCCAAGCAAGTTTTTCATTTTCAATAACTTTTAATTGAGCATTGAGAGTCTCTTCTGCTGTTTTTAATTCTATATTGGCTGCTTTAAGTAATTTATCTCTTTCTAACTCAAGACTATATTGTTGCTGACTAAGTGTCCAAAGTTCTTGCTCAATTTGTTTTCTAGTTAATCCATTAATCTTAATATTATCAAGTGCTTGTTGACGTGCTCTTCCAAGCATATCTGTTTGACTTTGTGCGGCACTTGCTGCACTTGCTGCTCTGGAATCCTGTACGGCTTGTGCTGCTGCTGAGATGTCACCCTGTGAAAGAGCATCTGCAATACTAATTCTTGCTTTACCTTGCTGAATAGCATCTTGATTTAATTTATTTATTTGCTCAAGGGCTGCTGCTTGATCATCATACTGTTTGTTAATTGACTCTGCCTGTTTGTCAATAAGTGAAAGGTCATGATTTAACGCACTTGTTCTTTCATTGATTGGATCTAATTTTGCTGCAAAATCATCAGTAATTTTATCTATTGTTTCTTTTGCTCTATCAACTGCAGGCTCATATTTTTGTCTAACTCTTGCTTCTTGAATTCTAAATTTTTCCATCATTGCATCATATGCTTTGCTAAATTTTTCCATGTTTTGTTTTGTTTTATAGAATGGATCTTGTGCCATATTAAGTTTTTCTTGTGCTTTAGCAGTTTCATCTATTTGTTTTTTTAATTGCTTAAATGATAATCCCGCTGCTTTTGGATTATTAATTAGTTTTGCTAGGCTAACATTGTTAACCATTTCTGCTGCTGTTTTTGCATCATACCCTGCTTTTATTAATGTTTTATATGCTTTAGTTTGAGCAATAGTATCAGCCTTTTGTTCTTTTAAATCTTTTAATGCTTGTTGAATTGGGCTTAATTGTTTAGGTGTATCATCAATAGTTTTTAGTCCAAGAAGTGAAGAAATTCGTGTAGCATCTGAGTCTTGTACAGCAATTAATTTGTCTAATTTTGCTCTAGCCGCTTCTGCAACTCCTGGAACTTCACTCATTAATTCATTAAGAAGTTCTTGTGCTAAAGCAGTATCTAAAACTGCTGCTCGTAATAATTTTTGTTTAGTTTCATAATCTTTAATGCCTATTACTGATTTTGCAAACTCTGGACTTATGTTTTTTAATGCTGCTTCAACAATTCTTATTTTATCAGCACCTTCTGGCATTCCTTTAAAAACATCAGCAATTGCTGCTTGATATTCTTTTGCTTTTATTTTTTGAGTTGCAAATAAATTTGTTAAGTTAACTAATTTGGCTGATACAAATTGGCTTGACTCATTTAATACTTTCTGTTGACCTCCACTAAGTTGTTCTTTTGGAACTGCTCCTAGACCACTACCACCTCTTCCAACAGTTCCACCAACTGCAACTTTTTTAACTCCATTTTTAAATTCTTTTTCAAAATCTTTGGCTAAACTATTAGCAAGTTTACTTGCCTCTTTACGACCTTGTTTTGTGCTAAGATCAATTTTTTCAAATTCTAATAATACTTTTGTCTTACCTGCTTCTTCTGCAAGAGCCTTTAGGTAAAGATCAATTGCATCTTTTGAATAACCCTGACTACCTAAATCTAAAGAAATTGCTTGGAATGCAATCCTAGCCTCTTTTACAGTTGCAGATTTAAGAGCCTGAATGTCTTTTTTAAATGTAGTCTTAAACTCTTCATCTTGTTGAATTGTGTCTATTTTGTTTTGTTCAGAAGTTGTTGATTGAATAGAACTTATTGTTGCGCCAGAACCTGGCCTTGCTGTAGATGTTTGTCCCAATAATCTATCTAATACTTTAACCTTACCAGAAGTCATATTCATAGCATCTGCAAGGCCCTCTGTTGCCATACGTGCTCTTTCTTGTGACGCTGCAATAAGTTTATAAGCAACAACTCCTGCTGTTATTAATCCCGTTGTTATTCCAATTGGTCCAAGTAGTGCTTTAAATCCAAAAAGAAGTTTTGATAAAATTGGTAGAAATCCTGTAGTTTTTCCACCTGCTGCAATGTCTACTGCTCTCATTGCATTACTAGCCATTTTTGCTCTTTCTACAGTTAAATTAAGCAATGCTTGTTTAGTCATTAGTTGAGTAACTGACATTAATCCAAATAGTATTCCTGAATATTTCATTAACTGGTTTGATACCTTGCCTAAAGTGCCACCTGCCATAGATCCCATTGATGCCAGGGTAGTTAGTCCAAATGAAGCACCCATTAGTTTATTATTAAGGCTTGTAAGATTGGTAGTTGTTCTCTTTACTTCATTGCTTTCCCCAAAATTTCCAATAATACCACTTCTTTTAGCAACATTTCTTTGATTACGTGCTATTGATTTTTGAACTGCAGTATCATATGCAACAGCATCATCTCTGCCATCTTGTGATGCAAGTGGGTGTGGGCTTTGTCTATCACGACTTACAACATAAGGATCTTTTGTTGTTTTTTCTAATTCTGCATTATATGCTGTACCTTCAGTACGAGCACGTGTTGTTCCATTTTTATTTGCTCTTGCTTTTACTTCTGCATTATATTGTGCATCATATCCTAAAGCCTCTGCATGTGCTTGTTCTCTTCCAATTTTATCAGCCAGTTTTAAAAGATTTTCATTTCCTTCACTCTTATAACTTTCAGCATATAATGGCACACCAAGTGCAGACTTTAATCCAATATCTTTTTTACCAATAGCCTTTCTTTCTTGGGCTTTTCCTTTTGCACCAGTAGGAGCAAGCATTGCTGGTTTTTGCATATCATCAACGGCTCCCCTAAGTCTAGAATCTGCAACATCAACTCTTTTTACGGCCCTGTCTACTGCAGCATAAAATTCTTCTTCTCCAAAATGCTCTGGAAGAAGACTTATTTCTTCTGAAATTAATTTACCAAGATTTCTAACACTACCAGTTATTCCTTGCATTAAATTTGGATCATTAATAAGATCTTGAAATGCTAAATTTTCTTTATCCATTATTGTTTTATAAACCATGGCTAAAGTTCTATCACTTTGTGGACCAGAATATAGTCCAGCCATCTCATCTCTGCCCATAATAAAGTTTCCGCCACGTGACTTTTTATTTGCTTCTTCTGGCAAAACATTTACAAAATTGCTAAATTGTTTAACTGGTTTACCAGCAGCAGCGTCTGCACGTAAAAGTTTTGCTAAAGTTGCTGAGTCTGTAGCAGCAGCAAGTCGTTCAAGTTCTTTAGGATCTGTTATATCTGGTAAATTTCCCATTGCATGAGCAGCAACATACTTTTGTCCTTTGTATGGTGTTGCAGATGAGCCTTTAGGATTATTTCTTTGTACTCCAACTTCATCTAAAAACTTTGAAAGTGTATCTGCATTAACTTTAAATGACATTCCAAGTTCATTTGCATTGTCTTGTAATGCTTCTAATGCAAATGTTAATCCTTCAGTATCTTTACTGAATTTACCAATAATTTCATCAAGTGCTTTTTGACCAGTAGAAGTTGGAATATCATAAGATTGTCCATCAAATCCTATCCTACCTCCCGCAAAACCAGGGATATTATTAGCAATAATTCCACTAAGCAAACCACCATATTTTTTACTTTGTTTAGCAGGAACAACTGTTTCACCATTTGAAAGCATTGCTGGAATTGAATCTGAAGTTCCTGTTCCAGGACCACGAACAACTCCTCCTGATGCAAACCTCTTTACTGCTGTACGAGATATCATCCCAGGATTAGCAAGTGAAAAGTTTTTTGCTGCTACTGTTGCATTAGAGTATGCATTTCTTAGACTATTTACTGAACCTGCTTCTAAATTAAATGTTTGTATTAATTTTGCATGAGATTGATCAAGTGAATGTGCTGCTGCTGCAGCATCAAGTTGTTCCATTGTTAAATATTGAGTTTGCTGTCCAAGTTCTACTGAACCACCAGTTAATCTTTGGTATCCTGCACGTAAAGTTGCAAATAATTTGATTCCATTTGCAAAAGCATTCATAAGTAAACCAAATGTCATAAGTACGATTGGACCTAATCCAGCAACAACTGCAACGATTACTCCGATTGTTTTTTTAACACCATCTGAAAGATTATTAAATCTATCTAATAAACCACTAATATTTTCAAGAATTGGTGTAAATATTTTCATAAACAACTCGCCCACTGGCGCTAGTGTTGCTTTAAGTTTTTCAATTGCTGCTCTAAATTTTGTAAGTGAAGATGCTCCTTGAATACCTAATTCTTTATCTGTTATGCTTGCTAAATCTGATGCTGACATTCCCATTAAATCTAATACTCTTGACGCCTGGCTTCCTTGCTTATTAATGTTATCAAATAAAGTTGACATACGTGCAAATTGGAATTTACCAAACATTTGCTCAATTGCTCTAGCACGTGATAATGGGTCAAGCGTATCAAGTGCTGCACCTACATCAAGAACTGTCTTTTTTAAATTTCCCTTATCTTTTTCAACAATCTCTTTAATATTTATTCCAACACTTGCAAGCATTGCACTTGCCTTTGTTGAGGGATTAATTAAAGATGCAAGTCCAGACTTTAAAGCGTTAGCACCTTCTGACGCATTTACTCCACCTTCTTTCATTGCAGTCATAAAGAATGCTAAATCTTTTACGTCTCCACCAAGTTGCTGAATAACAGGTGCTACCTTTGGAATTGCTGTTGTTATGTCGTCAAGAGATACAACAGTTTGGTTTTCTACTGAGTTTAAAAAGTCAATTGTTGTTGCAAGTTCTGCTGCAGAAATACCAAAAGCACTCTGAAGAGAAATTGTTGTTTCAAGGGCTTGCTGTTGATCAATTTGTCCTAAAACAGATAGTTTAGTTGCCTGTGTTGTTTGTGCAATTAAATCTTGATTTGCAAAACCTGCTGCTGCTGCATCTGCTGCCAGAGCAATTGTATCTTTTACTGCTACTCCATATTTAGTATATGCATCTCCAATAGATCTAATTTGAGCAAGCATTGCATCAGTTTCTTGTTGGCTTGTTCCCAAATCTCCATATACTCTTTTAAACTTAATAGCAGCCAATTCAATATCTTGGAAAGCCTTTGTTGCTGATGATCCCATTGCAATAAGAGGAATTGTAAAACCAACCATAAGTTGACGGCCAGCCCACTGTGTATTTTTACCAAAATTAAGAAGTTGAGTAGATCCTTGCTTAAGTAACTGATTAAAGATTGCTTGCTTCTGTGCTGATATTTGCATTTGTGTTGACATGCTATTAATATCAAGAGTTGCAGGCATGATTGACATAGCCTTCATTGCACCTGTTGTATCACGACCCATTTTAATATATTGGGTTTGAAGTCTCTTTACTCTTTCTTCCGCTACCCTGCCAATTGTATTAAACTCATTGGTAAATAATCTTCCAAAAGTTTTAGATGCTCCGCCTGCATAACGGAAATACTCACGCATAGAAAGTTTATTGTTTTCAAGTGCGTGAGTAAACGACTCCGTTGATGTCTTAATGACACCCATCTGTGCTATAAAGTTGCCTGTTGCATTAACAGAATTTAAAAGATTTGTTTGTAAATTCTTTTGTGCAATGGCTGCACTTTCACTAGTCCTAGATATAGATGTATGGAATTGTGAAAGTTGGCGTTGTAGATTTTTGAGTTCTGCTAATGCTTGGGCCGTGTCAAAATTAACCCCTATGTTAGCATTAATATCACTCATTCATGAACACCTCTTTACATTATTTTTTAAATATTTAATTGACCAGAAGCATCAAGGTTTGTACCAGATGCTGCTTCAATAATTTGATAAACTGTTGGAAGATCAATATTGTCTTCAAGGACTTTAATATCCAACGCTAGTTCTGGCTTGTACTGCTTCATTGCAATCTGAACACATTCAAGAAGAATGGTCATAGACTTATCGTTGTCATCTGCTACTGCTTCAATTCCCTCAAACTTTTTTGTGAATTCACGCAAAAGAGAGATTTTTAGTGGACGCACTTCTACCAGTGTTCCGTCAATAAGTGATACTTTTTTTGGCTCATATACTGTTGTTGCCATTTTTTACCCTCCTAATTAGGTTAGGTCAATTATAGCATAACAGCAGGATTTCTAGAGTCCTCATAGTCTAATCCCATGCCAATTCCAAACCCTGCCTTTACTGCATTTTGTCCTTGCAATGCAAGAATATCCTTACTATCATTTGTTGCACCACCACTAAATACTCTAGCCTTCATGTCTTCCCATTCTTTTTGACCTTTGCCTGAACTAGAACTTTCTTCTAAGTCAACACCTTGCATGGCTGCTAAAAATTTCTTTTCTTGATAATCTAACTCTCTGCTGCTTGCTATGGTTGATAATAATTCTGGCATAGATAAAGATAGTTCAAGTTCATTATAATCTTTCCATATTCCAAGCAAAAATATTTCATTTTCTAACTTGGCAAGATCTAAGTTGTCCCAATTAGCATCATCCTCTGAATTGCTAACCTTTTTATCTTCATCTAATTGATCAAACTTTCGTTTTATTTTTATCCCTACTGACATTTCTAAAATATCATACAATGTATTTAAATCAAAATTATCTAATATGTCTTGAATACTGTTAGATAGTTTTGGATAATATTGTTTCATTCCAATTCTTACACATTCACATAAAATATCAATAAGTTCATCTTCTGTTGTTTCAATTTTTATTGATGCAAAAACATCCATGACCTGTCGCATGTATTTAATCTTTAATGGAATAATTTCTATATCCATACCGTCAATTGTTTTGACATTATTTATTTTATATATATAAGTAGCCATCGTTTTAATTTTACCATAAAACAACAAAGCCCACCTCAACAAGAGATGGGCAATGCTGATTAGACTATAATTATGAAAGAATAGTCCAGGAACGATCAATGATCTTTCCGTATGATGCTGTCTCATCATCTGGAAGTAGACGGAATGTCACTTCAAACATAGATGGAGCGTCACGCTTTGCTGATACTGTTACGTTGTCAATTGACAATGCACGGTATGCTGCATAGATACGTTCAATGTGTGATGAATCATCGCAGTCACCTGTTCCAGGTCCTACTGCTACGATACCACGCTCTACTGGGCACTCACCAATGTCTCCTGCTGAAAGAACCATAGTTTGTCCTGCTGAAGACAACTTTGTTCCTGTTAATTCTGCAGAATTGTAAGCCAATGCTACCAATAGGTTTTCAAGAGTGGCTTCTGCAAATGCAGTCTTAAGACTGACTTCCATGCCCTGCTTGTATAGTTTTGCAACATCAAGAATTTGATCTACTGAAACTTCACCAAAGTTTGGTGTGAAAGTTAGGTCAAGTCCGTTCATTGTGTAACCAACATTGCGGAAGTTGCCTGCATTAGACAACACTTCACGATAAGACGTATTAGCATTTTGTGCTGGTAGTCCACCTGAACCAAGAATGTAGTTAGCAATAAAGAATGATGCTGCACCGACGATAATGTTTTGATTATTACCACGTGTATAAGCCATTTATATCACCTCTTCTATTAAGATTTTATTAAGTTGTACGGCGAAATTTGTTTCCTCAGTATCAATTATAACAGCGTTTTTATTTATATGAATTTGCGTTATACTGAGCATGATAGTCATACTCAATAATGAGTTTATTTACAAACATTGTTCTTGCTGATGCTAGGTCTAATACGTCTCTGGCTTCTTGAGCCTGATATACCTTGATATTTCTGAAAAAAACATTAAAGTCTTCTCCACCAGTATTGGCTGCACAGAAAGCATTTAGGTCTTGGGCTGCTGCGTCTTCTCTATCCAAAAGTTGGGATATGACGATATTTGCATTATTTACATTTGCTAGGCTTGTGCTGTATAGGTAGTAAAGAAGTTGCTCTCTTTTGTGTGGGTAAAAAACTGATGGTCTAAAGGTTATTAGTCTGTCATATATAATTACTAGGGGTTCTGATATTGATGTAGCCTGAACTACATTTTTATATATTTCTTCTGTGTTTGTTGGGCTTGTAGCAAAAATAGGAGTTAGTTGTGAAACAGCACTTACTCCAATATCATCATACTTTGCAAGTTCATCAAAAATATATTTGTTGATCCACTTTGGTGGATATGGCAATGCTGCTACTGTTTTACCCATATTAGTCTAGTCCAATCTTTGCATCAATGATCCAATTATATCCTGTTTCTATTCCTTTTGATTTTCCATTTTTTACTCCAGATGCCAGATTAAGTTTATATGCCATAGGATTTTCTAAATAGGTAAATAGTCCTGAAGCCTTTAAAAATGATTGTGAAAAATATAATCTAAAAAATTCATCAAATATTTTTTCATAAGATCCTCTTGCTTCTGGACCTCCAGGTGTTGGAATCCTTATTTCTCTTTTTGTAAATATTTCTTCGCCATCTATCTTAAATGCAAGCACTGAACTATTTTTTGGCTTAATGCTTATTGGAATTCCATTTTCCATAATTTTTGCTTTATTATAAAAAGGCACTTCGCTATCGTTTGCTATTGAAGTTGATTGTCTAAATGTTGAATTAATAGAGATTCCATCTCCTACTATCCTGTAGTCAATATTGTAAAGTCTTGCTTCTGGACTTCCTGTTTTATACCACTCATACATATGTTGTAGTGCTTGCGGATTTCCTCTTGCATTTGAATCAATATATCTTTTTAATCCTTCTATTGTTCCAGTAGATAAATGTTTTAAAAATATACCTTTACCTTTTTGAATACCTTCTAGGAAACCAGTTGAATACTGTATAAAATTAAGCATTTGTGAATCAAACTTTTTAGTATCAAAGCGAACTCTCATTAATTTACCGCTTGATTTTCTGATCTGCGAATTGTAAATCCATAGTAGTCAATGTTGCCATAAGGAGCAAGATGTGGGTCATATGCTGCTAATTCGTATATTGTACCCTTGCCATTTCTAGGTCCTGCAGTTTCTTCGTATATAAGTTGACCAGAAGCAGTTCTGATATTAGTCAATAATATGTTAGTTAAGGCTTCATTTACTTCTCTTGTGGTTACTCTTAAATCTGTTCTTGTTCTGCCAATTAAGATGTCTTTATATTGTAAAAAAACTGCTGGACTAATTTCTCCTGAATTTTTTTTGGAATATGGCATAACATTAAGTGCAATAGTTCTATCAAACACCCAATCCTTTTTTACTTCTCCATATGATCCTTGACTAATTATTGGATAATAAATATCTGCAAGCATTGGAAAATATAAATCTGTGGCTTCACAATTAACTGTAGCCATATTAAATCACCCAAGGTTTACGCAATGTTGTTGTATATTTTTCTAGAGTTTTATCTACCATTAAGTTGCCAGTACCCTCAAGATGTCTCTTATCCCATTTGATTGTAAACTGATCAGTTTGATAAGACTCAATTGCTCGTTTATAATAATCTAGTTTACCGCAACGAATGTCATCCATCAATCTAAGTGTTGCATCTTTTATGTCATTTGGAACAACCTTATATCCTGTTTCATAAACAATTACGTAGTCTACTCCCTCTGGAAACATAACTCCAGTATTGTTTGCGCTAAATGTTGGAGTATCCAAAGCACTATATGCATTAAAGGAATCTGATACAGACCTTCTATATTCTAGTGGTTTTTTCTCAGCACGATTATAACTACCCAAACTTGCGTCATCTTTATATATGGCTGATCCATCTACTGTTACTCCATATGTGTATCCAGTAATTGCTGGTTCTTCTAAAGATAAGTCATATACAAGTTCTGAATTTTCATATACCCCTAGAACTCTATATCCACGATTCCACAATGGTAAATAGTCTGTTCCTTGTCCAACAACCTCTAGTATATTTTTTTGAAACATAAAGCCATCTGGACCAATTACTGAATTTATAATTGTTCTTGCAAGTAATTCGTCTTCTTCATATTTTGCTATTTCTGATGCAGTTGTTACTAGTTTTCTTACATCTACATATGGTCTAATAACATTTAATGTATCTTGAACAACCGCATATTTTTCTGTTCCTGTTGTTGTATAAATATTAACATCATAATCATGATCGTATGCAAGAAAATCTCCAGTTAAAACATAAGTTATCTTTGAACTTGCACTTGAGGTTATAAGTACATCTTTTGCAATAGTACCTTTATCATTTTCAATTGTAAAGCGATAACTTACATTTGGTGATGGTACATCGTAGACAATGCTAATTGGGTATGGTGGTTGTCTATTAATTATCATATTTATTTACCGTAGGCTTTCGCCACCTCTTCTGGACTAGCCAAGCGTACTGCTTTATGTTGCAGCCATCTTTCTGAATTTTCTGAAGACACAATGTTATAGCCAATAATCAAAGATCCTACTTCGTTCCAATATAAATTTCTAGAAGAAAATATTGCTACTGTTTCATTAACTTTGTTTGTTATTTCTTCTTTAACAGGCTTAACTGTTTTTGAATTTGTCATTGAATCCTCCTGTGTTTATTATACCAGAATGCTTATCTTTTATAACTAATAAAATTATTTTGTTGTGGTTTTTTGCCACCTGATGGTATTCCTGATGGATTTACTGCATTTGGTCCTGTTGTATCCCCAAAAATTACATCTCCATTAATATTCCCTAATGCATTATCTTGAGTAATTAATCCATTCGTACCCATTATAATAACTCCACCTACATTACCAATTGCCAATGCACCATCTGCATTTAATGTTTGATTTGGATTTGTACTTGAATATGACATATTTCTCCTTAAAGTGGAAAGGAGGGGCGGTTTTATCCGCCCCCCCAATCAGGTTCAATTAAGAACTATTTTTTAGGATTCTGCGATTGCATCTGCGTAAGCAACTGCATCAAGTTCTTCCCATTGTACGCCGAAACGAACGAATACTGTGTATTCTACAGTGTCCTTCTTTGGCTTGTACTCACGGTTTACAGTGATATCTCTTTGGAATCCCCATACACGGTTCTGTGGGAATGTAAGATCTACAAATCCTGCAGGGTAGTAAGGAACTTCCTGAACATCAATTCCTAGAACACGAGTTGTACGTGCTCCACCGAATGTCTGTCCAACTCCATCAAGATAGTTCTGACGGTTTGCAGGTGTACCCGCTGGACGGTTAGCAAATGCTTCTGCAACTGCATCAGCAAGTGTTCCGTTGTGCTTGATAATACCCTGGAATGCGTCTGTACCTGCATAGAACTTAAGGTTTGACTTAAGTGCACGATACTTACGTGGCATTGCCAAGATAATGTTTTGCATTACATCAGTTGTCCATGCGTTGTTTGAAACAGTCACGATTGACTCGTGTGCTCCTGAACCAACAGCCTTTGTGCGGTTTACGAAACCGTTCATAATTGAAAGGAAGTTACCTGTTGCACCATCACCGTTAATTGCTAGATCTTCAATGTCGTTTCCGAAAGCATTAGTCATCAAGCGAACGATGTGGTCTTCAAGTGCTCCTCCTTCAATATTGTCTTCAAGTGCTTCAGTTGAAATTTCCCAATCAAGACGAATCTTCTTGGTTGTTAGTTCCACCTTAGTAAATGTAGCACCAGCGTTTGTGTAATCGTTTGAGCCTTGTGCTGCTGCACGAATTACACGCTCACCAACGTTGACTTTCTCAAGTTCAATCGTATTGGCTCTCATAGTAACCTTACGACCATCTTGGGCGAGAATTGTTGCATCCCACACGTAGTCAATGAAACGACGAGCCTGCTCTGGCAATAGGATTCCTCCTAGTGCACCTGTTGGGCTAACGGCGTTTGGTCCAGTAGTAACACCCATATTTGCTGTGGCTGTGTTACCTAGTATCCCTCCTGCTGGAGAAGATACTGATCCGATACCACCTGACGCAAAAGTACCTTCGGAGTTAAATGCTCCTGCTGGTGAAGTTGACGACGGATAGTTCTTTACGATCTCTGTGTTTTGTTCTGACATATATTTCACCTCCTAGTGATTTTTATATATATTTTTTAGTTAAATAGGTCGGATGATTTGAGGAAACGTCCGCCCCATAGGGATTTTTGAGTTGGCATTTCTGCAAACTCCTGCACGATCTCGCCTAGATCGCCAGACTTGCGGAAAGCGGTATCTTGCTCTACGGCATCTACTCTCTTTCCAAACTCATCTACTCCACCCTTAATATCTGATACTTCCTTAGTTACTGATGTAACTTGTTCTGTAACATTATCAAGTGATTTCTTTAATTCAGCAACTACGTCGCTGATTGATTTAACTGTTGAAGTTAAATCTCCAAAGGCATTAGCGAGAGATTCTTTTATCTCTGTAACGGCAGTGGCGACTGCCTCATCAGACTTTTCTACATTAACAATATCTGTATCTACTGATTCATCTGCTTTTTCCAAAACAGAGTCTTCAGCAATTACTTCATCAACTGTCTTTGTAACTTCTTCTGATGTTGTCTCTGGAGCATCTTCAACGACTGACTCTACTGCAACTGGTGCATCAGCGGTTGTTGTTTCAACCTCTGCATCAGCGACTGTGTTTGTATCTTCTGTCATTGTATTTTCCTCCTTTGTCATCTTAATTGTACTAATGCCTTTTGCACTATCAACTAAGAATTTTATCATTTCTGCTTTTTCATTGTCACTTTTTTCAACAAAGCCTATATTCTTCATTTGTGTTCCATCAACTGGACTCACTTCTGAATCATTTTGAGATAAAGAAACAATACCATTTGTAGAATCCCAGAATACATTCTCAACTACAACCTCTGAAGAAGATCCAGTAAAGGTTGTTTGTCCATCTGCATTCTTTTGTACAGACAAAATATTTGCAAGTTGATTTGCTGGTGAATCAACTAAAGATAATTCAAAAAGGTCATAGTCTTTAATAATTCTAATTGACTTTTGGCTTGCTTCATCAATTGCATCGTCCCACTTGTGGATATTTCCACCAATTGAAAAACTTGAAAGGGTTCCATCAAGTACTTTTTCCCAAGTATCTTGTGCCCCCTTTGAAACATATGCAGAAACATATACTCCGTTATAAAATTTTTTTGTGCTAGGATCAAAATAGCGATCTTGTTTAAATGATACTAGTTTGCCTACTGCTAATGGTTGATGCATTTCACGGATATTACCCTTGAATTTTTCAAATGCGGCAACGCTTGCTTCTTGTGTAACAATATCATTTTGCTTATCTAGGTTATCCAAAGTTGCAAAACCAGATACAATTCTACGCTCTGCGTCTACCTTAGCAAAAGGCATTGAGAGACGAACACTTGTTCCTTCAGTTGACCAGTGGGCTTTATTGATATTCATATCTCTCCTATTATACCAAAGATTTTAACACACATCTCAGTTATTGAGATGATCTACCAGTGCCTTTTGGATTCCTACCAGCAACTGTTGCAGGGCTATCGGATGAGTTGTTTGTTCTTTCGGCATCTCTTGATCTATTTTTTGCATTGTTAGCATTAGCATCTGCTGCTGCTCTAGCAGTTAATTCTAAAGGCTTGTCTCCATGAGGTGCTTGTGGAAGATCTAAAATCTCACGAGCCTCATTAGGTAACATAATTTGATTCTTAACATATCTTTCAAGAATCTGTGATTGAGCAATCTCATCTGTAAGGGTTAATTCATTGAATTTAAGTTCAACAATGTCTGTAAATTCCTTGACAATTTTGCTAATAAACTTTTCAATTTTTTCTTGTTCTGGACGAGCAACCTGTTCCTTAAAAGTGCGATCCTGTGAAAGGGCTGCAGCGATACCTGAGTCTGCCCCACCCAACTTAGAGATTGGAACCTGATGGGCAATAAGAATATCATCACGATTCTGCTTACGATATTCTTTAAATGAACCATCCTGAATACCATTTTCAATTGGCTCCATCTTAAATTCAACCTTATTAGTATCTGAATCTCCAGGAAGCGGAATATAAAGAGTGCGGTGAGATTGAGACTTTAATCCAGTTTGAAGGAATCTAAACATTTTATCTTCTGCGTCAGGAGAGAGTTTTGCACCTTTAAGAGTAATAATATATCTTGGTACAGCCTTGTTTTCAAAGTAGTCAATATTATACTGAGAAGCAAGTTGATCTCCAATAAGAGATGGCATAGCAGCAATAATGTCTGGTACTCCATAATATGTATTTAGCGGAGAGTATTCTTTAAAGTGAATAATTTCATTAGGACGATTATCTGATGTTAATGGGTTTTGATTCTTTGCCCCAAAGTTACGGAAATAAACTAAGCGTGGTCCAATAATCTGTACATATCCATCACGCAAACGACGTACACGCATTGTAGTAGATGGAACATGACCAATATATCCAATTTCTCCATTTACCTTACGACCAATTTCAAGATATCCGTTACCAGTTGCCTGTACATCTGTGTAAACTTTTTCCATAATAGTTGTAAAACTATCATCTGTGTTTAAGCCTTCAATCCATTCTTTTGCATCAATCTTAAGTCTTTCAATTCTTCTTCTTGCTCTTTCTGTTGCTGCTTCATCAGTAGATGCAGATAATTTCATCATTGTTTGAGCGTTCATTTCAAAATGATATCCAAGACCAACAACGTTTTCTACCTTTGCATCAATAGCAGCATGATTAGCAAAAGATGTATCATAAAAATTGGCTAGTTCGTACATATTGTATGGTGGTGTAATTACGTCAAAGATTCCATATCCATTACGATAAACAGTTCCAGGATTTATTGTTTTTGATCCTGCACCATCTCCAACTTGACTCGCTCTAGCATTTGCAAGATATTGATCAGTTGGAGCAGGCTGTTGAGTCATTACCGCAGAGTTGTATGTATCAACTGCTTTTGTTACTGTTCTTGCTGTACGGCGTTTAAAGTTCTGCTCAAGTCCTAAAAGATCTTTAAGGTTGTTCCAGTCTTGATTAAATGGATCGCTTTTCTTAAAAGGATTCTCATCTTTTTCTTGAGTATTTAGTGCTGCGGAAACATATTGAAACTCAAAATCATCACTCATCTAAAATACCTCTTCCATACTTATCAACAGTGTCTTGTGCAGCCTTCCAAGCACCAAGGTCGTTCATTGAAGGAATTAATCCTGCTTTCATTCTATCTAGTTGTTCTGAGTATTCTTCTTCAGTAACTCTTGTAAGCCCTGGAACAAAAACGGCCTTGCCGTCTCCAGGATCTCCATGATAAATTGCTGCTGCCTTTAACTTATTAATTTGACCAATATCGTTTTTATTAGAAGGAATATTTAGAACATTTCCTTCGCCATCTGTGAAATAGGCTCCACTAGCCTTTTTATACACATAAAGTCCCCAGTCATAGTGCTTATCAATGACTTGGCGACGAACATTTTCTACAATAGGTTTACCAGTTTTTGGGTTAATTAATCCATCCATAACCACAAGTATACCAGACTATGCAGGAGTCTTTGTAAATGTTGACCAAGCAGGACTAGAATATACCTTAAATTTTTCTGGATCAACCATAATCCCATTTACGGAATCATCAACAATAATTCTATCAATACCGACATAGCCATTATAGACAATATTTGGATTTATATTATAAAACGTTGAATCTTCTATAACGTAAATACTTCTCCAGGTTCCGTCAAGTTCGCCAGCATCTGAATAATCTCCATCAGAGTTAATGTCAAGTGGTGTTTCCCAATATGTCCAAGTCTTAGAACCATCTTTTACTTCTGACCATAGCCTTGATTTTATTTTTTGTTTTTGTTGTAAATCATCTGATAAATAATATGATAAATTATTAAATGTAATGTTGCCAGTAACATTTATTGTTCCACTATATTCACTAAAATCTAATAAATCAGAAAAACCAATTCCCAAAACTGACCAATTTTCATTAACAATGTATGGCGTATCAACAATATTTCCATTAATAGAATATATAACATTTGTTAATGGATTACCACTATATCTATCTATACCATATACATATCCTCTTTGAGTGCTTGAATCGCCCTCAAGATAAAAATCGTATATGGAGTTTTTGTGATTAACTGATAACATTAATGATCCAACTGTAGGAAACACTCGTTCAGAATATCTTAACCACATTTGAATAGAACTGACCTTATAATTAATTCCTTTTTCAAAGTTAACTGGCATAGACAAACCTCTTTCAATTAAAGTAGACGCCTCTCCTTTAAGTTTCCATCCAGAATTATTATTTAAAAATAGGTGTGGTGTGCTTCCCTTGTATGTAGCAACAGGGTTGTGTCCTTTAAAATCATAATATGTTCCAGTTTTTCTATATAGGTATAGATTTGTTCCAAACTTTGTTCCCATTTTTGAAAAATCATTTCTTTCTAAAACTTTTGATGCATATTGAAGACTCTTAAACTTTAATGGATTATGAAAAATTCCATCTGAAATAAAGTCAAGATGTGTAACAATTGCATAGTTATTAAAATCTATTGTGGCCAAATTTTTATTTTTTGATGGTGCATAAATTATTGTTCCATCAAACACCTCAAATGCCGTATCTTCCCATTCATTACGTGATGAGTCTGGCTCAATAACGCCAGAAACTGGTGCTATCTCAACACTAAGAAAATCAATTAAATTTTTATTTGATCCATTAGTAATTTTTTGAAAAGAGATGTATGACTTAATTGAATTATTTTCTGTATTAAAGTTATAATATTTTTCAGAATCTTCTGACATATCTTGATAATCTTCCCAACCACTATATATATTATTATCAAGTTGTCCGTATGTTTGTACATATTGAAAACCATTAAGAGTTTCGTATCTAATTTTTAAATCTTGATATGTCCAAAAACCAACAGACTCTTCCGATGATCTTTCTAGTGGCTCTGGGTAGTCTAAATTAATTTGAATTGAATCAAGGTCATAATATTCTTTACCTTCATAATTTTTTGTAGTTTTTGCAAAATATGACAATGGAATATAGTCTTCCCAATAGCCAGCAGAAGCAATATCTACAAACAAAATATCATACTTATATAAAAGTTTAAGAGTATAGTTTGCAGTATGTTGGGCTATAGTATTTCCAATGCTACTATTTATATTAAATAGTCCATTTGAATCAATTGAAGAAGTATTAATTTTTTTACTATTATATTCAGCATCAAAAGAAAAATTAAGCATTAAGCCAGTATAGGTATTACTTTCTTCTCCTCCAATATATAAAGATAAATTTGACAAGGTTGCAAAAAAACTACGAATTCCATTAATTGAAAGATTAGAGAGTTTACCTATATCTATTCCGCAGACAAAATTAACATTTGCAGTAATTGTTTTAGTGCCTATAACACTTTGTGCTCCTGAAAGATTAATTGAGTAAGTTATAGTGCTTCCATTAATTGTGCATTTTAAATAATCTTTTGTGACATTATTTACTATTTTAAATAAAGTTTCGTTATTAGATGTTGTATCTGATTTAAAAACACCATAAAACATTTTTAAGTTTTCATTTATAATGTTCATATTTTTAAAGAAAATATAACAATTTTTTGAATCCCAATCTTCACTTGGTCTAAAGGTAAAATATTTAGTTGCATTTGCTTCTTGTGAATCTTTAATATCTGTTATCCATTTATCATATGAAAAATTATCTAATATAAATTCTGGAAGTTTGTAGTCTGGTATTTTTAAAAGTTCTTTTGAAGTATCTATATTACTAAAAAACCCTTGATTCCAATTTGCAAAATTTGGATAGTTATAGTTTGAAGAATAATTTGCAAAAGAATAATCATTATATGCGGTTTTTGCATTTAATGAATAGTTGGTTGATTCTGGTGGAAGTATTCCTTGTCCCCATACCCAACGACGCTTTGCAACTTCTGTTGGAACAGAATAAGAATACAAGGAAAAAGAATCTATTTCAAATAAACCAATATCACTATAAGTATAAAATCCTAGCCAGTCTTGACTTTTTCCATTACTGTCAAATTCTGATGGAAACAATAAGTCGTTTTCATTTATATTAATATTTATTACTTGTTCTCCATTTAATAAAACGCTTATATTGTTTTTTATAAACCTAATGTCAATTAACATAGGCCTACTCCATTCACCAATGTAGTGGGAGCCTATATTGTTTCCTATAACAAATGTTAAAAATGATCCATCTGCATATAATCCATTTTTATCAGAAATTGGACCAAATATTTTTCTAGGTGTATTTGTATCAGTATTTAGTCTAATCCACATTTCTGCTGTATATGTGTTATATTGACCCCTTTTGTTTAAAAATCCACTTCCTGGAAAAATCAATGAAGGATATGTTACATCGCCAACAACGTTTTCATAAATTTTTGTAACATTAGATGAGCCATAGGCAAGGGGTATTCCAAAATTTTTAGCAAATAATGTAGAGTCATTAGATAAATAATAGGCATTACTTTGATTGATAGAATACTGTTTGGCTGGAACTACCTTAAATGTATTTGGCAAAGAAATATTTGTTGGAATACTTTCTGTGTTTATTCCTAAAGATTTTAGATTAAATTCTTCAGACCATTGTCCTACTGTTAATCCATTAATGTAAAAGTTATAATCTCCCGAAGTTCCTCCACTAATTGTATCCATTTCAATAACAATTTTAATGTCTTCATATGCAACTGTTGGTAAATTAAATGTTCCAGAAACAAAAATCCAAGAATCAGAATTTGCAGATGTTACATCAACTGTTTTTATGTTTTTAACATAGGACAAAGTTCCAAGATTATAATATTCATATCCAACAGAAATTGATCTTGTATAAGGATTATCTATATAAATAAAAAATCCTATAGTGATGCTAGAAAAATCTTCATTAATGTTTGATTCATTTAAAGTAAATACGCTTTTTGCATCAATAGTCATTGTTGACAAACTTGGCACAGATCCAATTATTTTGCTTGTGTTAGAACTTGAAAATGGAACATTGACTGGTGGAAAAGACTCTAGTGATGATGTTGCATTGGTTAATTCCCATTGACCAGAATCATGATTTTTTCTATTTTCTTCAGAAATTAAAGAAATATAACCAAGATCATCAGATAACACCCATGTTGAAATAGGGTGTTCTGATAACACTTTTTCTATATAAAGATTAGATAGGCTTTTCATTTATCTCCTATCCCTATTTTACCATAGTAAGATTATTTTATTTTAATCTCACAAACATCTGTGGTGCAGTACATTTCTCCTTCTGCTTCAAGATTTTCTACACCATTATAAATAGCATTCCAGTCAATCTTGGCAATAGTTCCAACATAGTCATTATATTCATCTTTGGTTATTTGAGTGTATGGTTGTTGTGGATATGTTTTATTACCCATTGGAAGAAAAGATACTGCCTTCAATTGTCCCTCATACATGTGTAGTGCTGGAGCAATAAATTTAGTTTCCGTTTCTTTATCAAAAGATAATGTAACTGAAACACCATTATCAGACCAATATTTTTGAGCAGTTGCTGCCAATCCAATTTTTTCAAACATGCTTACATCTTTTTCAGATCTAGGGTGTCCTGAGTGAACTGGGAAATATACTACTTGTGTATTTGCTGATACAACGTCTTTTTCAATTTTATATCCTGCTGCTCTAAATAAATGAAGCATTGGATCTTGCTCTCCAAAACGGATAGCACGTAAAAAGAATTCTCCTCCTGGACCCCAGTGAACTCCTGGAGTTGCACCAGACAATAGTGATACAGATCCTGAAGGCTTAACAGTTGTTACACGAATTGATTCACGAACACATAGCCATTCTGAATAACTGTGATCATAGGCACGTATCTTTTGATATCCCTCATCCATCCACTCGCGGGTTGTTGGCAATCCATGAGTATCTGCAAACGATGCAATACCAGTAAGAGATGTTCCAATACGGCGATTTCTTTGCATAATTCCATTTGTAACTTGCCAATGAGTTGGCATTAAAGTAACGGTTTTTCCATAAAGATAAGCAAATTTCAATGTCTTAAGAAAATCTTCTTTAGACTCATGACGATTTAAATGAACTTCTACAAGTGTGCATAGTTCATATGATTCTAATGGCTGCTCTGCACAAGGATTAAAACCCATAACACGATAGTCCTTGCCATCTGCAGAATCTGCAAGGCGACCATAGTTTCTAGCAACATCAAGCCAAATAAACCCTGGCTCTCCATTATCAGAGATTACATCAACATAATCTTCATATCTTGTTCCAATTGATGCTGAAATAGAATTGTTAGACATCCATGCCCAGCCTGGATTTTTTGGATCAAACGAGTTTCTTTCTGGAAATACTTCTCCATTTTTAAGATTCATAAACTCTTCATCACCAGCAGCACCTAATGCAAGTGTTGCAGAACGACGAACATTTCCAGAAACAACACATGTTCCAATAAGGTTAACAATATCAACAATTGCACGAGCATCAAGAATCTCTCCCGCTCTAGACCCTATAACTTTCCTAATTCTTATATGTAGGTCAATCAATGGTTGTGGTCCACTGGCTACCCCGCCAAAACCTTTAATGGGCGCTCCTAGTGGACGAATCAAACTGTAATCAAAGTCTTGAATAGATTGATTTTGACGAAGGAATGAGTTAATTAACAAACGAACAGACTCTACCCATCCCTCACGAGTATCAGGAATTTGATAGGTATTTACTGGTTCTGTTGGTGCATAAATTGACATTTGTTTTTCTTGTCCAACAGTATCAAACCCTACACCAATACCAAGCATAAGAGCATCCATTGTCCAAGCAAACAATGCTCCTGGATCATTTCTATCAATGTCACGAGTAGAAACCATTGCACAATTTTGAAGTGATGCAGAGTTGCGCTTTTCCATAACCATTGGTGTTCCAAATGCCCAAAGACCACGACCTGGTGGAGTCCACTTTAGTTCAAACATTCTTTGAAAGGCTTCTTGTGCAGACTTCTGTGCTTTATTGTCATTCCATGGAAGACGGTTTTCTTTTGCATGATTCTTTTGAACTGAGTACATACCTTCAATTACACGCTTACAAACCTCATACCATTTTTCTTTTGTACCATCATCTTTTACTCTTGAATACGTACGAATAAATGTTATCTCTCCTAATGAGTTTCCTCCTGCATCTGTAAATCCAAAAGGTGCTGGAACCTCTGAATATTTATTAATAAAGTCGTCTACAAGACGAAAAGAAAAGAAATCTGACATTTGTTGTTACCTTTCAAGTAAATTAGATTAGGTACTTTTAGTTTTGTAAAGTACTTGCTAATTATACCACCAATTTAAATCAATAACAAACGTAAAACAAAAAGCCTATACCTTTTATTTAGGTATAGGACTTTAAGTTAGTTAAAGTTGTCTCAATATTTAAGAACTATTTTGAAAGTTCTTCTATTTCTTTTTGATGAACAGATATTGCTGATTCAAGTAAAAGAAGATTATTTTCAATTACTTCAATTTGATCTTCTCTTCCAATGATTTCTGCTGACTTTTTGTTTAAAGTTAGTTGATACGCCTCAGAAGCAAATTGATTAATTCTTTGTTGAATGATATCAATTTTTTGTTCAGTAGTAAGCAGTGATCCAAAATCAATTGCCATCTTATTACCCCTTTTCTTTATTATTAAAGTATAGCATAAAAACTATGCTATTAAATCTCCAGTTAATGCCCAAGTATTTGTACCTAACTTAATTAATGTTGCCATAGAACCTGCAGCCCTAAGTTTTAGTCCTGGCGTAGCATAAGATGTAATTCCTGCAGTAAAGGCTACCTGAACACCAGTTGTAAGTGCTATAAGGCTGATTGTTGTTCCTATTGGATATGCCACTGTGGCATTAAGAGGAACAGTAAATGTAAAAGCACCATTCATTTGAATTAATGTATTTGCATCAGAAAGAATTAATGTGTAGTTTCCTGTTTTAGCAACTTGATTAACTATAAATGGTGCAATATTTGTAACACCAGATCCATCTCCAACTTGAATTAGTCTGTTTGTTGAATCCCATGATATTGTTCCAGTTGCATTATTAGATGTTGTGTTTAAAGTTATAACTGGTGTTGTTAAAGTTAGTCCAGCAATTGTTGTAACTGTTGCTCCAGAACCGATAGATGTTGAACCTATAGTTGGTGCAGAGTATCCTGCTGCAACTGCTGACCATTTAGGAGCATTTGTTGCACTATCATATGTTAAAACATGTGAATTAGAGCCAGCAGGGAGTCTTGTTGGTACACCAGATGCTCCGCCATAAATAATATCTCCAGCGGTTGTCATAGGATTTATAAGAAGTGTTCCAGATGTTGCTGGAAGCGTTATGGCCGTTGTTCCAGCAATTGCTGAGGAAGACAGTGTTATTGTTCCAGAAGTTGATCCTGGAAACTGAATGCTAGATATTCCAGTAAGTCCTTGATTTGCTGAAGATCTGCTTAAAGATAATTCGGTGGTTCCCAAATATGTTGTACCTATAAAAGAACCTGCAGTAACTGATCCAGTAAAAATTGAATTTCCAACAACATCTAATTTTGCTCCTGCTGCTGTAGTTTTTCCAATAACAAGATTGCCAGAACTATCAATAATAAAAGGCGTAGTATCAGATGGTCCATCTTGAACTAATAAGGCATGTCCAGTTCCAGCCTGAGTAATAGTAACTGTAGGTTGTGTAGAAACTGTTTCAAACACATTCCAGTTTGTCCATGTATTTGGAAAAGAAAGAGAAACATTAAAAACACCAAAAATAGTTTCAAGAGTTGTAGCCATTTGCTGCATATCTGAATGAACATTTACAGGGTCAGTTGACAAAGGATACGGTATGTTATATATTGAAGTAGAGCCAGTAGCCATAGTATTTCTATTATACCACGCTCAAATTAATTAAAAAAGTTTTCTACTTATGCGTAAAGTCATTTGACATAACATTTTTGAGATGTTATACTAGAGTATGACACCAAACAGGTGTTATTGTTTTCTAAGGAGGAAACTATGAAAAATGATCAAAAATTTCTAATAGGGGTACTCGCATCCGTGCTTGGTTTTACTGCAGTTGTAGGAGCAGCCAATGCTAACGCTTTGTCTACTAAAAATAATCTAAGTATTAAAACGAATGCTGTTTCAACAACCGCTGAGGCGGTTTTTTTGGTTTCTAAGGAAAAAATGTTAAGTAGTTTTGAAAATAAAACTCATCTTACTGATTTAGAACTAAAACAGTTGCTGTCTCTTGTTGGCTTTAAGGGTAATGACCTTGTAGTGGCTTGGGCTGTAGCAAAAAAAGAATCTAATGGTAGACCATTGGCTTTCAACGGAAACCATAAGACTGGGGACTCTTCTTATGGCATGTTTCAAATTAATATGATTGATAACCTTGGTCCTGATCGTAGAACTAAGTTTGATCTTGAGTCTAACGCTGAACTATTCAATCCCGTTAAGAATGCAGAGATTGCATACTACATGACAAAGGGTGGAGATGATTGGTCTTCTTGGAAGGGCATTACCCCAAAGACCAGAATGTGGATGTCTAAATTTCCTAAGTAATATATAAAATTAGGACCCCTCTTAGGAGGGGTTCTTTTTTATTTTCTTAAAGTATCTAGTTATAAGTTTTTCAATTCAATTTTACAAGCCCCACTCTTTTTTTTGATTAGCAAAAAATAAATCATATTCATAAGAAAGAAATTCTATTTTTTTTAATGATTTTTTATCTTCATTAATTAGATTTGACATAAAATTTATTTGATTTTTATACTCTTCAGTTTTTTGTTCTTTGATTGGGTAAGAGTGAAATTTTATTAAACCATTCTTACCATATTCTTTTTCTTCAAATAAAGAAAGACTTTCTAAAACTTTTTCTTTATTAAAATCACTTATTGTTAATTTTAAATCATATTGTTTATTAATAATGTTTAATATTGTATTTTCATTATTATTAAAAAGTTCTATGGGACACAAAACTGTATTTTTATATTTTTTTTCTAAATTAAGATAATTCTTAAAATTTAAAATTTCTTGGTTTAACAATCCTTTATAAATTTGTAAGATATATTCTGTATCATTGTAACCATACATAATAAATGCAGAAATAAAAACTTGTTTTGGATTACGAATTGGAATTATGTGTAAGACATTTTCACTATGCAAATAATTATTATTTTTAATAAATATTTTTGGATCATGAGATGCGTCTGAATGACTAAAAACTATATTATTTTTTACCATAGATGTTATGCTTGCTCTAGTATAATTAGTTGCACACCTTCTAGGCCCATCTACCAAAATAGTTTTATATGGTAAGTGACTAATTGTTTCTATTAAATCATTATATTTTGGATATGTCATTTTAATCTTTTTTTAAGGTGTAACATACATTCAAAACACAACGAAATTGTTTTAGATTAGTTGTATAGTTTGAGTGAAACTGGTGTCCGTCAAACCTTATAGCCTTTCCACCTTTGGGAGACACTCTTTTTATAATCTTAGGATCTTCCATTGAATCCCCAAGCCACTTATCATAAAACACTGTATCTCCGTCTACATCATGTAGATAATATAAAAACACATCATGTTTAATTATGGTATCTACATGTGCATAATGCATATAATCATCGTTGTTCATTCCAGTAATTGCAATTCTTGATCTTAAAATTTTGTCATATTTTATATTATGTTTATTACAAAATTTATCAAAAATATCTTTAAAGTCTTCTAATTCTAAATCACCTAAAACCATAAAAAATGGTTTTGATTTTTCATTATTAAAGGCTAAAGGAGTGTCTCTGTATGGAAAAGTTCCTTCTTCTAAATTTTTAATAATTTCTGTTCCGTTTGTAACTCTCCATTTGGCTACTGGATTTTCATTATGTCCATTATTCATAAAAATTTTATTAACAAAATTTTGTTGATCTTGCAAAGTTAAAAAATTATCATCTTCTATAATATAGTCTTCTCTTTTATTTAAATTGCTCACGTTTTCCCTTTCTTATTTATATTCTATTCTTGCCCAGTTGACCGCTTCAGAAAATCTAATTGTACATTATGATACCAATTTGGCAAAGCATACCTAGGGCCTTTTGTTACTGGATGAACTTCATGAATATATAAAAAATTGGATGGAAAAAATAATACACTTCCTGGTTCTGGCTTAATCTTAACTTCTGAGTGCCTAAACTCTATCTCTCCACCTTCATAATCATCGTTCAAATAAAGTAAAACAGACAAAACTCTAGTACTAATACCTTGATCTTGATGTGCTGGTAAATATCCAGAATAATCATATCTTAATAAATGCATATTTTGCTCTCTTGATTTAATATTTTTTTCTGCCCAGGGATATATTTTTGTTGAGTAATGTTTTAAAGTATTTTCTAATGCGCCAAATAGTTGAGAAGAGATATTTATTTGTTCATTTTTATAAATATCGCTTTCTTGTATATCTTTTACTTGTGGTATAAGTTTTTGTAAACAAAATGTTTCTTTATTTCCACTTTCATTTTTCCAAGGAGTCCATGGCCTTACAGAAGTTTCAGAGAAAGAAATTTTTGACTCATTGAAACTTTTATCTAATGACTCAATATCTAGTATTAATTGTTGTGGGTTTTTTATTATATTTTTATAATAAACAAGTCCTAAATCTAAAATTTCAAAATCAATTTCATTTAAATCCATGATATTGTGCTTCCCATCTTAGCATTGTATTTTCTTCAAGAAAGTCTGGATCTGCATTATCTGGAATACTCGTATGCATATATAAAGCAGTGTGTCTGTGTCCACTTGTAACTTCAGTTATACCGTGAATATATTCTGATCCAGCACTTGGAAAAAATACTGCTGAATATGCTTTTGGTTGATACATAAAGTTTTGATTTGGAAAATATATTTTACCACCACTGTATTCTGATGAATCATTCAAATAGATTATAGTACTAAACTCAATCCAAGGTTCTGGTCCCTGTGCATCTAAATGCAAATCTCCCTTTGTTCCTGCTTGCCAGTGAGATCCAAAAGCCTTAAAAGTATATATTGGATTAATAAAACCATTCAACTCTTTATGTTTTTGATTTGCACTAATAGAATATTTTTTTAATATATTCATAACAGTATTGTTATATGGGAAAGCAGTTCCTCCATATCTTTTCTTATAATATTCTGGATATGGATTTATATCAGATGGATTTTTTTGTTCACTAATTAATATTTCTGCATCTTCTTTTTCTATAAAATTATCTACTATAGTAATTCTATGCATCATCACATCCTACACAATCTCTATTTTTTTTATATTGCGATGAAATCTAGTTTCTTCTTCAAAGTCTATATTAAAAATTGGCTTGTAATATGAAACATCATCAGTTTCAAATGGCAAAAGATTTAACTTTAATAAATCAAGTTTATGATATTCTTCAAACTTTTTATATTTAATTTCTTTATTTTTTATCATTGATATTAACTTATTATATCCGTGATATTTTGAATATGGCAAATATTTTTCTTCTTCAATTTCTTTATCATAGAAGGAATTGTACATGCTTTTTATTTTAAAATTAAGTTCTGAAAACAATATTGAAAAAAACAAACTTTCACCATATTTTTTTAAAAATTTAGACTTAGACAACAAAACAGCATTTGACATTTTTAAAAATATAAAATCTTTATTTATCCATTGAGATTCAGAAACTTTTTCAGATATTTCGCTTTCTTGTAAAATAAAAAAATTATCTATCTTTAAAGATATCAAGTTCTTGCCAGATACTATATTCATATCTGTACATTCTTTTATTAACTCTAAGTCCCACCCAGATTTAAAAATTGTTAAATCAGATATTGATAAAAAATAGTCAAACCTTCCATGCAAACTCAACATTCTATAGTATGAAATTCCTTTTCTATCATCCCATAATATGTGTTTATAGTTTATATTTTTTTTATTGTAAAACGCTTCTGACCTATCAATAGTGTTTTGATCATAAACATCAATTGCAACTTCATGAAAAGCATTTTTTTGTAAGTTTTCACAAAAATCTAATAAATTTTTATTTTTATAAGAATGTATAAAAACTTTAATCTTTATCATATAAGTGGAATCCAATGCTGCTCAGATGTCTTTGTGCCCATTAAGTATTTTAAAGGAACAACATCATAAGCAATTGTAATTCTTGGGCCTTCCCAGTCCCAATCTGCCTGAGCATGCGGATGCCCCATTTCAGAAAGGATCATTCTATTATCAATATTTTTATTTTCAATTTCTTGGTTTATATCATTAAATAATCTATAATGTGTAGTTGATGGTTCTGCTTTTACACAATAATACCCGTGAAAATTTGGAGCATAAGGAATACCATGATCATGCCAGTCTAACTTTCCAGACTTTGTATAATTAATATTAAACCAGCCTTGCATTACATATTCTTGTTTTTCAAAATCAACACCATAATATTCACAGGCTTCTTTTGTAACTTCTGAAATTGTCTTATACAATTTATACATATCTGAATTTAAAAATTGAAATACATTATACTCTCTCCATTTTATTGTAGATAGACTTCCAGACTCTTGCCAAACATCTTGTCTATTGATTTGAGTAATTCCTGGTAATGTTAAATTTTTAATGCTTTCATATTGTGCAATTAAATAAGACGCTAAGTTATTTGTGTCTATATCTAAAATTCTTTCAAAAAATTTATGTGATTTATCATAAACTATTTTATTATTATCTATAACATTATTCATTTTTAGTATCTTTTCCTTTGCCAAGTAGTTTTTTTGTAATGTGCTGTAATATGAGACCTTCTTTTTTCTTCAAGAATTTTGTGCTTAAGTATTGACTCTTCTGATGAATCAATTTCTAAACTCCAGTTTTCTCTTTTAATTGGTGTCATTTGAAATATTGGTGTTCCACGCTTTATTTTTCCTATAAAATTTCTTTTAATAAAAAATGGAATAAATGCTGGTAAAGCCCAAATGTCAGAATCAACAATTGCAGATGGAACATAAAATGGTAGATCTGGTCTATTAAATGGATGCGTAATTAGCGTTGAATAGTTTTTAGGAGTTTCCCAATACCAGTTCATTTTAACCCCAAATTGTATAGGATGACATTCTTCTGGTATTGCCATATCTACCTGTGGACGAATATCCATTACATTTGAAAAATTGTTCCATGAAACTGTTGGCTTTCCATTTTCATCAAGTGTAACATCAACATCATCTTCAAGAAGATACATATAGCCAGATGTCATTGCATCCATAAAAGGTAAACATAGTTTGGTTGATACGTCTGATCCATCGGAACCACGATCATTAATTGGATTTAAATATTCTAAACTATGACTAGTTCCATGGTGATAACCAGCCAAATCTTTATACCACTCTGGAATAACAGATGTAGATTTTGTTGGAATAATAGCATCAATGTTTTTTGTTTTATTTGAATCAGTTGGAATAAATTTAAATATCTTTTCCATATTCCTCTACAATCCTTTCTGCAATATTGGAGTTATCAATAACTATATCGTACATGTCTGTTCCAATATCAACTATACCATATTTTTCTGTTTTCATGTGTTTTCCTTGTTTTTTTATTGAAAAATCAATAAATGGAGTATTGATAAAATTATCGTTAAAGTTTCTTTTAAAAAATGTTATTGATTTTGTATAAATATTAAAAACAGGGCTTACTGATTTTACCTCAAAACTATTTTCAGACTCTATTGTCCATGGTACGTAAAATCTATACAGTGGCTGATTATTTAAATTATCATATGTATTTTTTGATGGATAAAACTGCCTTTGCCAACATTTATCTAACATATACAAAGAATCATTTTTATACTCAACCCATATTTCTGCATGTGTTTTTTGTCTAAGAATTATTCCAGTTTCCGTTTCTATAAGTTTTGGTTTTGGATAAAAATATTCAACATATGGGTTTACTGGAACTATTAACTTTTCCTCATAATTCTTTTTTTTTAAAATAGAACTATCTGAAAATTCTTGAATCATTTTTGATTCTTGAACTAACTGACTAAAATTTTTTTCTTCAGAATTTATCCAATACTTGGATCCAAGCCTTTTATTATTTTCAAATAACGAAGACATTGTTAGTATATGTTTTCATTTATATTAAATCTAAAAACTATGTTTGTTACAAATTCACCGTCATTAAACTTTTTAAATGGTCTGGAATGTTTTTGTTTTTTCCCACAGAATATGAGCGCCTGATTGTTTGATAGTATATAGTTTTTATTTTCAACAGATATTGCCCAATCTGTATTTGAGTCTAATTGATAATCAACCATGATTGTATTTTCGTCCTCCGTATGATCTATGTGATCTGTTAATTTTGGATTTCCTAAGTTTTTATTATATAACCATGCTGTTGAAGATCCACAGTACTTGTATTTTAAAAAATTATTTTCTACTAGTTTTTCAGATATCTCATTAATAATTTCTTTTGGGATTTTTAAATTACGCAAGTCAATTCTTGCAAAATCTGACCTACTAATTGCTATAGTGTCATCTTTTTGTTTTAAAAACTGTTCTTTTCCGTTTAAACAATAATCTGTATATGACTTAGCCCAAATATCTTTTCGTTCTAGTTCTGAATTAATTATTTTTTTTATTAGTGCGATACTATCTTTTGTTAATAGATTATCTATTATTATATTTTTCACTTGTATTTTTTTGCTTTCCAAAATAAATTTTTATAGCCAGAACTATAATTTGTTCTTATGTTTAAATCTTGTTCCTTTAATTTATTTGTAATGTCTAAATCTTTTACAATACTATGATTAAATTCTTCTCTTTTAAATGGTATTACTTGAATTAAAGGAGTTCCTTTTTTAATAATTCCTTTATAATTCTTTTTTACAAAAAATGAAAATAAACCAGTATCTAAAAATTCATCAGTATCTATTACTCCTGGAACAGACATAAGTGGCGACTCATCTCCTAACATTGGATTAATAAATAAACAACTATATCCTGGTTTTGTTTTTACTAGCCAAACCATGTTTAATCTTAATAAGTCTCTTACGTAAAAATCTTTATCAATTGGCATTTTATCGTATTGTAATTGTGCATGTCCACCAAACATTGGTTTTGAAAATGGTAAGTTGCCAGGAATATCATATTTTAGTGTTGTTCCATCTGTTGTATCTATATAAACATCGCAAGGTGCTTTTAAAATATAACCCATTAGTAATACATCTGATATAGCCATACATTTTTTAACTGTTATATTTTGAAATCCATTTTCTGGAGTTTTGTCATTATTAAAATATGACAACTGCTCTTTATACCATTGTGGCACATTTTTTAAAGATGGTTCTGGTTCTGGGAATACACTGACCATTTTAGGAAATGATGATATAAATTCAATTATATTACCATTGTCATCAATATTATCTTTATCTTCTATATTATTCATTTTACCACCTTGTTTCTATACCATAATACCATAAACTAGTGTGGTAAAGATTCAAGCACCAGCATTTGCTCAGTAAAGAAGTTGTCATGAGGTTCACAGTGAATTGAAATATTATTATTATCAACAGCAATATCTTCAACAATTTCAATATCTACGAAATCATTCATTTCATAAGAATATTTTTGATAAGTTGTATCTATTGAGTCTGCTTTTGTATATTCAATAATATTATTCTTTTTTGTTAAAATATAGTGAGTTGGTGTAAATAAGTCTCCATCTATATAAATATATTCTGATCCTGAATTAACTAAGACAGACGTAACTGTTGTTTCTGCAATGTTTGCAGTAAAATTATTAGCATCAGATGACCAAGAAAGCCATTCCTGTTCATTTATATCTGATGGTATGTTTAAACCTAAAAGCACATCTCCTACTTGAATTTCTCCAGCATACTTTAAACCATCTGGTGTTCTAACTTTTGTTTGTACATCAATTGAGTTGGACCATGGTGCAGTAAAACTATATCCTGGACCAGGACTAAAGCCCCCTCCAGGTGGTGAAAATGAAAATACTGGTGGTGGTGAAAATCCAAATGGGGTAAATCCAAATGGTTGAAATGGAGTGGTGCTATTGCTTTCTTCACTTGCCACCGATGTTGCTATTTCATTACTTAATAAAACTCTAAAAGTATATGATGTTCCATTTGATAATCCAGTTACTATTATTGGTGATACTGAACCAGTTGCAAAAATTCCACCTAAAATATTAGTAATTGTTCCTTGTGTCATTGATGCAGTTGATTGAACGATTATAGATGTTGATGATATAATTGATGAAATTGTAACTACTCCAGCACCAAGGCTTCCAGTTCCATTGGTTGCTGAAATTACTTGATTACGAAAAAGATTTGTAATTGATGACAGTCCAGTAATTGTTGCAAAGAACATTGATCCTGACTGAGTTACAGTTCCTATAGTTCCTGTTGTACTTCTTATTGTTACTGGCTGTGTAAATGTTCTGTATGTTGTTCCTGGAATTTTTCCTAAATATGCTGGAGCAGTAAAAGTAATAGTGCATTGACCATTTCCAGCAGTTGCTGTTCCAATTGTTGGAGTACCTGGTTGTTGTCCACCAGAAGAAAAAATTCCTGGTATTAAAGGACTCATGCTGTTAAGTCTCCTAGGGCTACCCAAAGATTTGTATTACGCTTTATAACAGTGCAAGATGACCACTGAGTACGAAGTTTTAATCCTGGTGTTGCATTAATAGTTACTGCATTTGGGCTTGTTGCGCCAACAACTGTTACTTGTCCAGAGGTTGTTTGCAAAATTGTAATTTGAGTTCCGACAGGAAAATTTGTTGTAGCATCTGAAGGAATTGTAACTGCTCCTGCTGCAGGTATTTCAACAATTTTTCCATCATCAGCAAGAACAACTGTATATGCTCCAGTAGGAGTTGTATTAAGTGCAATATGACTAACAGCATTACCAGTTACAGCAAGAGATGTTAAAGTTCCAACAGAAGTTATTGAAGAAAGATTACCAGTGGTAATAACAGTACCGTCAACATTTGGAAGTGTAATAGTTCTATCTGCTGTTGGATTGACTACTGTTAATGTAGTTTCATATATATCTGCAGTTGATCCTTCAAAAATTATTGAGGAATCTGACAAAGCAAGAGAAGAAACTGTTGGACCAATAAGAGTTTTATTTAATAATGTTTCAGAACCAGCGGCTGTAACTTCTGGAACTGACCAAACAAGACCGTTACCATTTGCAGAGTTAGCAGTTAAAACAGTTCCATTTGCTCCTACTGAAATTGTAGATGTTGTTCCTGAAGATGTTGCTGTAACAAGAGCACCTTTTCCTGTCCAAAGAGATGCTGGAACTCCCAAGACTAGCGAATCTATTTCTGATTGTAAAGTATATAGTGCATGAGCAATTGATGGATTTTTAAGATTTGCTGGGTTTGTATTTGATAAACTGTATTGTCCAATACCGCTTCCAGATGGAGCACCGTAATGATAAAGTCTGAGGGCTTCTTGAATATCAGCATTATCTGAAAGAGATGGAATTAGAGTATTGACATTAAAAGTCGTTAGACCAGTAATAGCACTTCCAATATTTTCTGACATTAAGAATAATCCTCCTCAAAGTATTATACCATTTAATACCCGCTCAAAATTGCGAAACTTTCTCTTAAATGGTATACTAAAAAGATGGAAAACCTGGTTCAAAAATCTGTAAAACATGGAGGCAAATTAGCCCCATTGGTAATATCAAAAGGACTTACTAGCGGAACTGGGTTAATGAATCCTTCCGTATTTGTTGATAGTGATGGAGATATCTTAGTAAATCTTCGTCATGTCAACTACACCCTATATCATTCTGAAAATAATCAAATGTTCCCGTCAAAATGGGGTCCTTTGTCATATCTTCATCCAGAAAAAGATCGTAATTTAAGAACAACAAATTATATATGTAAACTAGATAGTGATCTAAATATGACAAACTATTCTGTTATTGATACATCGCTTTTAGATGTAGATCCATTGTGGGAATTTATTGGGGAAGAAGATTGTCGCCTTGTTCAGTGGGAAGATAAATATTATGCCGTTGGAGTTCGTAGAGATACAACTGCCCATGGTGAAGGAAGAATGGAATTATCTGAAATATCAATAGATAAAGAAAAGTGGGAGATTAAAGAAATCTCTCGTATTAGAATTCCTGCTCCAGGTGATAACAAATCTTATTGTGAAAAAAACTGGGTACCAGTTAATGATAAACCATATCACTTTATTAAATGGACAGCACCTTCTGAACTAGTAAGAACATATCCAGATCTTCCTGCAAGATGTGAACAAGTTTCTCATAAGGTTGGAATTGTTCCTCCAACAGATCAGAGAGGTAGTTCACACTTAATTCGTTGGGGTAATATGTATTTATCTATTACACATGAAGTAAATTTATTTAAAAATTACCTTGGACAAAAGGATGGTATTTACAGACATAGGCTATGTGTTTGGGATGATCAACTTAATCTTGTTGGATTATCTAAAGAACCATTTTCATTCCTAGATGCTCGTATTGAATTTTGTGCGGGAGCAGCAGTGCATAATGGAGACCTATTAATATCTTTTGGTTTTCAAGATAATGCTGCATTTGTACTTAGAACACCTAAGTTAGTTGTAGAAGATATGATATTGGAGGCATTATCTTATGGAAATTGAGAATTTAATTTATGATCTTTCATATGATCCTTTTAACCCGTCTTTAAATTTTGAAGTTGCTAAAAAATATGAAGAATTACAGCAAACTGCTTCTGCTGTATCTTTTTATTTAAGAGCAGCGGAATATGGATATATTACAGATCCATTAATTACCTATTCATCTTTGCTCAGGGTATCAATATGCTTTGAAGATCAAAATGATAGAAATAATACAATAACTAACTGTTTATATCAAGCAATTCAATATCTTCCTAATAGACCAGAAGGTTATTTCCTTATGTCAAGGTTTCATGAACGTGCTGGTAATTGGCAAGAGTCTTATACCTTTGCAGAAATTGGTTTAATGTTTGGTGAACAAGATGAGAGTCTTCCTATTAATGTTGACTACCCTGCAAAATATGCATTAACATTTCAAAAGGCTATTGCTGCATGGTGGATTGGCAGATTAAAAGAATCCATAATGCTATTAAATATATTAAAAGATAATACTGAAGTTTCTGATATATATATGAATTCTATTAAAAACAATTTGGAAAAAATAAATGCTCCTGTTTGACATTGGAGCAAATAGGGGAGATGCTGTTCTTGCTGGATTAAATAAAGGATATAAAGTAATAGCATTAGAGCCTGGTTCAAGAGTATTTAAACAATTAGTTTCAAATTTTATTTATAATCCTATGGTTGTTCCATTAAAAATTGCGGTATCTGATTCAGATAACCAGAATATAGAGTTTTACGAGTGTGTTGAGGATGGACTATCAACCATTGAAAAGTCGTGGCTTACAGACCCTGCTATGCCCTATAACGGCAAGGTATATAGAACCGTTAAGGCTACAACTATTACTATTGATACCCTTGCAAAAATATATGGAGAACCTGATTTAATTAAAATAGATGTTGAAGGTGCTGAGTGGTTTGTATTTAATGGTATGACAAAAAAATATGGAAAACTTGTATTTGAGTGGACTTATGAAACTCTTGATCAGCATGAAGAACAATTAAAATATTTAAAAAATCTTGGATATAAATATTTTGCTCCACAATTTATTGAAAATCATTTAGAAGAACCATTAAATTGGTATCCAATAGGTAGTTTAACTAAATGGGTAGATAATAATTCTCAAAAATGGATTGATGGAGAATGGAAAAAATCTAATTTAAGACCTACTGCAGATGTTGGAATGGTTTGGGTTAAATAGTTTGTTCATTAATTAAAGCATCATTTTCTTCTGTATAAGATTGATGAATAGGATTATTTATTGTTTCTATCTCTGTGATTCCCCATTGATCAGAAGAATCAAGAACAAAAGTTCCTGAACACTCGCAAGTTGTATGAATCTGTTCTTGAGTTTCTGGTCTATGTTCAATGTAGTCACGACCACATTTTTCGCATTTATATATATAACGATAATTCATTTTTTACCCTTTCTTAGTAGTAAATATAAACAACACCATTGCCACCAGCGCCAGAGGTTCCAGCAACGGATGAACCGCCACCGCCGCCTCCGCCTAAACCACCTGCTCCGCCATTGCGTCCTGATGCAGAATTTCCTGCACCGTAAAATCCTGCTCCACCGCCACCTGCAACAGGGGAAGCAACAGTGTGCGTTCCACCTGATGTGTATGTTGCAACTAAAGCATTACTAACTGAATATTGTGTTGCAGATGCTGCAGTAATAACTTGATTATTTAAGTTAAAACTTGACGGGTTAACGCTTGCAATTGTTACTACATCACCAACCTGAAAAGTATTATTTACAGTAAATGTGACTGTTCCACCGCCTGCTGTTGCGGCAGTTGTTCCTGTTGCAGTTGTTCTTCCATTTGCGCTTGAACCAGCACCACCTGCTCCGCCATTACCAGCACCGCCAGCCCCACCTGTTCCTGTGAAATTGAGTGTTCCAGCACTTCCACCGCCTCCGCCAATTACACCTGAGCCACCTACGCCACCAGTTGCATTAGCAGTAGTAGTTGTTGCTGCACCACCACCGCCACCTGAAATACCTGTTCCACCTGCGCCACCTACTGATGTTGCAGTATTTCCACCACCACCAGCAACGCCAATACCGCCACCAATTGCACCTCCAGGTCCGCCTGTATAACTTACTGAACCTACTGTGCCATTTGTAGAAGCAGTTGAACCTCCACCGCCTGCTCCGCCAATATTTGCAAGAGCCGATGAGCCATTACCATTACCACCATTACCACCGCCTGCAATAACCATCCCATAAACGGATGATTGACCAACTGAACCAATTGCATTACTGACACCAGCACCACCTGCGCCTACTGTTACTGTGTTGGTTGCATAAGTCCAACCCATAGAAAGTCCACCTGCTCCACCGCCACCGCCAGTTGTATTTACAGAAGAACTTCCACCACTTCCACCACTTCCACCACCACCGACACAGATTGCAAATACTCTGTTAATGCCAGCAGGAATTGTCACTGATCCAGATACTGCAAAAGTTTCTCGTAGTTGCAACCCAAATGGTGTGTCAGAAAAAGATGGATTGCTATAAATTGATGCGCTCATATTAACTCCATTCTATCATTGTTTTAGTAAAAAAGATAAAGAATTCCTGCGCCACCGTTGCCTGCACCAGTACCACCGCCACCACCACCGCCACCGCCTAAACCGCCAGCACCGCCAACCGTTGTACTTCCAGATGCACCGTCGCCAGCAACTCCTGCGCCACCACCAGCACCAGCGCCTGTGCTAGTTGAACCTATGGATGCACCATTACCACCTGTAAAAATCGTTTTATCAATTAAAGATTTTCCATTACCACCAACGCCACCAATATTTGATGTGCTTGAGTTGACTCCTCTACCACCTCCACCACCTGCTAACCCACTACCCCCATTGCCACCTCTGACTGTACTAGAAGTTCCTGAATTTCCTGTTGAAGCACCACCACCTGAAATTCCATTACCGCCATTACCACCAAACAATGTTCCAGTATTTCCACCGCCTGCGCCAGCCGAAGGAGTTCCACTTCCTCCCGAGCCACTGCCCTGTGATCCACCAACAATTCCATAAAAGTTAGTTGAGCCTGGGTTTATTGTACCGCCTGCGCCACCTAAGAAAGCATCTTGTCGGTCCAATCCATCACCGCCGCCACCAGCAATCAAGTGTCCGTACCTAGTTAAACCTCCAGCATTTGGATTAGTTGCACCAACGCCACCAGCACCAACTACGCAAGTTGTTGCAGCAAAAGTCCAACCCCAAGTTATTCCACCCGCTCCTCCGCCTGATCCAGGAACTCCACCTCCACCTCCACCGCCAACGCAAATTGCATAAACAAAGTTAATACCTTGCGGAATATCAACAGAAGTTGTACCTGTGTTAATTGTTTGACGCAATTGTAATCCGTGTGGGTTCCACAAAGATTTATTTGTTGCATTAGTAAATGATGCAGACTTCATTCCTGTTGAAACAGGACTGCCAGTTTGACCTTTACGATGTGGGTTCATAATAATCTCCTAATAAAATAAGTAAAGTATTCCTGCGCCGCCTGCGGCATTAGTAGTAGCACCAGCACCACCACCACCACCACCAAGTCCACCAATACCAGCAGTATTTCCTGAAGCGTTTGATCCGTTACCTGCAATACCACCACCGCCACCGCCTGAACCATTTCCAGCGCCAGTTCCTGATTGTGCTGTACCACCAGTTGTTTTTACACCAGTTAAAATATTTATTCCACTACCGCCAGTGCCTCCTGTACGTGAACCTGTTGAATTATTAAAACAAGAACCACCACCGCCACCAACTAAACCTGAACCACCATTACCAGCAATAACAGTTCCAGATGATGCAGAAGAAGCACCGCCAAAACCACCAGAAATTCCATTTCCACCATTACTGCTTATTGCAACACCAGTAAATCCACCTCCTGCGCCTGAGCCGTTATTACCATTTATTACAGCCGAAGTTCCTGCAGCACCTCCAGGAATACCATAATAATTTGTTGAACCAGAAGTGCCGTTGCCACCACCACCACCCAAAATTCCTGCATTGCCTCCACCACCGCCACCGCCAGCCATGATATGTCCGTAACGCGTAAAACCTCCTGTAGTACCACCAGTACCACCGCCTGCTCCTACAACACAAGTGGTACTCGCTAAAGTCCAACCCCAGGCAACGCCACCACCGCCACCCCAGCCGCCACCGCCACCAACTAAAATGGCATAAACAAAATTGATGCCTGCAGGTATAGTTACAGGAATTGCGCCAGTTTTTTGAGCAATACCACCTGAAATATAAGTTCCAGTTGCAGCACTTGTAATAGTAAATGTAGTTGATGTTGCAGATAAAATAGTGGCACTCTGTAGGTTATACGATGTTGGATTCACATAGTAAATTGAAACAATATCTCCAGCAGAGTAATTATTATTAGCAGTATAAACAACGGTTGCACCAGCATCAACTACGTTTGTAATATCAACCATTCCAACTTTTTGCTTAAGTTGCAAACCGTGTGGCAAAACAAATGAAGTATTTGCAAAATCAGTATATTCATCGCTACGCATTTGTGTTGCAATGGGTGTACCTGTTTGGCTTCTACGACTTGGATTAGCCATTAAGAAATCCTGTTTACGTAACCCGAAATCGTAATTACTGAAGCAGTTGCAGCAAAAGCATAGACTGTATTTGCAGCCGATCCTGTTCCAGTTAAAGGCAAACCAGCAAGAATGAGAACATCACCTGATTGTGGAGAAAGAATTATTGGTTTTGCGTGTTGGACCGCATCAGTGCCACCAAATTGAACTGTTAGTAATACAGGAGAAGTAGAAGTGTTGTTAGCGTATAGCCATATCTCATCAATATTAGATGATGAATTTCCTGTAGCATGGATAGTTGTACCAGTTGAAGCAGTTTGAACTACTGTAATAGGTTGACCCTGTGTTGAACCTGAAAGTAATACTTTTGTATATGTTGCCATGTTTTTATTATACCATTTCCTTAACTAAATACCTGCTGTGATAATATTCCTTGATCATCATCATAAACTGTTATTCCCGTTATTCCTTGAATTCCTGTATTACCCTGAATGCCCTGAATTCCTTGAAGCCCACCAGTTCCTTGTAGTCCTTGATCTGCAACTGGCGTCCATGATGCATTAATTGCACCTGGTTGTGGTGGATAACCTGGATTGCCTGGATTCCCAGTTCTATAATAAAATCCTCCTGAAAAAGTTACTGCATCTCCAATAGCATAATAATAACCATTATCATAAACCCCAATAAAATTCCAAGGTAGTGGACCTGCTAATCCTTGAGTACCATAAAATCCTTGTATTCCTTGAGTTCCCTGTAGTTGAGCATATCCAAATCCTTGAATTCCTAAATTACCCTGGATACCTTGGATTCCCTGCAATCCTTGCGGTCCAACATCACCTGTACGAGCAAAGGTAGTAAGTACTGGATCATTGTTTGTAAATGTGCCAGAACCTGATAAGTATGTTACATCAATATTAAAGTATGTTGTTTCATCAATCATTGAATTAATTGAATAAATAGCAAATACATTATTATCTGTTTTTTTAGAAACTTTTAAGTGACCTTTAATACTTGATGTTGAGTCATCAATAGTTCGTAAATATTGATGAATATCTATACTTGAAGAATTAATGTCATCAATTAAAAATTTAGTTGCACTTGCTGGAGTATTATTAAAACTAATATATGTAGCACCTGGATCTGCAATAGTTGTACTTGAATTATATAAGTATTCAAATGTAATACCACCAAATGATCCTTCAAGTCCTTGAACACCTGTTTGACCCTGAATACCAGTTAATCCTTGTATACCAGTTGTTCCTTGAACTCCTTGAGTTCCTTGTGTACCCTGTGTACCTTGTATACCAAGATTTCCTTGTAAGCCTTGAGTTCCTTGCAAACCTTGAACTCCTTGAGTTCCTTGAACGCCCTGTGTTCCTTGGGCGCCTTGAATACCAGTGGTGCCCTGAACTCCTTGTAATCCTTGTGTTCCTTGAATTCCTTGTCCAGCAAAAAGACCATTTAAACCTTGGCGACCTTGAAGACCTTGAACACCTTGCAAACCTTGTAAAATTTGATATTGTCTTTCCCAAGTTGGGTTTCCTGGTGTTTGAATATATTGATACATCCAACCATAATATGTATCTGAAGTAGAAGTGTTTATGTATGTATCATTTACTAATATCTCTTGTCCTGATAAAGTTAGTGATGGATCCCCTGCACCAAACCACATCTTACTTCCACGGGAACCAGTTTGACCAAAATCAACTGAAACATCTAATGATGTTGGTCCGCCAAAAACATCTAGGTTTACACCTTGGAGGACAATATCAGCCATACTAAACTGCTCCAGTTATATCATCTGTTGATGTTATTGTTCCAGTTAAAATTGTATAAATTGTTGAACCAGAAGTTATTTGAACGTCATAAACCCAGGCAGTTCCAGGAATTAAACTTCTTCCAACTACTGGAGTAATAGTACAAGTTACAAGATCATTAATTGTATCAATTGTTGCTGTTGCAGCATATTGAGTTGCACCTGCACCACGATTATTAGCAATGGTAAATGCAGCGGAATAAGTACTTAAATCCCATGCATTTCCTGCTGCATCTTTAGGATTAAGAATAAATGACATCGTATCACCACGATAGTAATTAAAATTGTATGTACCTGGAAATGCCATAGTTAATCCTCCTGAATTATTATACCATTATTGAATATGGGTTGAGTCTATTTTATAATGGTATTCCCCAGCCTGCAAATAAGGCTGGAGGAGCAAATGATAAAACGTAAGATGCAATTGCATAGTTTCTTCCAACCGATATGTCGTTTCCAAATACGGCTGTTTGAGTTCCATCTCCAGTTAAAATCTTAAATTGACTCATAACATTTATTGAACTATCTGCTACCGTACCAGTGGAAGCGCGAGTTTGCTGACCTTGCCATATTCCATTTACTGAATCTGTAGAATAAGTAACATTTCCTGTACTTCCCTCCTGTCCCTGCATGGCGACAATTAAGTCTGTAGCATTTCCAGAAGGGGTTGTTAATGAATATGGTGGAGAAGTTGTTGTTGCACCAATTACTGAGGTTGTAGGATTTCTTTGAGACGTTCCTAAATGTCTAAAAGCATAAACAGAAGAAGCGGCTTGGGATGGAGAGGAGCCTGCCCAAGTAGCAGTTACAGTAACTGATGTAGTTCCATTAGCAGTTGCATTTCCAATCCATGCTTGTATTTTTGTTCCTACAAGGTTTGAAGTTACTGAAGGTGAATCAACTATTGGTCCTAATGGAGAAAATGTAAAGTTAGTTGCAGACACATTAACAGTAGGAACAGAGGCTCCTCTTGGGTCAAAAGCCAATAAAACAATTACTTTATCATTAACGCGAATAGGCGTATTTAGCCATAAACCAGAGACTGCTGAAAATGAAGATATGGTACTAGTCTGAATTCCTGTAGCCGTGCCTATTAATTGTGGTCCTGCAATGTAATTTGCATTTACATTTGAACTGCTTATGTCAATTGTTGCAGAACATGTTATTTGATAAGTAGTAACGCCATAAATAACAACACCAAGGTTTGCCCAAGGAGCAGCAAAACCAACGGTTTGACCACTTACGGAAACACCTGTTGTAAGGGAGGCTTGATTACCGTTATTTTGTGTAATAGCCATTGCTGAGTTTCCAGTACCACCTGAAGTGGTAGGAGTATTATTACCCCAACCAATGCTAGTTGGTGAAGTTGGATTACTTGGACCTACAAGACCGTCATAGGCTGTATGTAAAATAAGCATATCGTCTATTGGATTTATTGTTGGTAAAGTTATTGGTGAAAGATTTTGTGCTGTACCTCTTGTGTACACGACTTCTGGAGTTTTACTTAGTTCAACATTTGTATAAGAATTACTTCTGGCTGCTATACCAATACTACTTGCGGATAGATTAACGGTAAATGTATAAGCAGTTGTTGCTTGAGGTGTTGTTCTCCACCATATTTGCGTTAGACAACCATTAACAGATGTAGTTGTTGCAGGGGAACTATAATAATCACTTATAGGAACCCATGTTCCACCTAACGTATCTGTAACTGATGTAATCGTTGGAACTTGATTGCCAGATGGAGCAACAACGATAGATACAATGCGAATTGAATTAAGTGTATTAGTTCCAGTACTTGCGCTAGTTGCTGACGCAGAAGATAAAGCAGAAGCAGAGGTTGTTCCACCAACTCTAGTAATAGCCATTTAATAATCCTTACGATGCAGTTACACTTATTGCATCCGCTGCAATTAATGCCTGCCCCACTAAAGATCCTGTGCTTATAGATGGACTAATTACTCCACCTAAATAATAAGTTCCTGCTGTGCTTGCAGACCAAACTCCAAAGTGTGTAACAGTTGTACTAGGCGGTAAGTTTATAGAAAGAGTGTTTGAATTAGTTCTTACTCCACCTGTTGCCGTTCTCCAAGAAACTGCAACTCTTACATAAGCACCTCCCGAAACTTCATTTGCACCTGTCGTGCCTGGATCTCCTGTGTGTAATGATATAAAGGACCACCCTGTAACAACAAGTGCTTGATTGGCTGCGGTTATGGATATTCTTGGCATTTTTTAATTCTCCAACGTTAAAGAAACAGTTAAATCTGAACCAGCAATCATTGCGCCAACTTGTGTAACGCTTATTGTTACATAGTCATCTGACACAACTGAAATAAATGGCGTAGAAGTGCCTGTAAAAGAATTTGCGTTAATTGTTGTATCTGCGACACTTATACCATTTTTAAATAAACGAACAATAATTGCAGAACCTGTTGGAGCAGTTCCCACACTTGCACGAATTTTAGAAATTGTTTTTGGAGAGTCAAAATAAAATCTTGTTAAACCAGTAATAACTGATAATGTTCCTTGCTGTGTATATACAACATTGGTCGCACCCACTGGTCCTACTGGACCTTGCACACCAACAACAGCATTAACCCAAGCAGATCCGTTCCAATATTTAAGTTGAGCCATCAGTTTTGCTCCTCTGGTTCTTTTTGATTAAAACCAATTAGTTTTCCATCTTGATAAACTTCCCAAGTGTCAAGTCCATTAACAACTCCTACATATATAATATCGCTCATTATGACCCCCTAAAATACGGCATTTGAATTCCTTGTGATATTGTTGTTGAGGCTAATAAATCAGTTTGACCTGTTCTTACCCCTGCCATTCTTGGGACTAATTGAGCAAAGGCACCGCCTGTGTTGTTTCCTAAAGCAGAGCAGTAAATTGTAGGCATGTTTGAAGCACCGACAATAATGTAAGCAAATGCGTATCTTTGACCTGCAAGCAAAGTATATTGCGAAGGATACCCACCTGTCGTATCAAACGAGCGAGTAAATGCTGTAAACGTAGAATTAAATAAACTTGTATCGTTTGCAGTTCTTGCTACAAGAGTGGCTGTAGTTTCATCAAATGTATAAAGTCCTAATCTAATTAAAGTCGCTCCTGTTTGAGTACCAGCACTAGCAATCGTTATTTGACTTATTGTTAAATTAACGAGGGGTGTAAAAAAACTCATAGTTATATTTCCAGCAGTTCCATTATTATTTGAAAGTACAAAGTTTCTATTAGGAACATCAATGACTGTAGCGGATTGACCTGAAGCGGCAAGAATATTTGTGTAATCAAATGAAAGGTTTGCGGCTGTTTCTGTTCCAGAGTTTGTAATAGGAGAATTAACTACAGTAGTTGCTGTAATTGCAGCAGGTTCGTCTGTATCAAGCCATAGTAAACTTGTATTTGTTGGTGCATCTGTTTGCGCTACAATTCCATCGTCACCTGTTAGACCAGTTATTCCTTGAATACCGTCTAAACCTTGTGATCCAGTTATTCCTTGGGATCCTGTTAAACCTTGAATACCTTGAGCACCTTGCAAGCCTTCAATACCTTGTGCGCCTGTTTGACCCTGAGCACCAACAAGTCCTTGAGTACCAGCAGTTCCCTGTATTCCATTATTACCTTGAATGCCTTGTAAGCCTTGAGTGCCTTGAGAGCCAATAGTTCCCTGTGTACCAGTTGTTCCTTGAACACCAACGCTTTGAGTAATAAGAGCAAGTTGGTGGGTATTATTAAAGTTTGTTGTGCCTGTTCCACCTGACTCTAAAAGAATTACAGGATAAGTAAAGTAACTGTGAGTAACAGATGAAGGTGTGCCGCTTACTTCCCATTTTTGATAATTGTTAGAGTTGTTTCTATCTTGAATAAAAAAAATATCATTATCTTTAATGTTTGATAATAAGAAATCTAAGTCTTCATTTCTGTCATCTATGTGAGATACATAAATGTTTTCTGAATTAATTTGTGTTGAATTACTCCACATAATTTGACCATTATTAGGTGGTGGTGTTTGTGAATTAGCCCTTGCTACATAATCAAATATAGATGATGATGTACCGCTTGCACCAGTATTACCTTGTACTCCCTGAATACCATTTATACCTTGAACACCCTGGCTACCAATAATTCCTTGTGTGCCAATTGTTCCTTGCGCTCCAGTTATTCCTTGAATACCATCAAGACCTTGAGAACCTGTAACTCCTTGTATTCCTATTAAACCTTGTGCGCCATCATTACCTTGAATGCCATCAATACCTTGAGTACCAGTAATACCTTGCTGTCCTGTAGTGCCCTGTCTTCCTTGTAAACCCTGAGTTCCTGTTGCACCTTGTGCTCCTGTTGTGCCTTGACGACCTTGCAAACCTTGCAAACCATTAGTACCTTGAGTTCCAGCAAATCCTTGAATACCACCATCACCTGTATTACCAGTTGCACCAGGTTCACCTTGAATTCCTTGAGTTCCCTGAACTCCTTCTGAACCAGTAAAACCTTGAATGCCATAAAATCCTTGACTTCCTTGGATGCCATTAAATCCTTGTAGTCCATTATTTCCTTGAATACCCGACACACCTTGATTACCAATAAAGCCCTGCAATCCTGTGCGACCCTGCAATCCTTGTAATCCAGTAATGCCCTGAAGACCTTCATGGCCCTGAATTCCCTGTGTGCCTCTAAGACCTTGTGCTCCTAAGACACCTTGATTTCCAGTAAAACCTTGTGTTCCTACAAATCCCTGAATTCCTTGTAAACCAGTAAATCCTTGAATTCCATTTATACCCTGTGAACCATTGATACCTTGATTTCCCAAAGTTCCTTGATTACCTTGAATCCCTTGAATTCCCTGAGTACCTTGTATTCCTTGAATACCTGATGTTCCCTGAGTTCCCTGAACACCTTGAGTTCCTTGACGACCTTGCAAACCTTGAGCACCTGTTGTGCCTTGGGCACCTTGAATACCTTGAGCACCGATTATTCCCTGTAGTCCAGTACGTCCAGGTGCTTCAACAATTTTAACAACGTCTGATCCAGAGGTAGTTGGAACAACCTTTACTTTAGAAGTTGGATTATTTACGGGGATAACTTTAACAACTGGCACTATAAACTCCAAGGAGTAATATCTGCAAGAACAGATATAGTTCCTATTACAGGAGTCCAAACAGTGTCAGCATTACCAGATCCAGCAGAAGGAATTGTTACTTGTAAATCAAAATTTAATTCTGCAACCTTGTCTTGATATCCAAGACCCCATAATTTAGTTTTTGAAGGTTGAGCAATAATATCAACATATCCTGCTGCACTTGAAATATCCAATACGTGAGAGGTTTTTGTTACTGGATCATAGGCTGTTGATTTATATGTCCAGGAAGTAGTTGTATAGGCAGTTTCTTCATCTTCTTGAAAAAATTGAACTCTTAATTTTGCTGTATCCCCACGAACTACAGACCACTGTATGTTTGTTGGATTAGCACCAAATTGATCAATTGTTTGAGAGCATGATGAGCAGGCCATAATAAACGATTATACCATAAAAATGACTAATCTCCCAAGACGCAGAGGGGTGGGTAGAATCCTGGGAGATAGCCAAGTAAATTATAACATAATATGCCAAATTGGGTTGTGGATAACTTGTGGATAAAAAGTTTACCTAATTGTAACAATTACCAACGGTATAAAAGTTGCAAAACCAAGAAAGTATGTGTATACTTAAATATATATAAAGAAAAGAATATACTATATATAGTTTTTAAATTATCTTTTAAATATAGTATATAAGGAAAATAGGAAAATTAGATTATTAATTCTTAGCAATATATTCTATAAGAATTGAATACATTTTGTCAAGTTTTTTATCCATATCACGACGACTAACATCTGCTTCATTAACACGCAGTTCAAGTCTTGTAATTTGATCTTTTAAACTTGATCCAGAATTCGGGCGGAGTTCGGATAAATAATGTTTTACTAGCCACTTAATTCCGAAAGCGATAGAAGAAACAATAGTAAGTATTGCTACGATTAATGAGGCCCAGTCTTGAATTGTCATAACAAGATTATTATATCATCATTTGAGACGCAAATATCAGTACTTGCGAAAAATAAAAGTGCTGTTAAGTCGCCGCCGAAATAGAGATACTCAAACAACCTTATGACAATTTATGGATGCAAGCATCCTAATAGTGTCACTAGTTGTCTCATAACTTCTAATAGGCTATAATGATTAGATGTCATATGATAACTGGACACATACCCTTAAAACTGTTTTAGCAAATGCTCTAACAAATAAATTACAAATACATCATAGTGTCTATCGTCTACCGTGTACGAGTGAATTTTTAGAAGAGTTAATCGCCGATGCCTTAAAAGAAAACGGTATGGATAATGATTGGAAACCAAACAGATCACACTCAGTATCGGTAGATATGACTATAGATGAAGGTCCAAGCATAAGTGTCAAATCAGGCGTATATGACATTAAGAAAAACATACTCAAGTTCTCTGGCTCTAGGCTAGGTAAACATAAAACCATAGAAGATATGGTCGGACACGTTGTAGATACTAGTGCAGATTTATATGTATGTTTAGCCAAAGCAGACCAAGATTGGTCTTCTATCCCCGAAAAATTTGAAAACAAGATATATTATTTATTTGTCTTTGACAAACAATCTATTGACTATAACTCTGCTATGTGGTATCAAAAAGGAGATATATGGTGTTTGGATGCTATAGGCTTATCTGCTTATATATCTCCTAGTATGTCATATCAGTTATGGACCAAAGTAAATGAGTCTTTGATTGGATCCCCCGAAAAACTTGATATACTTTAATAATGAGCGATGATGTCAAACCTTGGGATTTACTTAATCCAAGAGAGCCAAGAAGTGAAGAACAGTTAAAAGCAGATCGCCTTGCGATATGTGAGACTTGTGAACATTTTAGACAAACAACTAGAACTTGTAGATTATGTGGATGTTTTATGGAGTTAAAGACTACTCTGGCAAGAGCCAAATGCCCTGCTGACAAATGGTGATTTATTGTTCAAAATCAATTTCATCCAAAGCAAATTCTTCTTGTATTGGATGATCTTTTGATGATTGACATGTACAACCATTACAGCATGTTTCTGAAAATATTTTTACAGCAAGGTTTTCACTTTCTGTCATAATCATCCTCAAATCTAATAATATCATCTTCCCCAAAATATGTACCTGTCTGTACTTCTACAAACTCTACTGGTTGATGTAATGCTTCTATGCGATGTTTAGTGCATTGTGGAATATCAATTGAATCGCCTGGATATAAAATATATTTTTCATCTTCAATTGTTACCAATGCAGTTCCAGATACTATGAACCAATGCTCTGCTCTATACATATGAGATTGATATGATAAACGACTTTCTGGATTTACCGACAAAAATTTTGTCTGACAGTTATTGTCTGTATGTAGGATCTTGTAGTATCCCCAAGGTCTGATTTCCATGTATTTAGTATACCGTGGATTTTCTGAATATTTTTTTATTTTCAAGAAAATCTGAATTTTTTGTATTTGTGTATGATACATAAAAATAAAAAATAAATACAAAAAAAATAGTGAGCACACAATAGCACTCACTACTTGATCTGTTATATATATCCTATGCGTTAGTATCTATTTCCATAACATTGGCAGCGAATTTAATTTTTTTACCTAATTCGCTATCGTTTAATGATGCGACTAGGACATCTATAGACTTGATGTCACTAGCGATATTGTTAATGCTTAGTAGGCGTGAGCCTTGCCATAGTGAGTATTTGATTTTCATATTTAGTTACTTACCTTTCTTAGTGAGGCATGACGCTTAACAATTAGCGTAGCCTTTTCTACTCCATACTTGTTTAGTAGGATTTGGCACTCTCTTAGTGAGAGCGTACCCTTTGGGTAAGGGTTATTCTTAGATAGTATGCTAGAGCCATACTCTGCTACTAAGTCTTTAGTTATAGTGTTCATATTGTGAACCTTTCGTTAATTCGTTAGCCTTGTGCTAACTATTTCCTTGACCTAATTTATTTGCCCTATTGCTAGGGGCTCACTTAGGATTTCTTATTTAATTGTTATAGTAGAATACTACCATAGAAATGTCAAAAAGTCAAGCCTTGCTACGGCGTGTCTTGTGTGATTTAGGTTACTTATTTGCTACGCTCATGCGAACATCTGTTCGCCTTATTTGGTAGGCTCATTAACCTTATCTATCTCTATTTATTTGTATAGGAGTATCCTATCACACTACCCCCCAAAAGTCAAGTCTAAACACGGCGTGTCGCATGTGATATAGCCCACATTTTCTCGGGCCAAAAAGTTATCCACATGATACACATCACACTACGAATTTACGCTCAAGTTATCCACATGACGTACATCACAATCCCAAATGTCCGTTTTGTCCTAGTTACTGTCCAGTAAATGTCAGTGGTACCTGTTATACTTCTAGTATAAAGAAAGTCAGAAAAGGTTTCTGAACTAGAAAGGAATTCAAATGAATTCAACAATTATCCAAGTGTGTAAATCACACGTCCCTAATAAGTCTGCTATCTCAGACTTTAACGATACACAATTCACGTTTTGTGAAATGTGTGAAAATAACATTGAGCGTTGGTATAACGATACTGACCCTGAGCGTCTACCTATGTGGACACGTTGGGCGGTGTCTAAGTAATGACTATGTTAACTCTTACGCCTATTGGCTCAAATAGTTTCTATCTAACTAACAATGAACGCTTCATCTGTTGCGGTGAATTACAGTATCGCTACTTTTGCGATAATCACTTTGAAAAACAAGGTTGCCAATTCTGCGACTTTAACCCATACCAAGATTGTGAGTGTGATGAATAATGAATACTAATAAACAAGATTCTTTGCTAAAAGAAATAAAAGAATTAGCAGATAAAAAATATGGTAATCAGTTATCATACGTTGGACTTTGGGGTAGTGCTTCTGCGCTTCTCACTGTTAAACAATTAGAAATTATCAAATCAGTAATGGAGAAATAAAAATGGAAAACTTAATTCTAAATTTATTTGCCACACCTTATCATGTGTTAGCATTTATTCTTGTTGCTGCCGTTTTTATTTCTGTTTTAATAAATAAAAATAAATAAAAACTAAGATCGTAGAAATAAACTCTGCGATTTTTCTCGGCGCAGACGGCGTGTCGCTTTACGTACGATGTGGTTAAGATCACAGAAAGTTTGTGGGCTAAATCACATCGCTGAGCGTCTCATTATTTGGATTTACTGGCTAGTAAGTTGTAAATCTCTCCTAAATCTGTTAAACTTACATAGTAAGAAAATAAAGAAAGGAAGTGGCTAATAATGGCTAACTTATACAAAATAGAAGACTTGCTAATTGGTAAAGTCTATCGCTCAAAAACTTTAACAGGAGAGATTGTATCTGCTGAAAAAGATAATCGTGCCGTATGGTATGGAGATAATACAGAAAGTTATTTGGTTGAGGTTAATTCTATCTACCGCAACAAATGGCGAACTGTTGCCGTAAAGGTAGGTGAATAACTAATGGGATACATTGAGATTTTTCGCCTAGATGAAAAAGGTGCTGGTTGGGTTGACCTATCAGAAGCCACACCTGATGAACTCTTAACCTTAGAGTTAGGGTTATTCCAAGAGGGGGCTTTGTGAGGTAACTCACATCGCCACACCCCCTAGAAATACAAAAAATGTCAGTAGCCTATGGTAGGCTAGGATTATAAACAAAACGAAAGGAAGTCAAAATGACTTATACTATGAAACTAGAAACCTTTAGCGGTGAGGTTAAAAACATCGCTCTCCCTAGTAAGGGAGCAGTTGCTCAATTCATCTCCACATACCCTGAGAAATTGCCTGTTGGTATTTCTGTAAAGGTTGCTTGCGACTCTTTAGGTATTAGCGGAACACTACGCGGAAAGGCATTGGTGAAGTAATGATAAACTCAGTAATGACTGTTCCTTGTAATGACTGTTTTGGTCAAGGCTACATCTTTTTTGGTAATGACCAAGACTACCATGTTGAACCTTGTGCTTGTGTAGAGGAGAATAACTAATGATAACACTAAACCACACTGTAAACCTTGTCACTGAAATTGACGAATTCAAAATGCCTGCTAACTTGCTAAATATTTTTCTTAGTTTATCTGAGGAACAAATGGAGCAAATGCTTCGTGGGGCTTTTCTTTCTGCTCTTGAAGAAGAAGGCTTTTTAAATAAACTTAACGAAAATAATCAATGGGCTGTTTTGAAAGTTGGCAAAAACTAATGATGACTCGCAAAGACTATGTTGAAACCGCAAAAATTTTAAATCAATTTGTAGATGGAATTGACTCACATGTTTTTCAAGATTTAGTTTTTGAATTTAGTGAATGGTTTAGTTCAGACAATCCAAGGTTTGATGAAAATAAATTTTGGGACGCTTGTACTAAAACAGATTAATTAAAATAAATTCCTGAGCAAGAATATAAACTGCTCAAATTTTTCCCGAGATCTCGGCGTGTCGTCCACAAGTTATCCACAGTTAAGATGTGATTAAAAACACACCCAGAATACCCCTGAAATGGTGTTTGTAACTTGAAAGTGTCAGTCTAATCTGATAGGCTTAGATTATTCTAAGAAAGGAAAACTTATGTGTAATATCTGTTACGCTACAAAAAATAATATAAACACGATAGACGCTAGTGTTGAAACTATGTGCGATAAGCACTATACTGATTGGTGCGCTGAAAAGGCTCTTGGAGAGGATTGGTATTACTAATGGGAAAATTCAAAGATTCTATTCTTGGTATTTTAACCTGCCACTACTGCTATGGTAATGGTTGGCAATTTGCAGGAAATGATGTAGACTATGATTTATGGGCGTGTGAGTGTAATACTTACAATATCCCTGCTGATGAAATACAAGAATATCACCACTTATTCAAAACTAAGGAGAACGCATAATGGAATATAACTACGCTATAACAGTTGCCTATGATGGCAACGCACCTCATTGGACAGGTCGCTACTCAGATGCATTAACGGCAGTTAATGAATTTAATACTCATATAGATTGGGGATTTGCTGATGAATATGCTACAGTTAATCTATCTGAACCTAGTGGCAAAATGCACACTAAGGTATTCTACCGCCAAGGACGAAAGGTCGTAACAAAATAATGGGAGCAGTAACAGCACTAGGTATCCAAGATTCAGTTTTGGATTTAGAAACACAATTACTTTATCACTTAAAGGGTAATCACTATCCACCAATACCAGCAGAAATGGTCAAGCCTTGCATTGAGGCTATTGACGCTTTCTATGATGAGGACTATAACCGCATGATTGAAATGCCTATGGTTGGTGACTTTCAGATTCTTTATAAAGGAATGACTCACGCACCTGCTAGTGCTATTGTTGACCAACACCACTTAGACTTTTGGTTGCCCCATGTTTGGGATTGCGATTGCAGCGATTGCATTGTATCCATGAATGAGGATGAAGGCTTTGAGTTAGGATTGGGATTAGAATGAGCAAAACACTCCAAGAGTTATTAGATGAAGCAACACCTGCTTTGGAAACCGTCCTATGGCAGATACTAGATGAAATTGAAAATCAATAAAAGGATGTTACAATGAAACTTATGGAATTGCTAAATGCAGGCAAATTTAAAGTTTCAGAATTAATGGAGGACGATCTCATTGCAATTGATGGTGAGGTCGTTACCATTGTTTCTATTGAACAAGATGGCACAGGCGATAACTATTTTATAAAACACGTTAATGATTTTGGTGAACAAGACATTGCAGAATTAAATTTTGAAGATTCTGTTGATCTGTTTGTCTTTGCTGAATAAAAATCTCGGGACGTTATCCACAGGCTTATCCACAGACTTTACGTAGTTTGACATTTTTCTCCTGAACTGCTAAGATTATTACATGAGACAAAAAAAGACCCCTGAATCTTTACGTATCCTTATGGAATTACGTAGATCTAATGCTGCCTCTGCAATACCCAATAAAAAGAAATATGACAGAAAGAAATGTCAGTCCCTAATGTTACAATTGAAGAAAGAAAGAGAGTAGCCACCATGACAAAACTACTAAGAAGCAAAGATAGAAAAGTAACTAATGCCGTATCCCCTAATGGTAAGACTGCAACAATTGCTAATACTTTTGGACTTCCCGCAGGAAAAGCATTCTCATGCCCTGGAGCCACATCCGTATGCGAAAGTGTATGCTATGCAGGAAAGTTAGAAAAACTATTCAAGGGTGTTAAAGTAAACCTAATGCACAATTGGGAATTACTAAAGGACGCTAATCAAGATACCATGGAAGCATTGCTATCAGAAATGATAAATGACTTTAGAAAAGATTGCGAAAAGAAAAATGCACAATTACTATTCCGTATCCACTGGGACGGAGACTTCTTTAGCGATAACTATGCTAACGCATGGAAGACAGTAATCACTAATAATACAGACATTCAATTCTGGGTATACACAAGAGTTAAGTCTGCCGCACTAATACTAAAAGACATTGCTAATTTAAGTCTTTATTTTTCTGCAGATAGTGAGAATGTTAAGACTGCCGTAGATCTAAAAATCAACAGTGGCGTTCGCATGGCATACCTTGCTAAGTCATTCTCAATTGGACAGGCAGACATAAAAGAAATGATTGGTAAGCCTAGCGCAAAGTGTCCTGAGAATAATAAGCAGATACCTCTCATCTCAACTAAGGGCTCCGCTTGCGTTTCTTGCCAATTGTGTGTATACTCAAAGAGCGACATAATTTTCTCATCAAGCAAGAAATGAGGATAAATGCTATCTCTAACTATACTAGCACTACTAATAGCCATGCTCCTATTCATGGGGTCTGGACATGAGTGACATAAATCACACCCCCTGAGCGTCTCAAATAGTGAGAAATCTAGGGATAAATGTTGTAAATGTCAGTAGGAAATGTTACACTTAATACATAAGGGAAAGTCCCTGAATAACAGAAAGAAGGAAATCATGTCAGTCGCAACAGCAACTTACAAAGTAGGAGATACCTACACATCACAAAAGTCAAAGGTAACAGGAACAATTCAGGAAATTACGCCACAGGCAAATGGAAATGTTCGCGTTAAGTTAGATGTTAATGGCACAACCCGTTACACAACTTGGACACCTAAGTCCTAATTAAATAACGAAACAGGGGCAGTTTAGGAGAGTATCTAGCCCAATGTCGTAAGTAAGAACTCTCCCCCCTTATGGGGAAAATGTCAGACCCACCCCCTATACTATAAATAACCCATCAAAGAAAAGGAAAACAAACAAATGGCAAGAGGAAAAGCAATCTCAGTAAAGATACCTACTGAGCGAGTAATCAAGGCACTAGAACAAACACTAAACAAACTAGAACTTGACTGGACTTCACAAGAAGCAAACGAAGCAAAGTATGAGAAGGCTATGGAAGCATGGCGTAAAGAACTTGTTAAGTTTGCCGTAGATAGAATTGCTAAGGCAGAAAACCTACGCACTAACTATCGCTCATGGAACAAGACACTCAATGTTGATTTTGATTTAACAGTTAAAGAAGGTGAGTTCCCTGCTGAACCTGAGCGTGGATACACTTCTTTACATCAACACACATACAACGAGCAGAAAGAGGAAATCTCTAATGCTATCCGTATTCTCAAAATGACGGACGAGGAAGTAGTTAATACTTCTACCTACAACGCAGTAGCCCGTTATCTATAAACAACTAAATACTGACCTGAGTAAGTCATGCTAAACTGCTCACCAAACCACCATCAAAGAAAAGGAAAACAAAATGACTCTACAAGGATACACATACCAATTAGGTGATTTATTCACAACATCAACTGCTGGCGTAACTGGACGAATTAACTCATTCGCTCCAATTAACAATACAGTAACTCGTGTTGGCTTAACACTAGCGAATGGCTCAAAGCGTTTCGCAATGGTAAAGACAACTAAATAAATAAAATTCGCCAGGCTGATTAGGGCGATTATAGAAATACTATAGAGCAATCCTGAGCAAGATTTAAAAAGGCTCATTTTGGGGTCCGAGAAAATGTGACCAAGATCACCCATTACGGGTTAAGATGCTTTAAGATTAAGTTGCATTTGTCAGTGCCCCATGCTAGACTTATATTAATAACAACTAACAGGAAGAGGCCCCCATGGACCAAGTACATACAACAATATCAGATATGCCAATTGATAATCATTACATGACTAGAGAATTCTTAGAGAAGTCTCTTGTTGAAAACCTAGCACGTATCAAGCAATTAGAAGAGCACTCTGCACGTGTATCACAACGTGATATGCATAATGCTGCAGAGATTGGTAACATCCGTATTGCAATGCAAGAATGGACGCTTGATGAACTAGAGAATGGCCAAATAACAGAATCACAAGCAGAAGAAATTGCTAATCTTTGTGGTTTTGATTTAACAAAAGAATTTGAGGTTGAAGTTTCTGTAACTTACTCAATGACTGTTAATGCACGTAATGAAGAAGACGCAAATGATATAGTTAATAATGTTGACTTTGATACTATTGACTATGATTCAGATTCTATTTCATATGTGTCATGTTCAATTGACAGAATAGATATTTAGTAGGGGGCTACTAAAAGGGACCTGAGCAGTGTCCATGTAAACGGCTCACTTTTTTATTTTAAAAATCTCGGGCCCACGTGATCAACATCACATTAAGAGCCCTTTAAAAAATGTCCGAAATGTCCTATGTTTAACTATACTGATTTGCATTTGTCAGCCCATACTGTTATACTTAAAATAACAACAACAGAAAAGGAAATAACTCATGGCACATGACCTAGAAACTCAAAACGGCGTTGCATCTTTTGCATCATTCCGTGAACCCGCATGGCATGGATTGGGTACTGTTTTCACAGAAGAAAAATCAACATCAGAAATGCTCGCAGCAGCAAATCTAAATGGTTGGAATGTTCGTCTTGAAGACATGCCTATCCCATCACACTTAACAAGCGACAAGGAATACCAATACGTTGTTCGCACAAATCCTACAACAAATACACAAACAGATGTTTTGGGTGTTGTTGGTGAGCGTTACCATGTTTTACAGAATGAAGATTTATTCTCATTTGGTGATAACATACTAGATGGTGGTGGACGTTGGGAAACCGCTGGCTCAATCAAGGGTGGTCGCGTTGTATTTGGTGCATTAGCACTAGAGCGTGAAACTGTACTAGACCCAAATGGTGTAGCAGATAAGGTTAAAACTTATCTTCTCATTAACACATCACACGATGGCTCAATCGCAATTCAAGCAAGCATCACACCTGTTCGTGTTGTGTGCGCTAATACTCTTAACCTTGCGTTAAATCGTACTAAGAAAAAAGATGGCGTCAAGCAATCTTTCAAGATTCGTCACACACAAACTGCCAATGGTAAAGTGCAAATTGCACGTGAAACTCTTGGCATGGCTAATAAGTACATGGACGAATTTGATATCATGGCTAAGGCAATGATTGAAAAGACTGTTGATGCTAAAATGTTTAACGACATTATTCTTGCAGCATACCCAAAGCCTGATGCAGATGCAAAAGGCTCATTCAAGAAATGGGAAAACAAGGTAGATGTTATTAACGACATTTACACTGGTGAATTCAATGGCATGATTGCTGGTAATGCGTGGGGTGCTTTCAATGCACTAACTGAGCGCCTTGACTGGTATCGTTCTGCTCGCGGTGGTTCTAACGAATCTATCCTTGCAAGTGCTAGTGGATTTGACCCTGCTATTAACGCAGAAAAGAATCGTCTGCTAAAAGTTGTACAAAATGTTATGCAACTAGCATAGCAATAAATCCTGAGCATGATTTAAAACTGCTCTCCAATTGGAGTGTTAGCATAGTTGGTTAATGCGCTACCCTGTCACGGTAGAGATCACGGGTTCAAGTCCCGTACACTTCGCAAAAATTTCTCGGGTTTGACATTTCTCGGTTTTTGTGATTAAGATCACATTAGATTTTTCCCCAAACCTTATTACGTAGATTGACTTTTTTTTGCTGAACTGCTAAAATTAATCTATGACCACTACTTACAAACCTTATACAATAGACGAACTAGTTACAACTATCTACGAAGATAACCTTAACCATTTTGAGTTTATGGAAAATATGAATTGTGGAGAGTGTGACTGTAACCTACACATCACTCTTAATACTATTATGGAATATTGGGGAGAATAATGCTTGACGACATCATTAACTATCTTGTTGAATGTCAAATAGACATAGGCGAAGCAATTAATGAATATCCTATGGATGAAAATCCTTTGCACCTTGAAGGACAACTTTTTGCGGTAGATGAAATATTAGATTACGTAAGGGAGTTAAGAGATGCAGAACTGGGCTAAGTATACATTTGTCTGTGATCCATTTGAATGTGATTCTCTTCTTGAATTTACCGCCAGGGATGGGTATGGTTTTCCTAATGGTATAGTTAGCATGACCTGCCCTTGTGGTAGAGAAATGCAATATGTCAGTGTGGAAGATATTGAAAGCAGGTTCTATGAGCCTGTGATTAAGGTCACACCCCCAAAAGTTGTCAAAATCAACACCAACCCTTATAATTAATATATGGACCTAGACACATTTAGAGAATATATCAGACTACACGCCATATCCCTTGAACAGGATTTGGAAAACGAGGACGGTGCTGATAGCATTGTTCCTTACCTAGAAGGAGCCATTCATGTATCCAAACACTACTTGGAGGTATTAAATGACTAATATGACCCTTGACCCATATCTAATGAAACAAGTAGAAATGGGTATGGACGGAGCAGACATTCTTCATGGTCATCTAAAGACTATGATGTATGAGGCTGAACAGATTCTTGACCGTTGTATTGAGGTAGAGGAAGAATCAGGTGAGGCTATGGATTCTATGGCACGTACAGAGGCTACAGGATACCTTGACGCACTATCTGAGTTGTATGCCCTAACCTATGCTATCGCATTTGCCAAGGAAGATATCAAAAACCGTAAAGAGGTATTTGGTGAATAACTTTATTGAATTAGACTATGATGTATGGGTTGAGACTTACAAGCCTATTCCTAATAATATAGATACAAATGCTTCCTTTGATGGTCTTATGTTTGAGACATATGGCGATGAGGTAGAGTTTGTAAAGAAGGCTGACCCTGCTCATATCTGGACATATGGAGATGGAGACGACGGCGGTTCCTATATCTGGAATGGCTGGCATATTGTTAATAGGATTGGTTATTTCATTACTGAGGTACCCTGCCCACCTGACACTGATATCCAAATCAGAGTTAGCCATAACTGGTTCTATTGTGAGAATTGTCAGGCAGAGTTTGAGGACCCTGATAATATTATTAGAGATGCCTTTGATGAGCAGGATTTGGAAAAATGTCCTGAGTGTGCTACTATTGAAGAAATGACCCTAGTAGGATTGGATAAGTAATGTCAGATGTAATGTTTGAGGGCGATGATGTATTCTTTGTTGGTAACTGCGGTGCGTGTGGTTATCAGGTAGTTGGAGAATACCCTGAAGTATGCGAAGGTTGCGGTATAGATGTCGCACCAATGGAGGAGGAATAATGGGAGCACGGATTAACTTTGTATTTAAAGACTCTATGGACGGACCTAGTGTAGTACTATATAGTCACTGGGGCCAAGATTCATGGGAAACAGATATTGCAGGTGCCCTGCAGCATGCCAAGCCACGTTGGGGTGATTCTTCATATGGAGCACGTATGATGATTAGTTACCTTATACAGCATAGCATTTTGGATGAGACAGGCTTTGGCCTATATGCAATTAATGGTGATAACTATGACCTAGGTGAGCAGACGGTAGTTATTGATTTTATTAATAAAACAGTAACTGACTCTGTACCTGTCAAATGGGACGCATTCATTAATGCATACAGCGCAGCGCTAGTTTAAATTTACAATGAGCAGCATGGATCTTAGGGTCAAGGCCATGCACTGGGTGGGAGCAAGACTGTGGTGGGTTTGCTCCCCCCAATCCTTTTTGGTACAATGGAAATGAGGGGGGACTATGAGAAGAGTACAGACAAGCGTATCTACATCAGAGGAACGAACGGCTAAGAAAATAACACAAGCAATACAAGACTTAACGTTAGACCTAGAACGAGTTGGATACTACATTGCTACTGCTATGCCATATTTACATTTTCGTAGATTTATAGAAGTAGCAGAGTCAGCGTCCCACGAAATGAATATTAAAGCAGACATTGAATACGCAAGAAAGGTTCATAATGGATTTCAAAACTAAATGTCAAATCTTAAATCAGGTTTGGATAGATTACAGGTTTGAGGAAGATTTTAAAGATTTTGTAGACTACAATGATTTGGGTCTGCCGCTGGCTTCTTTAATCTATGAGGAGATTGTTGCCGCCACACCAAGAGCAGAGGTCTATGTTGATGAAACTTATATCTTATTGCTACATGCACTGGGCATTGAGGAAAAGGACTATGATTCATTAGAGGCTATGTTTTTTGAAGCGGGTAAAACAGAGTAGGGTGCCCGAGAAAACCTTCCTATAGATCATTACGATCAAACAATTTTATCTCCCAGACATTAAGAACAAACTTTTCAAAATCCTGGAACTATTTTTCAAACCTTCCTATCACAAAAACCTTTCTTTGTCAAACCTTTCTATAGGTGTATAATATATATATGACTCCAAGAAGATATTTTTCAAACATTCTAAATGAAAAACGATATGAGTCTCGTCATATAGAACACTATCCAGATGTAAGGTTTGAAGATGCTATCTATAGAGGTATTACGATCCTTCTTTATATCCCCCGCTTTTTTGCCAGGGGGATTACGAGGGCGTTCAAAAAATCGCGGGACTTATAAAATACTACCAAATCCCCCTAGTATAACCATATCAAACCACATAAATTATCAAACAATTTTTTCCTGGTTTTTTAAATCTTTTTAAATAAATATCAAACAATTATATTATTTTATTGGCAAATTTGTCCAAATATTGTCATTTTATTTGTGTCAAATATAGTTGACAAATAGGTGGTTTGATAGTATAATCCATAGCCTGATATGGGGGATATGGGGATAGAAAGGTTTGAAAGGTTTGGAGATAGGTGGTTTGAAAAAAGCCCATTACGATCCGCCATCTATAAATACGCACTATACTCCACTATCCTCCACTTCACTCCACTTCTAGGTCAAGTAATAAAAATATCAGTAAGATTTAATTGTGGATAAACCTGTGGATAACTTACATTTTTAAGGGTATAAACTTGTGGATAACTCTCAAATATGCTATGATATATAGATGATTACGATACTAGCAATAGCCATCACATGGTACCTAACCAAGGTATACTACACAAAAAGATTTACTATATCAAACAACACAAACTCAAGCATGGTTCAAGTCAGATGCTCTAAGTGTTCTCAAACCATAGTAACTCATATTGACAATCTTAGATCTCCATTCTACTGTATGGCATGTAACTAATGGGCATATTAGACAACCTAGAGGCATATCTTGATCTTGAAGATAAGTGCCATTACTGTAAAGAAAAGGCTAAATACACTGCTGTATCAAATGAGCCATATCAAATTATAGGTGTTTGCCAATGTCATTTTGTTAACGATATTTCTTAATCAAAAACGGTACTGTTTGTCCTATCTGGCATATCTGGCTATATGGCCTATGTCCT